GTTCCAATTGAGAATGAGTCTCAACTAGACGGCGTCCCGTCATAATCGGCACAGCCCCTACAGCCCCACCCACACATCCCCCAACCCGCACAGCCCCTACAGTCCATGTGACCGACCCCCGCAGAATCCTCGCAGGTCCTACAATCGGAACCCGCCGCTGGGGGGCAACACCCCGTTAGGGGGAGGCGCTCGCAGCGAATTTTCCACCCACAACAGCCCCATCAGGCGGTATCCGATTATCCAGCCCAACCCCCTACCCTGCCACAGAGGGGTGCCTAGCCTGCATAATCGGTGTCATAACCGGTGCGACCGGAACCTCACCCCCCAGTCGGGTCGGAATAACCCCACACTCTTCTGGGGGGTTGGGGATGTGAGGCCTCATAATCGGTACGACCGACACCCCTTCTGAGGGTAGAAATATAGTCTCCAGGGGGGTTGGGTTGTGCCGGTTGTAGTGTTCGGGTCGTGCCGGTTGTAACGGTTATTCATAGTCAATGTGGGTGGTAGGTGGTGGGGTTGTAACGATTGGGTGGGTGGGTCTAATTGTAGGAATGTTGGTTGTGAGTCCGATTATGAGGCCCTACGGCCCTATTGACTAGGTTTTCTGTGGGATTCCAGCCGTTGACGCGTCCAACTGAATCCGGGCCACTGCGTTGTGGGTCACGAACGGCGATCCATGACACACAACCTGCCCAGCCGCTCACCTGCGAGCCACAACGCGATAGCCTACGATCTGCGCGATAGCCTACGATCTGCGCGATAGCCTACGATCTGCGCGAATCCGAGGGCACCGGGCAGGTCCCCGCCGTGAATCGGGGCCACCGGGCAGGTGAGAATAGTGTGGGGAATCTCCCCACTAATCCGACGCCATTTCCAGTCACATAAGCCGCCCCGAATCGTCCCGAACGGGATCATATGACTGGGAAGTCCATATTCCCGGATTGCGCATAACCCCTTTTCAGGCATGTCCATTTACAAATCGTCCCCTGAATTTGTAAAACTCTGCGGAAAATTATAATTTTGCCAATTTTCCTGTCACTTGGACGCGTCAAACACCGTCGCCGGAGGGGACACATCCGTTATTATCGGAATAATCCCTACAATCGTCATAATCTGCGGACTATATTCCGCAAATGATACACAATAATGATAGGAGAAACAACCAATGCAATGTGAATACCAAGTGGCCAGTGGCCAGTGCTCGCAGACGGCCCTCGACGGGTCTCGCTTCTGCGTGACCCACACGCCCAACGGTCAAGCCAAGCTGATTGATCAATACCTGATTTCTCAGAAGGTGCTCGGCGACGCACCCTCGCGACACGCCGGGGCCGACGAGATCAAATCCCTGCGGATCGAGATCGCCCTCCTGCGGGCCCTGATCGAGAAGCGAATCAACATCTGTGACTCGGACGCCGAGATGGTTGCCGCGATGCCTCTGATCAAAGAGACCATCGTCGCAGTCGAGAAGCTCGTGTCCTCTTGCCACGCGATGGAAACCAAGCTCGGGCAGCTGCTCAACAAGTCAGCCCTGATGTCCCTGGCCCAGAAGATGGTCCACACCATCGACGACAACCTGCAAGGCATCGAGAACCGAGAACTGATAGTCGAGAAGATCGGCAACGAGATCGTGCGAGTAATCGCGGAACAACAGAACGAGTAACGCCGCCCGGCTGATGGAAAACGCAGCACGCGGATATTTTTCACACAAGCACAGGAGAAACAACTGATGGAAAGCAAGTCAATTTGGAAATCGCGCACGTTCTGGTTGAATGCCATCGTCCTGGCCACCGGTATCGCAGGATACGTCGGCGGGCACGAAGTCGTGGCCGAGTACCCACAGGTCGTCGCCGGTTTCGGAGCCATCACGGGCCTCCTGAACATCGTCCTTCGCCTTGTGACGTCCGTACCCGTCAAGTGACCCAGCAGCCAACCGCTGGGCCGAAACGCATCTAGGCGTAGCTCAGCTAGGTAGAGCACGTGGTTTGGGACCACGGGGTCATCCGTTCGATTCGGATCGTCTAGACTTTCGGAGAATCACATGGACGCTGACGTATGGGAACTGGCCTTACGGACCATACTGTTTGGCCTCATCGCCGTCGGAATCGGCGTATTAGTAATCGGCGTGGCCATCGGCCTCGCTCTATGAAATAGACGTAATGCGGTGAAAGCCGCAGCGTGGAGAGCTGCCCCGAAGCACCCTATTATCCCACGGGTATCCCCAGCAGCGGGGAGGGCAGACGTAGACAAATGGATGAAGGTGTGTATGGATACACACACCACACACGGCTCGTCGTGAGCCGTATTTTGTGGTTTTTTCGGAGGTGTTTGCTTAATGGCAACAAAGACAGCTTTTTGTAAGTTCAGAGCCCCAAAGTACGAGGCCTATTTCCAGCCCAACGCGGCTATAGGGCCCTCGGGACAACAAGGGGTTTACAACGTGACTTTTGAGGAAGAGTTAACAGGCGGCTGCGTCGCCGACATTCAGTTCGACGGAGACTTTGACTCCGACGACGACAGCAACGGCCACGGCTACACTGCTGTATGTCAGATGCAGGACCTGAACGGTAACGTTTTCAATCATGACAGCCAGGAAGGCGACACCACTCAATGGGGTGGTCAGATCAAATGGAAGGGAAGACGACACTGTTACATCTGGATGCCAACCAAGGCAGAATGCCTAGCTGGCGACTACCTCTTCACTTTCTACGCGTTTGGACAGGAAGAGCCTGAATAACCACTTGCGGAGTGCTTCACGCGCTCCGCATCTTACACGGCTCGTCGTGAGCCGTATTTTGTGGTTCTTTTGGAGGATATTGCTTAATGGCAATGCAGACAGTTTTTTGTACTTTTGAGACCCCTAGCAGTTACACCGCTAACGAGTCGTTGACGCCCCTTTACAGTGCAGGCATCGACAGCGTCGAAGTGACGGCCAACTTGACCGACGGTCTTGTTGCAACCGTTACCTTCAACTCGGACTTTGATAGCACCAACAATGGCGACGGCTACTTTGCCAGCGGTCAAATGCAAGGTGAGCCCGGTGGTGTGTGGAATCATAAAGCTTATGAGACCTACTACACGAACATCGGCGGTCAGATGAAGAAGAAACTGGCAGGATCATGCGACATTTGGCTGCCCAAGTATAACGACTTGGCGACCACTCGCATCATCAGCTTGTTCGCGCACGGCGAAGAAGCCTAGGTAACCACACCACCGTGGGCGGCGACAGCCGCCGCCCACGACTTTTATATATCAGCACGTTTATGCAACGTTGACGATGATTGAATTTCAAGGGCGAACCAAGCCGCCTGAACGCCTTGGGCGAGGAGAAGCAATGCGAATTGAACTGCACACTGTAACGTTGAACATGAAGCACCGAAGCAAAGAATTCACGAAGACTTTTTTCGGAAGACCGACAATCGACGACATTGTGGAAGAGTTCAAGCCCGACTGGAGTTACGACTCGGATGTGCGGGAGTCGCTTGAAGAGTGCGGCGAATTCGAGTTTGCCACATGGAAACCATCGAAGAACCCACACAGACGGCCCAGACGGAACGACCTCCTCGTCCCCACCTGGACGTCCACGTTCATGAAGCACGGCCACTGCCTCGCCACCTTGACGATGACATTGACCGACATCCCTTGCACCAAAGAAGGCCAAGCCAAACTGCTTGTGGCCCTCGCAGAAGAAGCTGAGGAAGCATTAGCATGAAAGAAGACATCGCCGTACTTCGGGCCCTGGCTCACAAGTACATCGACGCCGAAGAGTTCTGCATCGCCACGCGACTGCTAAACCTGATCGAAGAGATCAGCTACATGGCTGACAAGGAAGAAGGAACCGACCGACCGGTCGAAGCGTACTAATGAGAATCTTCTGCGACTGTGCCCGAGACCACGTGGGGATCACTGACCATGATCCTCCGTACGTCCTCATCTGCGAGTGCGGGCGAGTCCTGGAGAAACAGACGCTCTCCGAATACAAAACAAAGCGCAACGCCCAAAGGGCGACCTTCGAGAGGCTGGCAAACCTCTTGGCACAAGACAACCACGTAATAAGGCTTTACGAATGAAACTCTTCGCCTCTATCGTCCTCACTCTCTGCATGACCATGCCCACGCTGGCCCAAGAGGCGACTGTCCCCGCTAACGACAGTTGCGCGAAGATAGTCCTTGACGCCCCATCTAAAGCAAGAGTCGGTGAGCTGGTCCGCTTAGATGTTTCCGAGTCCACCGCTGAATCCTTTCAGTGGATATTGGTCCCGGACTCTGTTGACTTCGAGGTGATTGACTCCGGGCGCAGGGCAATGTTTTCGGCGAGAGCACCAGGGCAGTACCGATTCATCGTCGGCTGTGCCTTGGACGGAACGCTGGACATCGTCACCCACGTGATACGCATCGTAGGGCCTCCCACGCAGCCTGAGACCGAGTCTCTCGCAGAGTGGATTCCGTACTGGATGGACTCAATGAAGCTCGACAGCGGCCAAGTGGAGGCCCTTGCACGCAGCTTCGAGAAGATCGCCGCCGACATGGCGAACCTCCCCGAACCAAAAGACTGGATAACCGCCACCGCCGAGGCGAACCGCGCCATCGTCGGCGACGACATGGATAATTGGAAGCCGCTCCTGGAAAAGATCGGCAAGGCTTGTGCCACTAGGCAACTGACCACCCCGGAGCAACACGCTGTGGTGTGGCTAGAAATCGCAGAGGGGCTAAGGAAAGGGTAACGACATGGACCGACGAGACGCACTGAAAGGCATGGCAGCCACCGCGAGTGGTTTGCTACTTCCCAAGGCAGCTTCGGCTGGCTTGTTCACGCCCTCCAACAGTCAGTTCGGGTGGACACCGAACGAAACGTCTCTCAAAGATTTCATACGTCGTCATAAGAACCCCTACGTCACCAACCTGAACGAATCGATCAAGGGCAGCGGCAAAGGCAAGACTGTCCTGCTCTGGAAGGCCTTGGAACGCGTGATGGGCCAGAAGCTCGTCCCGCACAACCAGAAGGCCCCTGACTGTGTCTCGCAAGGATTCGCACTCGGAGTCGACTTCGTGTCGGCCATCCAGATCGTTCTGGAGCGAAAGCCCGAGATGTGGAAGGGCAAAGCCGCCACAGAGCCCATCTACGGCGGTTCCCGCGTTGAAATCGGTGGTTACACCGGACGCGGCGGCGGAAGCACCGGTCACTGGGGTGCAGAGTGGATTTCACGCTACGGTATACTTTTGAGGCAAGAGTACCCAGGCGGGTACGACTTCACGACTTACGACGCGCAGAAATCGGTCGAGTATGGCCGAACGGGTTGCCCAGACGCTTTAGAGCCTCTGACGAAGCTTCACCCGGTTAAGAAGGTCGCCATTTGCCGATCTTACTCCGACCTCCGCGACTGCATCGCCAACGGGCACCCTGTTGTGGTTTGCTCGAACGTTGGCTTCGGAAACGGTAAAGTCTGCCGCAGAGACTCTGAGGGCTTTTTGACGCGAAAGCGGAAGCCTTGGATGCACTGCATGATGTTTGGTGGTTACGACGACAAATACCGCCGCCCAGGTGCGTTATGCATCAACTCCTGGGGTTATGGATGGATCGAAGGCCCTACGCGACTAGAACAGCCCGCTGGGTCGTTCTGGATCGATGCCAAGACCGTCGACTACATGTTGCGGCAAGGCGACTCGTTCGCGTTGTCCGCGTATGTCGGATACCCGAAATTGAACATCCCTCCGTACATCCTATTTTGAGGTCACCATGAAGAGGTTACTCAATGGCTTTGCCGCGATTTACATCTGTCTCGCGCTATTTGTCGCTCACTCAGCTCTGGTTACGACTGAAGCGTCTGCTACGCGCCACCTTGATACAGGGAGTGTCGTGGTCGAAGCTGGACCAGCTGTACGCGATCATCAACGACTGGCTGGACCTGAGCAGACGCCCCGAACCGACCGATCCTGCTACATCGTCGAAGTCTGGACCGCAAGCTGGTGCGGACCCTGTCGAAGATACAAAGCCACCGAGCTACCGGCTCTGGTGAAAGCGGGCTTCACAGTCACTGTCAAGGACTATGACACTGACAAGCCGCCCAAGGACGTGAAGAAGGTACCGACCATCCGGATCTACTACAAGGGCACTTACCTCCAACAGAAGACCTACTGGCGTGCGGAAGACATCGTCAAGTACGTTGACAACAGAATGGCACTGAAAGGCTGAACATGCACATTGAGAAAGACGTGTCCGACGTACTGGTCCACGGCACCACCAACCTAACAACCGCCAACGTCCCCGCTCAAGTGTGTGGGTCGACCGTCAAGCCGCTGAAGGGCATCCAGCTCCGAGCTGGCATCGACAACGGTGGCACTATCTACGTCGGCAACATTGGTGCTGGCAACGTGATCACAGCGGCTGGCTGCGGCTTCCCGATGGAAGCTGGCGACCAACTGTTCCTGCCCGTTGAAAACCCTTGCGCTGTTTACGCTAACAACGCAACCGCCAACGACGTCATACACTGGATCATGCTATGAGCGCGGACATTAAGAAGGTCAAGGTCTCCGACAAGCCCAACAGTAAATACTGTGCCTTGTTCAAACGGAGTGACAACACTCTGCACCTGATCCTCGACGGCGACGACGAAGATAACGCCACCGCCGATATGACGTACAACAATGACATGTACGAGCTGGTACGGTCGAAGACCTTCGAGGGGTTGTTCACCGATGGCAAGACCAAAGGCGACTCTGAGAATGTGAAGCGAGTCAAAGACATGATGCTTCCAGAGACATGGCAGCCCGAGTGGGACGACGAATGATGCGACGTGCAGACATGGTCGACAGAGGCAGACGCCTCGCACCAGCCGGTGGTAAGTTCGGCAAGTTCGCTTTATACACTTCTGGTAGCGACATAGTATCTTCAACCGTCACTGACCCGCCTGGAGCGATAACCTGGAAGTTCAGCGATGGCGATACCTATGTCGGGACAGGTATAAACCACACCTTCAGTCCTGACAATGCGCCAGACAACTATGTAAAAGTCAAGCTGGATAAGATCCTGGTTAACCTCGAAGCGTCCGGCGAGAAACTGACAAACATCGTGTGGCAAGGAAAGTATACTAACCTTGCAGACCTGCGAATATCCTCGAATGAACTCACCGAGATAGACACATTCGACACATGGGTGAACCTGGACCTGATCTGGGTGCACGTCAATTACTTGACTGATTTTGTTGGGCATAGTTCCTGGGTGAATTTACGTGAGGTGTATTTATTCAGTCAACTGGGTGGCGGTTTGCAGACGGTTACAACGCACAATACTTGGTCAAGCCTCGTCACGCTGCGTGCCAACAACAATAAGCTGATTTCGTTCGAGACTCACCCAGGATGGACAAGCCTTGAACGACTCGACCTGTATGTCAACTCAACCCTGACAGCAGTTGACACATACAACACATGGACGAACCTGAAGCGACTGTATGTCAACAGCACTGGCATAACCAGCTTGGAGACACATCCAGAGTGGACTGAGATTTATGACTTGGCTATCAACAATAACCTTGGCATGACTAGCCTTGAGACTCACGACACCTGGACGAAGTTGTACATACTCTATGTTCATGCGTGCAATCTGACTTCGTTTAACCTGCACGACACAATGGTTGCGTTGAACACTTGCTACTGCCACGATAATAACTTGGATGCAACTACGATTGACGCTTTGCTGATCGCTCTCGACGACGCCGGTAAAGCCACGGGCACCTTCTGGTATCAGGACAACCCCGGCAGCGCAGACGTGGACCGCAGTGCCGCCGCAGCAACCGCCAAGACCAATCTCGTCACTAGGGGCTGGGTCATAGTAAGCACGTAGCTTGGAGCAGGATTGGATATGAGACGAGCCGACATGATAGACCGAGGGCGACGCTTTTCCAAAGCCGGAAGTAAGCCTAACACAATCACGATTACAAACACACAGTCCAATGTGGCTATAACACTGCGGGATGATAGTAACCAACAGGCGTTGGAGTGGAAATGCACAGATGCCGCAACTGGTGTAACAGACGTCAGAACCTCGTCCACATCAGGAAGCATCACTATAACTTGGTCTTCAGCCCTAGGTGGCACGGCCACTTGTAAAGTACCGGTTGGTAACCAGACCCTTCTGTATTGTGTTTCTGACAGTGTGACGTCCGTCACCATGAAGAATTCTTCAAAGTGGTCAAACTTTGAGGATATTCGTCTGTTCAGCAACTACCCTTTTACAGAGTTTACTGGTTTGCAAGACTGGCCTAATCTGTGGCGGCTCGATGTTTCTGGTTCTGACGTGAACATACCGTCCTTTGACTGGCCGAGTATGGAATACCTATCAATCGCTGGTTCACTTTCAACAATAGCGGGTGGTTTCGTCCTCAGAGATTGGCCAAACCTAACCGATTTCATATGTTCGTACTCCAGAATGGAGCACATCACAATCCCAGCGACTTGGACGAAGTTACAGAATATAGATGTATCTTACAACAGGGAAATAAGTGGCCAAACTCTCACACTTTGTGATCTGCCTGAGTTGCTTGAACTAAAGGCTGGGTATAGCCAGTGGGAACATATAGACATTGGTTACGAATTGCCCAAGGTGGAAAATATAGACTTACAAGCTGGTGGTAACCCGACTGTACCAGAGTACGAATTAACAACAAGCCCAACGTGGGTCAATTTGAAAGCATTTTCAATTGGCGCGTATAGAATCCACACAATTCCCACGTACCCAGAGTGGGTAAGCATGGAACGGCTCACGCCTGTATCTAGTTGGTATTGCACAGATATAGTGGTACACCCAGAGTGGGTCAACTTTGATTACTTTGCTGGAAGACAGATGTCCTCACTCAAAGATGCCACTGTCATAGACCAGATATATATCAACATAGATGCGTCTGGTTCACAGAGTGGACCAACCAAAGCAATAGATTTGAGGTTGGCGGCTTATGCTGATGATGTAAACAGAAGCGCTGCCGCAATAACAGCCAAGAACAATCTGATCGCTAAGGGTTGGACATTCTTGACATGATAGACATCCTAGGCGTATACATGATGTGGGGTATGGGCGTAGCCGTCCTGTCTTGTTTGTTCAGCGAGAGTAAGCTGTTCCACCCTGTCCGAGAGTTCCTGAACTTCGACCTACTTTACTGTCCAATCTGCCTGGGCTTCTGGCTGGCCGCTCCAGTGCTGTACCACGGAATGACCGCCTACTTGGCTACAATCGCCTGCTCAAACCTGTGGATGCTCATCATCCTGAAGGTATACCGAGAACTTGACGAATCCACCGGAGAAGAAGAATGAAACGACTGCCGAGACGACTCAGAAAGCTTCAACGCCGAACGATGCGGAGGGCTCGCAAAGAGCTGGACTCTGGTAACCTGCACTACCGCGACTACGCGAAGGTGTTGGACGTTGTCGGCACCGAAGAGGGTGTTCGCCAGTTAGAGGCCAAGATCAAAGAAGCTCGTCTCAACCCGTACGAAGGCCCTGATCGGCTGATGAGTTTGGGCTTCCGAGACATCTTCGCCAACCTTTGGGATTGGTTCAAGGCCAACTGGCCAGCCATCCTTGAGTTCATCATCACAATCGCCCCGCTACTCTTACTGGAGCCCAACAAATATGAAGATTCCTAATCCATGGCCTCGCGTCACACTGCGACTCACGACCCGACCGGGCGACAACGTAGTTGTCCTCTGCACCCGTGGCGAGCTGGAAGTCGACGACGACGTCTGTGAAGCCATCATCGAGCCGATCAAAGACCGTGGCCGGGGCAACTACGAAGTGTTGTGCCAGGGCAAGATCTGGTCGAAGCAGTGGGGCCTCCTGGAAGTCGAAGACCACATGAAGAAGGTCGACCTGGAGAAGCAGGAAGCGGAGCTGAAGGAACGGCAGAAGAAGGACGCCGAGCGACGAGTGCGTGACGCTAAGGAGCGTGGAGAAGCCAAGGCGAAGGCAGACAAGGCGAAGAAGGCTAAAGCAGCGAAGCCAGCGAAGCCAGCCAAGGTGGAAGACAAGCCCGCCGATATGGGCAAGCCCGCCGACATGGGCAAGGAACTCGAACTGTAGAGGATGTTATGGGAGGTTTACTCGATGCTTTTGGTGAAGCACTCAACTCAGGACTGGTGTCTCGCACACTGACGTCTTGCAGCCGCTGGGTGGAGCACCGCAGAATCATGGGTGAACCTTTCCCCGGTCCTTACAGCTTCAAGTACCACCCTTGGTGCCGAGACATCCACGACTCGCAAGCGAGTTACAACAGCACGATGAAGGCAGCCCAGTTGGGGCTCACAGAGGTAGCAATCAACCTCGCCTTCTTCACAGTCGATGTGCTCAAGCGGGACGTACTTTACGTCCTGCCCACCGCATTGAACGCTAGTGACTTCAGCAAGTCGCGGTTCAGCACCGCACTGATGAACAGCCCTTACCTGAAGGACTTATTTACAGACACAAACACGGTCGGCCTCAAGCAAGCTGGCGGCGTGAACCTCTATATCAGAGGCTCGCGCGGCGACAGCAACCTGAAGTCGATTCCGGTATCCGTGCTGGTGCTGGACGAAGCGGACGAAATGGATCAGAGAGCCATCTGGCTCGCCCTGGAGCGGCTGTCCGGTCAGCTCCACAAGACCGTCCACTCGCTGAGCACCCCGACGATCCCGCAGTTCGGCATCCACAAGCTGTTCCTGCAAGGCACCCAAGAGCACTTCTACTTCAAGTGCCCTCGGTGTGGAAGGCGAACCGAGTTCATCTTCCCTGAGTGCTTGGAGATCTGCGGCGAGACGATCACCGACCCCGACGTGAAGCGATCCCACCTGAAGTGCAAGGAGTGCAAAGGGCGAATCGACCACGAAGAGAAGCCTGACTTCCTGAAGAAGGCCTTCTGGGAGAACACTGTACAAGTAGAAGAGGACCACCGCAGCTTCTACGTCAACCAGATGTACTCGTACACTGTGACGCCCGCCGAACTGGCACTGGCGCACTTTCGAGGCATCGGCGACGAAGCGGCCATGGTCGAGTTCTGGAACTCGAAGCTGGGGCTGCCGTACATCCCGGATGGCGGGCAGATCACCGAAGACGAGATCCAGACGGCAGTGCGCAACTATTTTAAGGCTAACCAGCGACCTCAGATCGGCACCGACAAGTGCATCGTGATGGGTGTCGACCAAGGTAAGCAGAATCACGTGGTTGTGGTCGAATACGAGCTGCACGGCTATTACGACGTCAACGCCACCGCCGAGGCCAAGATCCTGTGGGAAGGCAAGCTGCCGGGCGACGACTTCAAGCACCTCGACCCGCTGATGCGGGAGTGGCAAGTCAAGGCGTGCGTGATCGACGCGGACCCGCAGATCAACGACGCGCGGCGGTTCGCCCGACGGTTCCCAGGCTACGTCTACCTATGCCGATACCGGCGAGGTGTGACCGGCAAAGAGCTTCAGATAGCTGAAGAAGACAGCGGAGCCGCTCTCGTGACCGTGGATCGCACGAACTGGCTGGACGCCTCGATGGGGCGGTTCCACTCAGACAGAGTAACCATCCCTGCCGACACCTCGTTGGAGTTCAAGGATCATCTGAAGGCCCTCGTGCGAACGTACGAGAAGGACGAGTTAGGAAACAGCAAGGCGGTCTATTTGAACAACGGGCCCGATCACTTTGCTCATGCATTCAATTATGCGGAGATAGCCCTGCCACTGGCGGCCAATATCGTTTCTGGCGGCGACATTGACGAGAAGGTATTATAAATGGCGGCAACTAAGGCACGAAGAGAACAACTCAACAAGCTGAAGTTGCTGGAAACAGCAGGCACAAAAGTCTGCTCCGGGTGCGACGAGATAAAACCCACCACTGAGTTTCACAAAGCGAAGGACGGTCGCAAGGGGCTGTGCAGCAGATGTAAAGTTTGCAACTGTAAAAGAGCACAGGAACACAGCAGCTCACAGGCTGGAAGGAATTGCAGACTGCAAAGGGCTTACGGGATGTCCTTAGAAGACTACTCCCTTCTTCTCGCCTCTCAAGGCGGAAAGTGCAAGATATGCGGCTCGGAAAAGCCAAAAGGAAGGTGGGCTCAGTTTCACGTAGATCACTGTCATAAGGATGGACATGTGCGTGGTATTTTGTGCAACCGTTGCAACACAATGTTAGGCATGGTAGACGATGACCCTGCTGCTCTGCGAGCCGCTCTCAAATACTTAGAGGAAAACTGATGACACGCGACAGCAAATTTCTCACCTCCATCCGCCATCCCGAATACTTGGAAGACGAGCTGTACTGGTTTGATTGGCGTGACACTTACAATGGTGGCCCTCGGTTTGTTCGTAAGAACCTGAAGCAGCACGACAGCGAGTCGAAGAAGGACTTCTACAACCGTCGCGACATCACTCCTATCCCGTCGTACGCCAAAGCGGCTGTCAATGACGTCCGAAACAGTATTTTCCAGCGGCTCCGTGACGTGACCCGTCGCGGTGGCAGCGACAACTACATGCGAGCCACCGCTGGCGAGATTGGCGGCGTGGACAACAAAGGCAGCTCGATGCAGAGCTTCCTCGGCATCGACGTCTTGACCGAACTGTTGGTCATGGGTCGCTCCGGTGTCTACACTGACATGCCTCAACTGTCCGGACTCCGCACGATGGCGGACGAGGGAAACGCACGACCTTACTGCTACATGTACCGAGTGGAAGACATTCTGTCCTGGGCAGTGGCCAAACCGGAAGAGCCCGGCGATTTCACCGCCGTTCTGCTGCGAGACCGTGGCGTAGACTACAACCAAGGCTTCGCCCACGGTGCTTACCTGCCCAGCGGCGGATACACGCGGTACCGCTTCATCTGGATCGACCCTGTCGACCGACAAGTCAAGATGAAGCTGATGGACGAAGAAGACAATCTGCTCGACCTGCAAGGCAACGAAATCAAGGGCGGCGATGGCATCATCCCGCTGGAACTGACTCGTATCCCGTTCACCATGCTCAACATCAGAGGGAGCCTGCTGAAGGACGTCTACAAGCATCAATCAGCACTCTTGAACCTCGGTTCTAGCGATGTCTCCTACGCACTCAAAGCAAACTTCCCGTTCTACATCGAGCAGATCGACGCGCGGGCGGTTGGCGGTCACTTGAAGCGACACGTCAACGACGACGGGTCCACCGAAACATCCGACAACAGTGAGGCCGGTACGCAGGAACGCTCAGGCGTGACTCACGGTCGTACTTATGACTTAAAGGCAGAAGCACCCAGCTTCATTCACCCTAGTTCAGAACCGCTTTTGGCGTCCATAAAGCTTCAGGAGAAGATTGAGGACGATATTCGGAAGTTGGTAAACCTCGCTGTGCAGAACAAGATGGGCCAGCGGGCAATATCAGCAGAAGCCATGAAGCTGTCGGACCAGGGCCTAGAAGCTGGTCTTTCTTACATCGGCTTGGTCATGGAAAGTGCCGAGAGGCAGATCGCCGAGCATTGGGCAGCGTACGAGAGCAAGGACTACGACAAGCGGCAGATCGCCACCATCAAGTACCCTGACCGTTACAGCCTGAAGAACGACGAAGACCGGGTCAAGGAAGCCACAGCTCTGTCGGAACTCATGTACGCCGTTCCTGGAACGACCGTGAAGAAAGAACTGTCGAAGACCATCGTGACCGCTCTGCTGGCTGGCAGGGTGCCCACCGACACCATCGACACGATCTTCAAAGAGATCGACGAAGCGGGCTACACTACATCCGATCCAGAGACCATCATCCGGTTGGTGGAAGCTGGCCTATGCGGCGAAGAGACCGGCTCCGAGGCCACAGGCTTCGACGACGACGAATATAAGAAGGCTCGCGAGGATCACATTGATCGCGCGACCCGCATCATGGAAGCCCAGGAGAAGATCAGGGCTGACTCGGTGGACAACGCGGCTGCACGCGGACTACCCGACGTCGACCCTGATAAGACTTCTGGCAAGACCGAACGAGACGAGGCAAACGACACCACCACCGAGGCCAAGAAGACTGACAAGACTCGTGGTGATGGCAAAGACCTGAACAAAGAGGACCGATAACCGATGGCATACTACGGAACGCTAACAGGCGCGAACGAATACTTCGACAACATGCTCCACTCGGAGTCATGGGCCGACTCTAACCCAGTCGACCGCCCGAAGGCGTTGACGCAGGCCACTCAGCTAATCGACTCGCTGAACTACCGGGGAGTAAAGCACTCCGTGTGGTTGATCATGTACGACCAGACTGACCCGTTCTGCAAGCTCCTTGTCGACCCTCCAACGAGGGCGGCGAAGAACACCGCGAACGTGGCTCAGCCACTGGAATTTCCCCGAGGTGCCGACACTTCGGTGCCACAAGAAATCGAATGGGCTTGCTACGAAATCGCATTTGCCCTTATCGAAGGTTTCGACCCTGAAGACGCCATGGAGCGCCTGAACATTATCAGACAGGGTTACTCTTCCGTGCGGACTACCTACGCCGACGGAAGCCAAAGCGTAGAATACCTTGGCTATGGTATTCCTACTGCACGCGTATGGCGATGGTTGAAGCCCCGCCTCGTGGACAGCAAGCTCATCAAACTCAGTAGGGCCGACTAACGAAAGGTTAGGAATTTATGAAGACTCTTTTCAATCACGTGAACATCTTGTGTTTTGACGGCGAAGGTGACGTGACTCCAGCGGACCCAGTAACTCCCGCAGCTCCTGAAGCTCCTGTGGTGACCGGCACGAATCCCGTGACGCCCGCTGGCGACGAGAAGAAATTCTCACAGGCCGACATAAACAAGATCCTTGCGGAAGACAAGCGCAAGCATCAAGAACGTTATGTCGCTCTCGAAGGCAGCTACAAAGACCTGCTGACGAACCAGAACCTCACCAAAGACGAACGCGACAGTCTGCAACAGCGACTGGAAGACGTTCAGAAAGCCAACCGCACGAAAGACCAGCAAGCTGAGTTCGAGCGAAAGGCCGCCGAAGAGAAATACCAGAACGAGCTGAAGACCGCCACAGCGCGAGCCGACCACTGGGAAAACCTGTTTAAGAAAGAGACCGTCTCGCGATCTCTGACTGACGCAGCCTCCAGTGCCGATGCGTACAACCCGCTGCAAGTTGTGACGATCCTCCAGCCGATGACCCAGTTGAAGGACATCGACGGGACATTGACCCCGATGGTCGACTTCCAAGACATCGACGAGAAGACGGGCGAGCCTGTCATCACTCTTCGCACCCCCGCCGACGCTGTGAAGCGTATGCAGGAGCTGCCGAAGATCCATGGCAACTTGTTCCGAAGCAATGTAGTCAGTGGCGTAGGCTCAGGCCAAGCCAGTGTCAGCAATGCTGGCGAAGTCGACTTCACCAATATGAGTGCCGCCGAGTACCGAAAGAATCGCCAAGCGATCAAGGACCGAATGGCACAACAGAACTGATTAGCGTTTAGCTGTCTGGCTTGATTGTCCGCGCCTTCAAGTAGCAGACCTACCGGGAAGACCGGGTTCGCTTCACGAGTACCAGGGACGTGAGGCTTGATTTACCTGGGAGTAATTCCAACAAACTTACTCATTTTCCATAAGGGAGTTCACTAATGAACTTGTACCTCTGTTTCGCTAACGACAACGACGCCTTGATCCCCGAACTGTGGGCCCAAGAATCCCTGGCAATCCTCGAAGAGAACATGGTGATGGCCAACTTGGTCCACCGTGATTTCAGCCCGTTGGTCGCCAGCTATGGTGACGTGGTCAACACCCGTCGACCCAGCGAGTTCTCGACCAAGCGTAAGGCTCAGTCGGACAGCGTTGTCAACCAGGACGCGATCAGCACCAACGTGCAGGTCCCGCTCAACCAACACGTCTACGTGACCTTCACGATCAAGGACGAAGAGGCTTCCTTGTCCTTCAAGGAATTGATCTCTTACTACATGGAACCCGCCGCGATGCAAATGGCTCGCACGGTAGACCGCATCCTGTGTGGTCAGGTCCATCGCTTCAACGCCAACGCCACTGGCCGTCTGGATGAAATGTCCAGCTCGAACGCCAAGGATTGGATCTTGGAAACCCGTGAAGTCATGAACGTCAACAATGCGTATCCGACGGGTCGTAATTTGGTCGTGAGCCCTCAGGCTGAGACCGAAATGTTGAAGACCGAACTGTTCATCCAAGCCAACACGCGTGGCGACAATGGTACGGCTCTTGAGGAAGCACGACTCGGTCGCGTCCTCGGCTTCGACACTTACATGGACCAGAATGTCAACCATCGTCCTCTGTTGGACGGCGACACTCTGACCCTGAACCATGCTGCTGGCGCTAGCGCTGGCGACACGGGCAACAAAGCGGTCACCGCCTCCTCGGCAGTGACAGTCGGTTCGTTCGTATGGTTCACCGGCGAAGGTCAGCCTCACGAAGTGAAGGCTCTGACTGGTACCACGACTGGTATCACGCTGAACGATGCTTACAAGTATGCCGTCTCCGCGAATGCGGTTGGCTATGCTTGGGAACCCGCAGTGGTTGGCGCGACGTACGCCGCTGGCTACGACAAGGGCATTACGCTCAACACCATCGCAGCTAACAAGCTGCCGCTCGTTGGCCAGATGATGGCTTTCGGTACGACCAATGGTGGCGACCGTCACGAGTACACGATCATCGAAGTTGACGCTGTGTCGACTACGAGTGTCATCGTTTGGCTCGACAAGCCCCTCACCGCCGCCGTCACCGCTGCGGACTTGGCCTTCCCAGGCCCGAGTGGCTCGATGTGCTTCGCGTTCCACCGTGACGCTTTGGCTCTGGTTAGCCGTCCTCTGGCGTTGCCTAGCAACAGCCTGGGCGTGCAAGCTGCCGTTGGTAGCTTCAACAACCTCGCCATGCGAGTTGCGATGCAGTACGACATCTCCAGCCAGGGTACCATCGTGACCCTCGACATGCTGTGTGGCGTGGCGACGCTGGATACCAACCTCGGTTGTGTTCTGTATGCGTGAGCAACCTCTGGGATAGTATCCCAGAGCCTACGCTGAGGTGACTCGGCGTTTCTATAACACCTGGGAGGGTGTGTCTTGTAAACCGCCCTCCCAGGTTTTCTTTTCCACTCTGGAGACACTCATGGCATACGCTGACCGCTTCTTTGCCGACGGCACAATCGAGCCCGCTGGATACGTTCAGTTGACCCCGGCTACAGCCCAGGGGATCAGCATCGGCGGCGGCAGAGTTGCCGTAATCCAAGCCCTAGACCAAAACATCAGAATTCGCGACGACGGTACCGACCCAACGACGACTACCGGACGCCGAATCCACGCTGGCGAGACCATTTTCTACACAGGAAACCTCTCGTCCCTACGAATCATCGAAGAAGCCGCTTCCGCCGAAGTCAATATCCTGGTGTACAAATGAACAAGATGTCCGCACGCAACCCAGTTATGGTCCCGCTGAACGCCAGCGGTGTAGGCCTGCTGGAGAAGCGTCTGGACGCCAATTCATGGCTCGGGATCGGCGACAGCGTCGACCTTAACCGAGACTTCGGCCAGGAGGCCTCAGATTCGCTCCTCCTGGACTCTGTGGCTACACCCCACACGAATCACGCCTCAGACCCAGGGTCCGTTACAATGGCTCTGGTGGACTCTGTGGCGATCAATATGACGCGTCAAAGAGGCGTCGAAGACGTCGTCACCTTCTCAGACACAGCCCACGCCTGCTTATGCGGATACCGAGCGCCCACTGGCGTAGAGACGACCAAGGCGTCCGAGACGATCAACATCGGCCAGCCTGTCTTTCCTGACACCTCCACCACAGTGGCTCTGGCCACCGCCAACATCAACGGCGTCCCGGTATTCGGACTGCCTATTGGCCTCGCGATGACCGACGCCGACGTCAACCAGTCCATCTTAGTCGCCACCGAAGGCAGCGTCAATCAAGCCGACTGGACCTTAGTGACAGGTAACACCTTATTGACCCCTGGCGCGATTTACGTGCTCGGAGGCACCGACGGGACATTGACCACCACAGCAGTCACCACAGAAGGTCATATGGCGATCAGAGTCGGGCGAGCAATCACACAGACCAAAATGGACATCGAGATCAGTGACGGGGTTATTATCTGATGGCAACATACAAACCTCTCTGGCAGTACAGCACCCTCGTCCAGCAGTTGGACGACCCTGATGGGTTGGCCGTCGCGCACGTAGACGGTGTCGACTGGATTCAGTTCGACACAACCTTCGTCGATGGTTCGGCTGAAGGCCGCTTGCAATGGAACAGTGACGATGGCACGCTGGAAGTCGGCATGCCGGGCGGGAACGTCAACCTGCAAATCGGTCAAGAGCAACTGGTCCGCTGCCGCAACATCACTGGCAACACGATCAACAACGGCGACCCGGTAAGAATCTCTGGCGCGTCGGGCGGCAAACCGCTTATCTCGCTCGCCTCTGCCAACAGCATTGCTACAATGGCAGTCATGGGTTTCGCCACCGAGAACATCGACCACAACAGCAACGGTTACGTGAATGTTGGTGGTCTGGTGCGTGGTGTCGATCTGTCCACATACAACGACGGCGATCAGCTTTACCTTGGTGCAACCGGAGGCGTTACACGCCCCGCTCCAAGCTGGCCCAACTTCAAGGTGTATGTCGCCAAAGTCATCGACGCCAAAGTTGACGGCACGATGCTCATAGACATCACGATCAACCCGTGGCTTGCCGCCCTGTCCGACGTTGACACGACCAACGTCGTAGAAGGGTCTATCGCCACATACAACGCGACGAACAACAACTGGGTTGCGGGCGATGGCACTGATCCTGTTCCTCAATACTCCCACCTCAAGACGGGCTGGGATGAGAGCGCATGGGACAACCTCAACCTCAGTATCAACACGGCGAACTACACAGCCACACTCACCGCTTCGGCTGACACTGATTACTGGATCGAAGGTGTTAGACACACCTTCTCTGCGAACACCAGCAAGTCAGCCACGCTCAACAACACCGAGGGTCCGAAGTATCTCATACTGGACTCTTCTGACACCCTGGTGTTCAGCGACACTGCGTGGGACATTCATCCGAACTACCCCGCCACCCGCAACGAAGTCACAGTGGCGGCTGGCTACTGGAGCGTCGCGCAGGCGGACATGATTACCCGCGCGATCGAGTTCCACGGGCATCACTTCTCCCCGAAGCTGCACGAGTATCTCCACGAGAACTTCGGCACGCGATGGGCAGCAGGTCTTGGCGTCAGCACTCCTGACAACCTTGTGCTGAATGTTGCTGAAGGCGAGATCTACGACGAAGACATCGAGGTTTTGATTTACGATGGCGCGGGACCAGTGAACCCGCCGCCGCCGTGGTGGCAGCAGGAACTGACCCCACTCGACACATGGACTCTGTATCGCACCGGTTCGAGCGGAAACTGGCTGTCAACGAACACAGCCACCACTCCGACGATCATCGCCGCGAACATCCCGCAGGTCAACACCTGGAACGGGACCGATTGGAATCTGACAGATGTAGGCGTGAACAAATACTTCGCCTACTGGGTATTCGCTTCCTCTGACCGTCGTCACCCTGTCTACCTGATCCCTGGTCAGGCTGACGGTGGAACGCTTCAAGAAGCCGAAGACAACAACACTCTCGGCGACCTTGATCTTGCCAACCTGCCAACGGCAGAGCATAAGTGCATCGCCAAGGTCATTATGAAGCGAAATGCCGCTTCCCCTTACTATTCGATTGAGCAGATCGACGATTACCGCTTCGATATTGATTCAGGGTCAGGCGCTTCATCTGCGAGCGATCACGGTGCCCTGTCCGGACTGAGCGACGACGACCACACCCAATACTCGCTGGCCGATGGCACGCGAGACTTCACTGGCAACGTAACCATGCCTGGGTTGACGGTCAACACGATCAACAGCTCCACTGGGAACATCAATCTTTCGACGATGAACCTGATTGGTTATAGTTCAACTTGGTACTGCGATGTGCTGGACGCCAGCACCATCAACGCTGATTATGTCTCAGCGCTCATCACGATGCAGACCACCAACATTAACAGCTTGACGGGCACCGTCAACTTTGACGACGATCACATACTCACCACTGGCAACATCACAGGTGATGCCATACTGGCGAACGAGGGCCTGACTGGTTACGCAACCAACGATTACTCTGGCAACTTCACCTCCACCATCACCAACAACAGCCAAGGGGCCATGCTGCTCGCGAGCCAGCACTCCTCCACTGTGAACGGTGGTTACTACACTTATGGCATGTCGGTGTTCGCGTACGACACCCCGGCATCTGGCATCACCAACACCGGCACCTTAGGTGCCGCAAGGTTCTACGCCTACCTGGGCGACACCTCTACAGGCAACACGAACTACATAACGGCGTTCACAGTAGAGGCCGGAATTCCAACCGCCAACGCCGCGTCTACCATCCTCCAGGTTGAAGGGCTGAACCTGTCAGTCACGAACTTGTCGGCCAACTCCGCCATCACCTCCGGCATAGCTCTCAGGTTGCAGTCCCCGGCTGGTGCCGGGACCATAGCCAATCGCATCGGAATCTACAGTTCTGGCGAGGACAGGAACTACTTTGAGGGCAGCATCGCTCCGGGTAACTTCTCGGACTCAACACGCCCCTCCGCCGCCTCGCTTCCTGTCGGATCAATGATCTTTAACACTGACGACAACGCTCCCAACTTCGCGACAGCGGGTGGGTGGCGTGACGCCACGGGGACCTTAACATAATGTCGAATACCACGAGAGCACAGGCCGTAATTGACAACCTCGCTGGCAGGGTAATTGCGCCAGCCACTGCCTTGACCTTCATCAACGCGGTCGTCGATGAGAAGAACCTCGAACCTGACCCTGACAATCCGCAGAGCACAGAGATACGTTGCGGTTTGTTCATCCAATGGGCGGTGAGAGTGTTGAAAACGATCAAGGCGGACGCCGTGGCGAAAGCCAAATACCTGGAGGCGGAACAAGTTCGCCTCGACGCACTAATCTCGGCAGGGGCCGACTTGGAATAAGGATGTGATGATGGACACCCATGCCGTATTCGACATGTTCAAGGATTTCGGGCCGTTGATCGGCATCGTTCTCTTCTTCATCTGGCGAGACTGGAAACGCGAAGACTCACTAGTCAGCCGAGTGAAACATCTGGAAGACTTCAACACGGATGTGTTGACCGGGCTGGTGAAAGAGTCATCCTCGGTCATCGCCACCAACACTGAACAACTTCGCATCATGAACAACCTTATGATAAACTGCAAGGGCCGACAAGATGGTTAGACCAAACTACAACTTGATCACCTTCATCCGGCGAACGATTCGCCAGATGAAGAAAGAGTATGGTGGTCCAATCACCGTCTACAAGTTGGGAACGGCCTCGACGGACTACGACTCAGGGGTGAAGACTTACACTCACGAATCGACGTTCATCAACCGGGCTGTGGTCCTGCCATCGCGAGTCGCCCGCGAGATCACACAGACGATCTCCATGATCTCTTCCAATAAGAAGGTGGTCCAGGGAGGAACGTACGACACGAGCAAACGGGCGTTCATCATCGACCGGACGGACGTCCCTGCGACATTCAACTTCGATAACGACGACTGGATCGTGTACGACGGCAAGCGGTTCGACATCATCACCGTCGACGAGTTTGAATACAAAACAGGATGGATCGTAGTTGGCAAGGTCATCGAGGGGACTACCCCGAGGCAGGACCTGTACGCCAAAGGGAACGGATACTTACTTTCACTAACACAATCGGCTTCGGCCACGATTGCTTAACCGGAGGCACAGCAAATGGATGAAAACCTCGCGCGGTGGATCTTTCAATCTATTGCTTCTCACTTTGTGAGCACAGCCAATGGGATTTCATTACCGTATTTTGTCGAGGGGATTGACGAACGATCCGTCGAGGACATGCGGGCGGACCACGTCGAACTTCGAGTAACAGGCCCCACCATCAAAGAGGTGAGCAACGGATACTACAACATCGACGTTATCATAAACTTTCTCTTCACGAAGCAAATGGACATTGGCGGTGCGGACGCCTTCGACCTGATTCAGTGGAGCGGGGTGTTTGCTAACGAGATGCTGGGTCAAGTGCCCATCTATAAGAAAGGGAGCAACCCTCAAGATGACGGTAGCCTAGTTGGCTGCTTGATCATCAAGAAGGATCGAAACGAAGCGGTTCGAGTGTATCACTTCGGACAAGTCAACAAGGACATCCGAGTACGTCAGTCTGAAGTGGACGCCGTCTACGGAATGACTCTGTCAAACTAACCTCTTAGGAGATAACCAAATGGCACGTATCGAAATGCGTGACGTAACCATTTACGTCCAAGACGGTCTCGCTGGGACCGCCAATCTGTCCGCCAACTCGGCGAACGCTGCCACCACCATCAACATCGAAACCGTTGTGCTGAACACGGACACGACTAACCTCGTTCCCGTTGGCGCGCGACTGTATGTCGGTGGCGAAACCGCTAATACGGTTCATACCGTCACGGCTCGTGAGCCCGCTGCTGCTGGCCCGACGACCTGTGTTACAATCAGCCCCGCGATGGGTCCGGGCACGTACAACAGCGGCAACGCTGAAGGTGCTGTCACGTTCATCTACCAACGTCTTGAAATCAAGATCGGTGAAGGCAACTTGACTTGGTCGGAAACCAAGGAATACGAGTACCTTCGAGACCGTGGTAACCTCGACACCGTCAAGGAAGGCGACGAGCAACCAGTCGAGATGAGTCTTGAGTTTGTGTACGACTACATCAAGTCTTCGAGCGGCGTCGACATCACGCCGGTAGACGCTCTGAAGCGTGAAGGTTATGCCAGCGAGTGGGTTTCCACATCGGCTGACCTCTGCGAGCCGTACTGCATCGACATCCTCGCCAAGCACTGTGTCCCCTGTGGCACGGACGAAGACGAAGACGTTCTGTTCACCGACTTCCGTTATGAGTCGCTGGACTACGACATGGGCGAAGCCACCATTGCCGTCTCCGGGCGTTGCAATGTGAGCCAGCCGACCGTAACCCGCTCGACCGACACCGAGTGTTGAGCAACTAGCTAACCTGCTCCGGGTGGGGTCGCTCCCACCCGGAGGTTAGCACCTCTTTCCTCGCCTTACACATCTGGAGACAAAACATGAAGATTGGTGGACGTGAAATCACACGTAACATGGAAATCCTAGTTCTGCCGAGACTCGACGGTGACTTGGTCATCCGCGCGCAGGCAGTGTGCATCAACAAAGACTTCGAGAAGATCTGTCCCGAGCCGACCGCCCCTGGCGTCCGCACGAAGGATGGCTTCAAGCCCAACTACAAGGATGAGGACTACCGAGCACAAGTCGCAAGTCGCGGCGAGAAGAACTTCGCCTATATGGTCCTCCGCTCCATCGAGCCGAGTGACATCGAATGGGAAACGGTCGACCTGAATGACCACAACACGTGGACCAACTGGGTCGACGAGTTGCAGGACGCAGGCCTGTCGGAAGTCGAGACCAACCGCATCGTCAACGCCGCCCTGGTAGCCAACTCGCTGGACGAGGACAAGCTGCGTGAGGCACGAGAGCGTTTTCTACGTGGTCAGGGGGAGTAGCTCGCAAGATACTCTGGCCGTCACATAGAACGTCTGAGTACACAATATGGGGAGCGTGCGAGAGGTTCGGAGTCCTGCCCCCAGGGTTCGATCATCCCACCCTCCCCTGCTGGGACACTTTGGGTGTCATCCAGCAGGCAGACCTTGTTGGGTATCATCAGACCGCCGAGCACGAACGTTTTAAGTATGGTGTCTAAATGGCAAAGCTGAAATGGAGACCTGAGCTATACCACATGCAATTCGATGTGGATAGAATGCGTAATCTCATCTGGGTGCAGATACGCAGAGCCAATATGAAGCTCGGCCAGAAGTGGATAAACTTTGTCATCTACTCTGTCGGAATCCCGACCTGGAGTGGTGCTTCTCGCGCCACGTTCTCCAAGCTGGCATCAGAACTCGGAACCACGGTCCCTATGGGGCCTCGCGGTGGAAACAAAAGCAGAGTGTCCGAAGGACTGGCCTCTGCCGTCGGTAGTGGTGTCATCGAGGATAAGAACACCTACTACGCCGGGTTCAAGCACACGACCTCTCTTGGTCATCTGGTCTACAACGAGTTTAATGCTCCTTCTCCTGGACCTTACCCACAACCATACAGCACGAAAGTGACGAACACCCCGTACTTCTTCGGGGCCCGAGGTGCCGCATACTGGAGCGCGTTGGCCAGTAAGATACGGTTGCCAAACCCCTACAAGTACATGACAATAAAGAGGATGAAGTAATGCCGACAATCACCCAGAAACTTGGCTTCGAGGCCTCTGGCGCTATCGCCACCCTGAACAAGCTGGCTGCCGCCACCAACAACGCCAACACAGCCATGCAAGGCTTCAACAACACTGCGAAGCAGAACACTAACGCGTTCTCCAAGCAGATGGCCAACGCTAAGAAGAACGCCGACGGTCTCGGCAGCTCGCTGAAGCTGATCGGCAGCTTTGTCGCTGGGCAGCTGCTCGTCCGTTCTTTCATGGCCGTCACCAGTGCTATCAAGCAGGCCACAAAAGAATCAATCGAGTTCCGACTGTCCATCGCCGAAATCCAGACCATCGGCGGCGACCTTCACATGACCAACGACGAGATCTCCGCTTCGGTGCTTCGTCTGTCGGATGCCCTGGGTAAGAGTGCCCAGGACGTGGCTGAAGGTCTGTACCAAGTGTTGTCGAACCAAGTCGTCGACGCCGCTGACGCCATTAGCTTCCTGGAGACCGCCGAGAAGCTGGCCATCGTCACGCACTCTGCCACCTCAGACGCTGTGGACGCTTTGTCATCCGTCATGAACAGTTATGGCTTGGCCGCATCTGAGGCTGACCGTGTATCTGCCAGCTTGTTCAAGACCGTTGAATTGGGTCGTTTGCGAATGGCCGACATCGCCAACATCCTCGGTCGCGTAACCCCGTTGACCGCCGAGATGGGCGTGAAGTGGGAAGAAGCCGCAGCCGCAATCGCAACGATGACTCGACAAGGTGTGCGGGCAGACACCGCAGTCACGCAGTTGCGTGCCATCATGCAGAAGATCATCAAGCCGACCGACGACATGACCGCGTTGTTCCGTAAGTGGGGCGTCGCTGACGGTCCCGCCGCCATCAAGGCGTTCGGCGGTCTGCACGGGCTGTTGCAGAAGATGTCCAAAGAGACTGGCGGCAACTCCACCGAAATGGCGAAGTATTTCCGTCGCGTCCGCGCCATCGTTGGTGTCATGGGTACTATGACCAACGAAGGCAAAGATCTCATCTCTACTTTGGAAGAGATCACCGAAGAGACAGATGCCATGACTAAGGCATGGGAAGCCTTCGTCAAGACCGACGCCCAGCAGCTGACCATCAAGTTCACAGAGATCTGGAACGCCCTCCTGAGAATCGGAGAAGTGATCCAGCCAGTCTTGTTGGACGGTGCCACCGCTTTCGAGCATTGGATTGGCGTCATCTCTGACGGTGCGAGAGAAATAAGAGACTCGTGGAACGAAGGCTCTGCCGTCATCGCCTCCAACGCAGAAAAGCAGGAGGAAGCTTATAAGAAGATCGCAGAGGCGCAGGACAAGGTCTTAACAAAAGACAAAGAAGGTAACGCCGAGCGCGAGACCGAAGTCCGCAGCTTCTTGGCTGGGATACAGCAGAAACTCAACAAGTATGATGATCTCGCCCAGATCGAAACTGACGCGGTAGGGGCCGTATTCGAGTCGTTCACTGGTGGGGTTTTATCTTCGTTCGACGACGCCAACAAGGGCTTGGAAAAGTTCGTGAAGGGCTCGCAAGGGCTTGCAGGCAGAGCATCGAAGGAACTCGCCAGCCTGGAAGAGAACGCCTCTGCGAAGCGATACAAGAGGGACATTGAAAACGCTCGTGGTGCAAATCAGATCAAGCAGGTAATGAATGCTCGGGCGACGAAGATTCATGCCAAGTTGACGCAGCTGCTACAAAAGGGCATAAGGACCGATGAGGATAAAGCCCAAGCCATGCGACTGGCTGATCAGGAGGAAACCCTCCGTAACGATCAGTTGTCGTTCGCGAAGAAGCAAGGGCATTACCAGGACGAACTGAGCGCCTTGGGCAAGTTGCGTTCCATCGAGAATATCCGCGTACAAGCAGTGAAGCAGCAGGTCGGTTTCTCCAAGCAGAACGTCGAGAAGGCGACCGAACTGAACGCGAAGCTGGATGCCCGCAAAGCGAGGCTGAAGACCAATCTTGAGTATCTGGATGACATCGCCGAGCGGTTCGCCGCCACTGACGACGCGGAGATCAAGACTGGACTGCTGGAAGAGATCGAAAAGGTCGAAGCCAACATCCAGGGCATGAAGTTCACGGACATGGAGAAGAGTATAGCAGAGGGAATCGTCAAGGGCTCTTCCGAGGGTATGGACGCCTTCAACAAGCTGATCTCTGAAGACTTGAAGCCTAAGATCGCCGACGTTATCATTGACCACACCGCCATTCAGCAGGAGCTGCTGCGAGACACATACGACATCCGAGTCAATGTGTTGGGCACCCCTCAATTTGAGGAACTGGGAGCTGACTTCGGAGCCACGAAGCAGCCTGGGGAAAGTAGCGTAGAGTTCCTTCAACGCGCACTAGAACTGGCCCAGCAGGTCGAGAAGACGCAAACAGATACCGCTACGAAAGTAAATAAAGGTCTCAAGCAAGCAGGCGTCCAGAACGAGTTGGCAGCCAATGGGTTGCGGACCTATCTTGGCCTTCGCCTTCAAGCCGCAGATGTGAGCGAGAAGGAAGTGGGAATCATCAAGTCTTTGGGCACCGCATTAGGGGCGGCTATAAACAAGGCTTCTGATCCGGCATCTCAAGTCGTTACGCTTCGACAAATAGGAAAGCAACTGGCCGAGGAAGAGTTCGCCAACATCCGGAAGACCGCACCTGAGTATTACAAAATCGCTGATACTCTGGTCGAAATGAACGCCAGACGAAAGGCTAACCTTGAGATCACCAAGGCAGAGCGAGACGAGGCAGCCAAGACGCTGTCCGACGCTCTCAAGAGTGGTGCGATCTCACAGGCCGAGTTCAACGCTGGAGGCGAAGCGTTAAGGAGATTGTTTATTGGACAGGAGAAAACAAACGAAGCAAAGAAGGAAGCAGAGGGGCTGGATTCAAAGGCCCGAAAAGCCTCCATCGAGTTCCAGCAGAGGTTCCTTGGAAACCAAGACCAGATAAACTCGAAGACAGGAGAAACCGCAACTAAAGTAGAGACGGTCAAAGAGAAGACAGGCGAAGTTGCAGCGGCAGGCGGTGCCGCAAACACTCAGCTAGGCTCCCTCGGCAGCACGGCTGCTGCACAAGTCGGAGGTGTCATCACTTTGACGAACGCCGTCGCCAAGCTGGCAGACGAAGCGGAACGAGCCGCAGTGGCCCGAGCCGCAGCTGGTAGTGGCGACACAGCCCAGGTCTTTACCGGGGCTCCTATGCGATACTTCAAGGACGGCGGCCCGGCACGTGGCCAGGACACCATCCCTACTATGCTGTCGAAGAAAGAGACAGTGATAAACGCACGCAACTCAAGTCGTTTCTTCTCTGAGTTGAATGCAATGAACCAAGGGTCCAAGCCTGTTTACCGAGAACAGGGAGGCCCAGTCACCAACGTAGGTGATGTTAATGTCTCGGTAAATGGTGGCGATTCTTCGCAACAAACGGTTCGCGAGATCGGCAACGCGCTTCGTCGAGAGATCAAGCGTGGGACACTAAAACTTTCTTAACCCCCTTTGGAGATTACAATGAAGCAATCACAGATCGCAAAACTCAAGGGCCGTTTCGTGGTCGAGCACAGGGACGTCGAAGACAACCTTATCGACACGTACGAGTTCCCGAACGGTATCGTGGACGAAGGTCTCAATCACATCCTGGACACGCAGTTCCACGGCACCACGCAGGTCGGTACTTGGTACATCGGTCTTGTCGACAACAGTGGCTGGACCGCATTCGCGGACGCCGACACTCTGTCGAGTCACGCTGGCTGGGCCGAATCCACCAGCTACACCGAGTCCAACCGAGTCGAGTGGGACGAAGACGCTGCCGCAACACGCGCTATCAGCAACTCCACGACCGCCGACTTCAGCATCAATGCCACGGGCAACCTGAAGGGCATCTTCATCTCCAGCAACAACGTGAAGTCGACTGGCAACACGGGCACGCTGTGGAGCACGGCTGCTTTCTCGGCTGTCGTTGCGACGTCGAATGGCGACACGCTGAAGGTCACCTACACGGTGAGTGGCTGAGCAAGTTATTAAAGGGGGAATGGGGAGCACTTCGGTGCTCCCCATCTTTTACCTTCGGAGATTATCATGGTAAGACGAGAACAATTTGTCAACGACGCAGAGACCACGATCAACGGGACCGTGAACGCGACAACCACCAGTATCGTCGTGACAGACGGCTCGGTCTTCCCGGCTGAGGGCGACTACCGACTGCTGATCGACAGCGAGGTTGTCCTGGTGTCCGACAACACCACCAACACACTAACAGTCGAACGAGGCGTGGACGGAACCACTGGTGCCTCCCACACCGACCTCACAACCATCCAGGCCGTCCTGACCGGTGGAGCTATCGACCAGTACATGGACGACTCCTCCGCTGGCTACAGCGACCGCTACCCATACCGCATCCTCGACGAGGACGGCAACACACTCACATCATCCAACTTCACCTGGGTCAACCAGGGCACCGCCACGGTCATCGACGACTCATGGGGTGGTATCACCATGACAACGAACACGTTGTCCGGCGACAACATGCGGATTCTCAAACGAAGCGCACCATCTGGCGCGTGGACGATGACCGCCCACTTCCTGTTCGGCCCTGGCTACAACAATGGCGGCGGGGCGAGCAGCAGTTACATGTCCCTGCTGGTGCGCGAGTCAGATACGGGTAAGCTCTGTGTCATCGAGGCTCGCATCGGCGGATCGTTCCTGACACGTCGCTACAACAGCCCCACCAGCTATAACTCGCAGCAGGCCATCCAGGACTTCTCCAGTGACCGGACCTGGATGCAGATCGAGGACGACACTACTAACCTGTACTTCCGCTGTTCCGCTGACGGCATCAACTGGTTCGAGACGGCCAATTATGCTCGCGGAACCTTCATGACGAGTGCGGGACCAGACGAGATCGGCTTCCTGTGTAACAGCGATGGCGGCGGACTCTTGCAGCCTTATCACATTCAATCCTGGATAGTCGAATGAGACGAACACGATTTCTAAACGCCATCTCTGGCCTGACGGTCGGCACCAGCATCAACGCAACCAACACCACTCTCGACGTTCTTGGGGCTTCTGCCCTTCCAGCCGAGGGAGACTTCAATCTTTTCTGTGACGCCGAGATCATGTTGGCCACTCACCGCACAGGTAACAGCGTGACTGTGGTGCGAGGGGTGGACGGCAGCACAGGCGCTTCGCACGACAGCGCAGTGGCCGTCACAACCGGTGCCACCAAGACTGCTATGGACAAGATCAAGTGTGATGCAGGGTTCAACTGCGGGGCCAACCCGAACAGCCTCACGGTTAACACCGCGAACTTCTCATGGGCCAACCAAGGCACCTCCTCGCTGATACAGAACACCTGGGGCGGCATCACGTTGCAAACCCAGAACGCAGCATCGCACTCTATGCGAATCGCTTACATCTCGGCCCCATCTGAGCCGTGGACTCTCACTGCCAAGGTCAAACTGCCTCCGACTTCTGAGAACGGAGTATCTGGGTCGCACGGCGGTCTGATCCTCGGTGACTCAGGCAGCACCCGGTGGGAGACTCTGTCCGCTCGACTCTGGTCGGGCTTCAGCTGGTGGCGGTGGAACAGCGAGACCAACTGGGCAAACTCTGCCGCAGACCACGACCTTGAGATCCTTCCTACTGGCGCGTGGATGAGGTGGGTGAACAATGGTGTCACCATCCAGCCTTTCGTCAGCATCGACGGCGAGAACTGGCTTCAGATGGCGTCGTCCCTTAGCAAAGGGGCTTGGCTCAACGTGAACGGGCCGGATCAAATCGGCTTCTATTACTCCAACCATCAAACTGACGGCGAGCTGTTTAATCTCGATGCGTGGTTGGTGACATAACGAGGACACTATGGCAAAGCAATCACAACTAGGAACCGCCAACTCCACCCTGGCCAACGACATGGTCTTGGGTGTGCAGGGTAGTAGCACGCCCGTACTGGATCAGTCTGTCAACAACACGCTGTCCTTCGTCCAGGTGGCTGAGTATGAGCCTTTGCTTGTCCGTACGCCCTCGAACACTCTGTCGTTCGTGCAGGAGGCGTCTGCCGCCAGAGATATACCGGTTGGCATCTCGCAAGCCATCAACTTCGTGTCCCTCGGCGGTCGTACGCGGGAAGGTACTGTCACCAGTACGCTGAGCCTGAATGATGTTCTAATCTACTTCAACTACATCGGCGACCGCAACGTTGCTGGCAACACCCTGAACCTGACGCAGTCCGTAACCACGCTGTCGGCCTTGGCCGTCAGCCACACCTTGGGACTGTCCGACTCAGTCGAGTATTCTGGCCCGCTACCAGTTCAACGTGTGTATCACTTCCTGGGGCTGTCGTCCAAGACCAGCACGCCTTACCGCATGTGGGTTGACGACGTTATCGGGTTTGTTGACGACGCCCGCATCCCGCTTCCGACCCAACATGTGACCCATACAATCAACTTCGTGCACGACTCGCCCATCGGCAAGGTGTGGGACACTTTGAACCTCACACAGACCGTTGAGTGGGGTTACCACATCGAGGTCAGCAACACCCTGAACATAGTCGACGATTTCGAGTTGCAAGGGCTGTACATCCGAGCAGTTGCCCACGATCTGGGCATCGGGCACGCCTTGACGTGGTTCGAGGACACTCCCTGCGGCAGGAAGCAGTACACGCCGTTCCAGGGCGAGAATACGATCCCTACCGACGTGGTCGCCCCTCCGAACGAGCTGCAAGAGCCACAAGGCTCGATCTCAGACCGGTTCGCCCTGTACCAGCCTCCACTCGGTGTGAAGACCGACGAAGTCGTGCTCCGAGCCCCTGAGCTGGACAACCGCGACAGGAACGCCTACAGCCGCGTACAACGCGAGACGCGGGGCGGGCACCTCTCAGTCTACGCCGACCCCGACTGGCCTCAGCAACGCACTCTGGCCCTCACACTGGTAGGTCTGACCGAGACCCAGGTGGACGAGCTGCACACGTTCCTACAGAGCACCCTCGGACAGGCCGTGGGACTAACGGACTGGGAAGGCAGGCTCTGGGAAGGTGTGGTCACCAACCCGCAGGAAGTCGCCACTCAGGACGGCAGAGACAAGTGGACCATCAGCCTGGAGTTCGAGGGCGAGATGCTCGACGTCGAGCAGCCCGGCAACGACGATGGTAACGGAATGGCGATGGACCTCACCGACGAGGTTGCCATAGAAGTCACGAAGTGGTTCCGCGACGAGATGGTACTTGAAGACGAGGCGGTAGGAGTTATAGTATGAGTTTCATCCTGAAGGCACCGTACCCGGCAGTGCGGACGACCACCCTGCTGCCCAGCCCCGAGTGGGGAGATTCAAAGGCACTGACAGGAACAGTGTCCACAATGCGAACCATGGACGGCACGCTTTACACATACGTCCAGTCGCGCGACGGGCGCAGGAAGTTCAACTGGCAATTCAACATCGCTCGCAATAAGGCTCTAGAGCTGCGGGCGTTCATCACGTCATACATCGGCAAGACCATTCAGGTCATAGACCATGATGGCGACGAATGGATCGGGTACTTTATGAGTAACCCGTTTGAGTTCGCAGGTTCCGGCAGGGCAGGTGACGGCTGGCCCGGTGGCGAGACCATGACAATCATTATAGAGTTTGAGGAAAAATCATGAGAAGTGTAACGGCAAATGCACAAGCAGTTTTAGACCAACGCCTTGGTAGCGAGTGGATGGTCATCTTAGAGGTGGAGTGGGTGGAAGGAACCGTCCTGCGATACACTGACCAAAGAGGCGTCCTGGAAAACGTCAGCCCAGTCATCGTCGAGATGGGTGGGTTCGACGGTTCCATGATGTTGTCCGGTTCCGGAGACTCGCAAGATCTCTCCGTCACCCTCGACGACATCGACGGCCACTTGCGATCCCTGTACAACAGCTATGACATTCACAAACGTCCCGCCAGTGTGTACATGCTGCCGAAGGGCCTGCCTCTTGACGACAAGATCCTGGTGTTCCAGGGCGAGATCGTCACGCCGATGCAGTGGGCCGAGTCGCAGCGGACCATGAGCTTCAACATCCTTTCCAAGTTGGAGGAAGTGGAAGTTGGGTTCAGCATGGAAGAGGGCGACTTCCCGAACATCCCAGACGAGGCGCTGGGAAAGGCGTGGCCGCTCGTATTTGGTCAGGTTTGCCACCTGCCCGCCGTCAAGGTACGCGCGCCACGCCGAGGTATTCTTCAGAGCGGTGAGGGCATCATCGACTTCACACTCGACGAGCGAATCTGTCAAGCGTTGCAGATTCAGTGCCCTTCAGTTTCCACCGGCACCCAGCAAACAATCTTGCGATCCGGAAACAACGTTTACACGACCACCGAGGAAGAGACCTTTGGTCCTGACCTTGAGTGCGTGAACCGACGCTTCGGCGAGCTGTGCCAGCTCCGAGACATGTTGAATCAGCAGTTGGCCTACCAGCACACCACGATGAACATCTACAACGGTATCAGCTTCCCGCAAAACCAGAGTGTAGAGATTTATGTGAACGGAGCCATCTTCACTGGTGTCTTCAGCGCCAACTCGTTCGCAATATCAAACAGGCTCCACCCAGACTACAACACTTGGGCTCATCAGCCTTGCGTGCGAGTCCCGGTGGAAGTCACCTACGGTATGTTGCTCGGCTACGCCCAGATAGGCGACGAGACGGCCAACACTGGCGGTTACTGGCTGGTGTCGCACGGTGGCGCGCCCGGTAGTGGTCTGCAACAGGCCACGTGGGTTCCTGCGAACCAAGGTGCCAGCTTCTGGGCAAACCAAAACCAACAACAGGCATTTGATTCGTGCGAAGCCGCATTCGTGGCCGTCCCAGGGATGGTTGGCGGGCCTAAGGACTCGTGGGCATATTACGACGCCTTGCGAGCAAACGACTTCTTCTGGGCTCCTTCAGGCAGCGAAGTCTACATGGAGTCGGAGTCAGAGATCCTGTACATCGTCAGCCTGCTCCCAGGCACGGTGGACGGCGTCGCGGCGTACCGAACTGCCAGCAATGGCATCAAGTACCTGACTGAGGTGCCCTCTGATTACTACACCGTCTATGAAACTGACTACCAAGGCTATCAGGTCGTTGAGATTGGCCTGAACAAAGCCCTCGGACTGTACGATGATGGCTGGGACGAGCAGCTCTATGTTTCGTTCACTTCCAGCGTAGGTCCGAACCCTTGCGACATCATCGAGTGGTTGATCGGCAAGTACACCAACATGACCATCGACTCGGCCAGCTTCGCGTCGGTTAAAGCCGCCCTGGCGAAGTACCCCGCGAATCGAGCCGTATTGGAACGTCCAGACGTATTCGACATCATTAACGACCTCGCGTATCAGTCCCGGTGCGCAGTGTACTATCGCAACAACGTTGTGTACATCAAGTACCTGTCCACTGAGCCTGCGAGTGAGCGGACACTGACCGAGTCGGACATCTTACACGAAACGTTCGTGGAATCGCTCAGTGACACAAACGACATCTACACCACACACGACTGCGTATGGCAGAAGGCTGGTGCTACGCTCACCGACCAGGACAGGGTGGAAGAGAAAATCATCCTGAAGTACAACGTCAGCAAATACGGGACAAACATCCTGAGCACAGACTACCACTGGTACAACATCTACGACAACGTTCTGAAGTCGGCCACCTTCTGGTTGATCCGCAAGGCGTGCTCGTGGAAGATGGTGGAGTTCGAGCTGCCGATTAAGCACATGGACCTGGACGTGGGCGACTGTGTCACGTTGGATGTGGCTCAGTTCGGTCCCGCCGTGAAGGTGGTCATCGAGAAGCTCACAATCGACCCTGACGACAACAAGGTCAAGCTCTCGTGCTGGACGCCAGTACGAGTGGGTGAGACCGAAGAGTATCAGTGGGCGTGGCCCGCTCTGAAGTCACAGACCGCCGTGTGGCCCCTCCCAGGGGACACCAATGGTGGTGGCGGTTACAACTTCACAGTTGAGCCTCCGGAAGGTCACATCCTGCTTGGTGGGTCGCACCGGGACGATCAGCTGATCATCTCGTCCGGCGACTTGCACCCGAGCGACCTGGACGATTACCTCCAGGTGCCTTTCTGCGAAGTGTCTGACTACGTGAACTTCAACGAGCCAGATCCTATCCTCGCCGTTCGCGACATCGCCACTTCGGCGGCACGTCAGAACATCGAGAGTGCTGTCTCTGGTGGCTCGCCTGTCGGCAACGCAAACACCAGCAGCAAGGCAGAGACTGGCGAAAAAGAATGCGGGTCTGGCGACGGTTGCAATTACAAGGTAACCATCACTTGGCACACAAGTGCGGCTCAGGGTCAAGCTACCGCTCTCGGTGGTGCTACCAAGGACGGAACCTGCGGAGGCCCATGTGTCTGCAAAGGTGGTTGCCCCTCGTGCTTCGGCCCGATCTGGAATGTGTGCCACTCGTTCGGCAGTGCTGGTGGTGCTCACGCGTTTCAGGCGAGAACTCACCAGGACTACGGTGCGAGATCTAACGGCTGGTGGGAGTGCAACGAGACTCGCGCACTTCAAATCGTGGCCTCCAATGGTGAGCAGGATAGCGACGACTGCGAAGACATCGGGGATGCCGAGCCTGCTAACGACGGGACCACTCCAATCGCGGAATACAAGCGACCAAGTGGAACGACCGGGGCAGAGCCTAACGATCCCATCTACGAGGTATAGGAGACGGAAAGATGTTAGAGTGTTCAAAACGACAGAAGGTAGTTAAGCGGAGCGAAGGACTCACCATACTCCGCTGCATCAACAAGCAATGTTCAGTTCACGGAAGTGAAGTGAACGAAGAGACATGTGCCCTATGCCCTGTGCGGTCGGTTCTCAATAAGACACCGCCTTGCCGGGGAGTGAAAGCCATGCCGCTTGAAGAGCTGCCTTCTGTCGACCGGGCAGCGGCGATAGACGTCTCCCACCTGTCAGCTGAAGTGCGTAACCTGCAAGAGGGCACGGTGCTGGAAGGTGCTGAGGTGCCCGACACCGTTGAGGCCGAGTATCCTGCGTTGTCGCTACAATTGTGGCAGTACAAGGAAGCACTGGTCAAGTGGAACAAGGCAGGACGCCCGACGCGCACCGACGAAGAGGTACAGGAAATCCACGACAAGCTCTGCACGCCGTGTGGCTGGTATGACCCCGCTAAGAAGCGTTGCCGAGGCTGTGGCTGTAAGGTCACGACCGGAGCCGTTGCGGTTTTCAATAAGCTGAGGATGGCGACAGAGAGTTGCCCGAAAGGACTTTGGTAATGGAATCTGCATTTGGTTGGTTGGGCCGTTTGTTTGAGGCGATGCTGGAATTAGTCCCACGGAGGGTCATCGTGAGAGCCACGGAGGGCGGCGTCCGGTGGAGCATCTGGCGAAAGCCTAGAGAGATCAAGCCCGGCTTCCGTATGTATTGGCCACTCATCACCGCCATCGAAATCATCGTCGTCGCCCGGCAGACCATCAACACGCCCACCCAGTCACTGATGACGCGGGACGGCGAGACTGTGGTCGCGGGCGGCGTCACAATATATCACATCTCGGATGTTGTGAAAGCCATAGGCGAGCGAAACTGGAGCCCTGAAGAAACCGCTGCGGACATCTCGCAAGCGGCGTTGGTAGAAGTGATCTCCAGCCACGACCTAGATTGGCTGCTGGAGAATATCTCTGGCAAGGTGGAGAAGGAACTCACGGAGAAGACTCGCGAGCAACTAAGAAAATATGGAGTGCATGTGGGGCGGGCGGCACTGGCCGACTTCTCGACCGTGCGTCAGTTAAACCATTCTGGTATCGTGATCAACATACAACAGTAGGATCGTAGTAAGGAAGGAAGAGGGCAGATGCAGTTAGGATATACAAGGATCGTCGAGTCGGAACTTACAGAAGATATGGTAGGGCAGAGCCTCACGCTGGTGGGGTCACAATTAGTGTCGGCAGTGACACTGTTGGAGTGGTCGGGCAACCCGTTGGTGTCGATCTCTCCAATGCCGAGTCACTGTCTGCTGATCGTGTCGTCCAACACGGCCAACGGCTGGGAGACATATGTCTGCCCGTCTCAGGAGGCTGTCAGACTTAGTCTCGGCGAGGACAACTCGCTGGACGCTTTGATAGTTGGACTGGTCCCATAACTCATTACACAGCAGTAGGTGCCTGGGGACCAATGGTACCTATTACAAAACCCCAGTGGATTGCTCCACTGGGGTTTTTGCTTGGAGGATAATATGGCTAAGAGATGTCGTAAGTGCAGAGAAGGCCGCAAGATCAGGGCCACGGTAAAGCGTCCAGCCCGCGTCACCTCGCACCGCAAAGCGAAGCGAGATGCGCAGAGGGAAGCAAAGAACAAACGTCTAGCCGAAGAGGCTGAGTAGGTTGCGATACACTTCTGCCGTCGCTAGGCAGTCAGCCAACGCATCGTGCGCATTCTCAAGCGGGATACCCAGCTTCGCGCATAGTCTCGACAGACTCACCTGAGGGAACGGGACTGTCCGACCCTGCCACGCGGCCACATCGTTCAGGGACGTCGCGAAAGTGAACGTGTCCCTGGGGTGGATGTGGAACATGGCGTCATACGTGTCCACGCCCAGCCAGTGCGTGAGCATCCCTCGCTCGAACGCAAAGTTGTGGGCCAGCGGGATGAGCCGCTTGCCAACCGGCAGGTTGAGACCGACGAACCACTTGTCCAGCATGTCTGCCGCCTGCTCCTGGGACAGACACTCTTCCGCCAGCTTGTAAGCGTCCAGCCCGTGCTTCATACGGGCCTGCTTAGACTGACGCTCCGGATACGTCGGAGCGACGTCCATGTAAAAGAACTTGTGCTCTTTCGATGGCTTCAGATGGTTGTCAAGGGGCACGCAGGCTATCTGAATAATCTCGTTCCAGCCAAACACCACCCCTGTGGTTTCCACATCCACCACGCACAGCACGTTGCCGTACAGGTTCTTCATCTCTTCCCCTCCAGCCCCTCTTCGGGTTTGAACAGCTCCTCCACCCGCTGCTGGCTCTGGTCCTTCAGATCTTGGTCGTAGTTCTTCGACCAGGGCTCGCCGAGCGCAGTGTTGTAGAAGTTCGCCATCTCTTTCAAGGCGTCCACGTACTTGGTCATCGACATGCCCGAGATCTTAGCGCCTTTGGCCAACACCCTCGTGTCTTCCGGGCCATATTCCATGACGAAAGAAAGCATCGTTTCCAGCGGCACATACTCTGAGATCTCTTGTTTGATCGCCAAGGCCTCTGCTTCGGCATCATTATATATCGCATCAGCGTATTCGTCCCACTCCTCCTCGTCCCACTCCTCGTCGTCCCAACGGGATTCCAGCATCTGACGCGCTACACTGTTAGTGAACCCCATCTGGGCAGCCTTCTGTGTGACGACCGGCACCTCTCCGCCCCACGCGTCTGCATCGCAACCATCACACCCGCCCGGCTCTTCGCAGCCAGGGCAGTCGCTCATGTCCGCCGCCTCGTCCAGCTCGGCCTGCTCTTTGTCGGCCTGCGCCTTGGCGATGTCCTGCCGGGCTTTCAACAGATCCTCTTCTGACAAGATGGAACCATAGATGCTGTTGCCGGTGCACAGGCCAGCTGCCTGGGCCGCGTAGAACGCGTCGCCGGTCTCGTCCTTGCACGCTTCCTTCTTCCTGACGCCAGCCATGTGCTCCTCAAACTGAGAAGCCGTCATAGTGAACGTCTCTTCCTTCCCCACTTCATCCAGCTCCACACCTTCCAACGGCAGATCCAGCTCAGGCAGTTCGAGCGGATTGTCCTCGATGCACAGCGGGTTGTACGGCAGATCGTTCAGCTCTTCCGGAAGCAGCCCTTGCTTGATCAGCTCCTGAGTCTCGATGAGGCAGAGGAAGTTCCAGCATGCCATATCCAGATGGGGCTCGTCTCGCATGCCCATCATCCACTTGGACATGTGCCGCATGCCTGAATCCGCATACCGCGACAGCGGAATGCCCCGCCGCCAGTTGTTCGCGCGATACTTCTTCGCCCCTTCCTCGAACACCTTCGACACCTTCATCAGTGCCTGGAAAGGCAGCAAATCCATACGCCCTTTGCCATCCTGGAGATCGCGGTGCGCGCCTGTCTCGAAGCTGCTACGTTTTCCACTGTCTTTGAAGCCGTCACTCATTCTGCACTCTCCTGCACAAGTTTGTTGTTATCTACGAACCACCTAGCGGTGGGCTCACACTTTGTGAAACTGAGGTTACCAATACGGACATTCTTTCTGGAGTCCAAGGCAATAGGGAAGGTCTCTGACAGCCTGTCCTTGATAGCCCTTGAAGACCACTCGTCTTTCTGGAACTGATCCAGATCTTTCCAGAACCGGTCCCTGAAATCCTTCAACAGCACGGTGCCGCCGTTGATCATGTGACACCTCTCTTGGATGAACAGCTCCAAGGGATTCATGTTGCCGATCACGGCCTCTTGCTTGCCACGAGTCTCTATGACCGGCAGCCTCATACGCCCGAGGGCTTCCGGCATCGTCTGGTCGACCAGAGTCCGCATGAAGTCCGGAGCCTCTTTACGCAGCGAGGCGAGCAACACGTCCTTCGGAATGTCCTCCTCCAAGCTGGGCACATTGAACGCGGTCACCCGCGTGTCTCCTGGGAATACAGGCAGGCTGCTGCGGTTGTTGGCCATCTGCACAAAGTGCAACGTGCTCGCCACTTCCTGGACCTGCTTGTACTTGGCGTGGATGCTGACCGTCATGCCGGTCGTCCACTCTTTCAGCTTGTCGTACGCCTCCATGCCGCCCGACTTGCTGATGTTCACTTCGTCGACAACCGCAAGTACCGCATCCATCAGCTCGCCGTTGTAGCCCTGCTTCGAGGTGAGTGCCCGGTCAGCTTTCACCACGCCTTTGGTCATAAGCTCCGAGATCGCCTCGTGGAATATGGACTTGCCACTGTTCTGAGGTCCGTACATGAAAAGGTAGGGAAGCTTGCACTGAGGCTGGCGCAACATGCACGCGATCCAAGCAGTCAAGTAATCGCCACCTCTGCGGATTCCCCACGAAGCGGTCCAAGGCAGATCGAGTATGTACTCGTCCAGGTCGGTCCCACAGTGGTTCATAACCCGGTCCCAGTTTGGATGGTGGGGAGCTTCGTCCTCTCCCATCTCGCGAGGGGCATACTTCAGCTGGGCTGCGTTCCTGTTCCACTTGCGGCCTCCGGGATACTCTGGGGCGAACGGGTCATTCGTCAATTGCCATGCTTTGAACACGGCGGCACCTATCACAGGGTCCACCTTCGCGATCCCTTGAGACATCAGGTACGCCTTGACGTTTTCACGCGGGTGGATGGTCCACTTCTCACTGTGGTCTCTCAGCACCCAGTCGTCGAACTTGTCGCCGATCTTCAACGCCCTGAACTTGTCGTCCAGCTCTGTCCACAGCTCCGCGTCCTCTTGCTCTTTGTCGGAGGTGTCTATCGCGTCGTCAATGACCCGCTCCCACCCCTTCGTCGTCTTCGCGAACCGAGGCCAGTCCCCTGGCTCATCTTTCCCTTTCTTACTGATGACCAGCACGATCTTGCCGTCCGACTCGCGTGCACGCAACGCCATTGTGCGAGACGTGTCCTTCACAGCGGCGACAGGGAGCGTTATCTTTGACCCCAGCATCACCAACGCAGCTTCCATCTCTGCGGCTGTGCTGAAGATGAACCCTTGCTTCGGGTCCGGACCTTCAAAGCCTCCACACGCCATCGCGATCTGACGAAGCGTCGCCGGGAAGTTGTAGGTGGTGTGGGTCCACTTGCCTTGCTTACCCCACAGCTCACACTCCACAGCCTCACCGAAGCGGTACACATCCCAGCCGCCGTTCGCCTTGGGCCTCATGAAGCAGTTAGGCTTGCCTCGATCCTGCTCGTGCGAGTTGGTGTCGAACAGGCCCTTCATCGGAGTGTCGTTCGCAGCCCACTTGTCGTACACTTCTTTCAACCCGCCCGTGTGCCCCTGCCACAGATGGTGATCCGGAACCCACAGAGCTGTGTGCCCTGTCTCTTCCAGCTCTTCCAGTATACGGAGGTGGATCTCGTCGAGTTCAATCTTAGAGTGCGCCTGGGTCATCTCGTCCAGTTCGTCGCCCTCGGTCTCTGTTCCATCGGAGGTCCATCCTTGGACTCTCACTTTGGTCCTGCCGCCCGAGACAACTTCAAGATGATCTCTCCAGTTCGGAGGGACGTGGGCGTCAGTCAGTATCTGTGTCGCTGGCTTCACCTGCGAGTAGCCGCGATTCTCTTTTGTTGCTTCCACGTGGTGGAACCACATGTTCCCGCCGCAGACATCTACGTTCGCTTCGCAGTCGAAGCCTGTGTGTTTGGCGATCAGCGGAATGAACGAACGTGCGAGCGCAGCGTGCTCGTCATGATTCATTGTTACTGGGTATGGCTCCTGGAACCAGATGTACAAGTGCCTGCCGCCACCCCGCGTCGAGCGGATGACTTCCAGCCACGGCACATCGATCTTGTCCAGCTTGGCCATCTCTTTGTCCGAGATCCCGATGCCGTCGGCGTGCCCGGCTATGGTATCAAAGTCAAAGCCAAGCCCCTCAGAGTGCCGTTCCTTCCAGTTCCACCATGTGCTCCCGATGCATTGCATACGGTCGCCTATAATATATTGGATTGGCGGGTTGCTGTAATTGGGCTCGGTCTTGGCGTTGTAAGGCCACCGAGCGGGTCCGAAGACCTCTCCCTTGTCCTCGAACATCTTGGAGTCCTCAATGGGACGTCCGTGGTTGAAGCACAGGATCTGGGTCTCTAATCGCGCCGGGTCGTTGCCCCATCGAGCGATAAGCTCGGGATTGTTGTGGTTCTTTGACAGCACATTGTCATAGTACGTCTTGTACGCGACTGTCATTCTGGGATTTTGCATAGTATCTCCGTCCGATTCTTGAAAGTTGTCTACCATTATTGTGTATCAATCCCGGCATAAAGTCCGCGAATTATGTGGGGAATTCCGTCTTGCGCCGCCAACTCATCCGCAAACGCCGGTTTTCATCCGCAGCTTATCTTCGTACTTTTGGGGGGTGTCGTCCCTCGCCTGCCGATTCACAAACCCCTGGTGGCGGGGTGTACCCCCCAAAAGTACGAAGATAAGATTTCCCTTTATCCGCACCCATCCGCAAAGCAAGTGCCGCAGTATCAAGGACTTACGTCGATTTGCGGATGGCGGATGGGCGAAACAAACGGCATAGCTTTTCATAGATATTGGCAGAAACCGACGATCCTAGGGGTAGTTGTTTTCTCCGTCCGCCATCCGCAAATGTATTTCGAGACATCATATATGCCCTGCCGGAACGTGCCGAATCGTGCCGGAAAAAGACGAAAATAATCTCAGAAGGGCCGGAGCAGACTCGTCATTTGTTACACAATAATGATAGAGCCATGAGCGATAAACAACTTTCCCACATCCCGATCAGTCAGATTTACCCGCCAACAATGTTGTTGCGGGCGGTCAAGCGTACGACTTATCAGTGGGAAGAGTTCTGTGACTCGATCAAACGCGACGGAGTCCTGCAACCGATCCTCGTGCGGCCTCACCCGACACTGGTTGGGTATCAGGTCGTCGAAGGCAACCACAGGTACCACGCAGCGAAGCTGGCAGGCCACTCTACTATACCTTGTTACATCCGAGAGGTGACTGACAAGGAAATAGAGATCCTCCAGCTGAAGGCACAGGCCGTGAGGCCTATCAACGCAGACATGTGGGACTACGCCAAGCGTCTGCGTAAGTTAATGGATTCGGGGCACACGATCAACGACCTGTGTTCCATTATTTGCAAGAGCCCACAGTGGGTCCGGAAGATCTTGAAGTTAAACCGGTTGTGCGACGCAGCACGTCTACCTCTAAGCAATGGGGAGATTAAGCTGTGCGCCGCCGTAGCACTGAGTGATCTTCCGGAGCCACTGCAAGCTCGATTCGTTGAAGATGCCATGGTTATGCCCGCTGGCAAGTTTGTCGACAGAGTTCGCGAGGCACGGCTTGATTATGAGCTGGCCATCCTGAACGGCACTGTTGAGGACAGGGACGAGGGCATCAAGCCTCGCCTACGCTCCCTGAAGCAACTGATGATTGAGTCAGACACCAAAGAGGCTGCCAACAGAGTATTGGAAGCGCGGAACGCAGAGACAGCCCTCGACGGCTGGATGGCATGCTTGGCCTGGATGATGCGTCTTGATCCGGTCACAATACAAAGCATCCGCGATGGCGTGAAGGAGGAAAAAGATGCCCGACTAACAGACCTTGAGTTCAGACGACAGAAACGCAGAATGATTGAGAATCTTGTACCCAATATTTCACCAACTGGAGTTCCATACGAATGAGTAATGAATTAGTGCCTTTCAAAGTCAACAACCTCCCCGCAGTCCAGGAAGACGTCCTGAACCAAGTCGCTGAAGTCAGCAAAGGTTCCGACTTTATCCCTCGCTTGCAGCTTGTCACCAAAGGCAAGTACGTTGACACGGGCAAGATCGGCCCCGGTCGCTGGGGCGTGCCTCAGTCTGGTGGCGAAGAGATTATCGACCTGGGCGACCAGATCGACATCATCCCCTTCGCTGTCCGAGCCAAGGCCATCGACATGAGCGACCGTGACGCCATCGTCGCAGTCTACGATACAAAGGACCCTGAGTTCCAACGTATCAAGACCGCCCCGAAGAACACTGGCTGCATGTGGGGGCCTAGCTTCCTCGTGCTCGAACGTGCGACAGGCAAGTTGTACGAACTGTTCTTCGGCAACGCCTCGGGTCGTATGGAAGCTGGCAAGTTGCGACCCTTCCTTCCGACGGCTGACAACCAGGGTGTCCCCAGTGCTGCTAGCCTGGGCATCCGTTACAAGAGCACCAAAGAGTATGGCTGGCATGTGCCCGTCGTAACCAAGTGCTCCGAGCCGTTCGACCCGGACAATTGCCCGGCTGGCGACATCCTGAACGCGGAAGTTGAGAAGTTCAACAACCCGTCGAAGGGTGCTGAGAAGGTTGCCGAAGCGGACGCACCGAAAGGTCGCGCACGCTAACTAAGCATTCCCAGGCGGGGCGAGGCGAGCGGCATCTCGCACATTGGTGCCCACTCGCCCCGTTACTGGGTTCTTTGGAGATACAATGACAGACAGACTAAACGAAACACTTACATGGGCGGTAGACAACGATGTCAATTGTGAAGTGGTTATCAGAGACTCGTTTATTTCGATCCGCGCCACCCGAGACAACATCTTCGCACAGTTCCCCATTGCCGACGGAACAGCAGCGTCAATTGGTTCAGCTTTCTTCTCTGCTATCGACAGCCTTAAAGCTGGCACCGAATTTCATGCAACAAATGGCTTCCTGCCAGACCCTACGAAATTGTACTCAGGAGCTGGACCTGAGGCGGGCGGAAGTGGCCCTGGAGACAGCGGAGATTGCGAGGAATGTGGCCCTGGAGGCCAGCTGCCCTCACCGGACAATGAAGCCGGTTCTGGGGCATGACGGCCTGCAATGGACCGCAGGGTACGGCTGGGACGCCTCAGGCGAGCGACTGGTAGTCGGACGCGGTGAGACTCCGATGGAAGCCATGCACAGCTTCAACCGAAAGTGGTGGGGCTCAGAGATGGATGAGGTGGAAGGGAAAGGAAACAATGAATGAGCGGAGTATCACTAGTTCAGTTCAGCAACCTGGACCTGAAGAAGTTCTTACCCGCTGCGCGTGCGGCTCTTGGGAGAAGTCTGAGCGAGCCAGCGGACTCGGTGAACGCCGACCCACCCCTGCATCACATGTTGTGTATCGCGGCTCTCAAAGAACCGAACCTGAAACCCACAGCTTCGTCCCTGGCCCCGTACGCGAATCTTTTCCATGCGGGCTTCCTTGTGGCTGCGGACGAGAGAGACTTCGCAGAACTTCTAGAAGTATGCGGAATGCCCGCATTGTTAGTCGACTCCGTGCAGCGGGGTACAATGGTTGCCTTTATTTCGGGTTCAATGTCTCAATGGCGGATGGCCGTCCTACGAGGTTGTGTGTCAACTGTGACAAGCGAAGTCAGGAAGATTTGTAATCAACTCTACGCCGAGTTCAACAAGTTGGGGTTGGCCCCGATGTTTGAAGCTCGCAAACGAGAGCATACATCAGACAACACATTCTTACTGGAACATAAATGATTGAAGAACTAAAACTTCTCAAGCAGACTAAGAGTGGCTCCTGGGTGCGTTCACCCGCCACCGTGTCTCGTGAGAATGGCCGGATCGAATTCCTCAAGTCTGACTATGCCTTGAAGGACGAGATCAAAGCAATGGCAGGGAGCAAGTGGCACGGCTTCATCGAGGGCGACAAGAGAAAGATCTGGTCGGTGTCCGACTGCACCCGCAACAACTTCCAACTCGACTACATGCAAGGCGGCAACCCATACGCTAACTGGGACAAGCCGCTACAGAACTTCATCTACGAACGGCCTTTGTTCGACCATCAGTGTTTGATGTCCGACCACTGCCTGACGTACCACTACAAGATCCTGGCTGCCGAGATGGGCGTTGGTAAAACGCTGTCAGCCATCGAAGTGATGGAGCGGTCTGGTGTGAACGACTGGTGGTGGGTCGCCCCACGGTCTGGTCTCAACGCTGTGGACCTGGAGTTCGAGAAGTGGGGTCTGCGAACCAACCCCAACCTGATGACCTACCGTGGCTTCACTCTTGAGATCGAACGATGGGAGGCGGGCCGACCCGCACCGAAAGGTGTGATCTTCGACGAGTCTTCCCGACTCAAGTCCTGGAAGTCGAAGCGAACCAAGGCAGCTCAGCACCTGTCTGACGCCATCCGCCGAGAGCACGGGTGGGACGGCTACGTGATCCTGATGTCTGGTACACCCGCTCCGAAGTCCCCGCTGGACTGGTGGAGTCAGTGCGAGATCTGCTACCCTGGCTTCCTGAAGGAAGGATCGGCCAAAGCGTTCGAGCAACGGCTCGGCATCTACCAAGAGAAGTACACCGACCAAGGAAAGTTCTGGACCCGCACCGCGTGGAAGGACGACGTGGAACGCTGCTCGGTTTGTGGCCAGTTCATGTGGATAGACGAGGAGCAGGAAGACGGCAGCGTCATCCGAGTGGACAACCCAATCCACATGACCGACGACATCTTCGCCTCCGACAACGCGCACACATTTGTGCCCTGTGTCAACGAAGTGGCTTACATGTACGAGCGGCTGGATGGTCTGGCTCTTCCGCTGTTGAAGAAGGACGTCCTGGACTTGCCGGACAAGGTTTACCGAGAGGTTCACCTGGAGCCGAGCAGCACCATCAAGCGTGTCGCCAAGGCCTTGGCCAAGTCGGCCCTGAGTGTCATCCAAGGCATGACGTGGCTGCGGGAGTTGTCTGACGGCTTCCAATACCGCGACGTGCAAGACGGCGTGATCCCGTGTCCAGTGTGCAAAGGCGAAGGCGAGTGCCAGCAGTGGTTTGATGAGTCCGGTGAGACTCACGATTTCCCTGAAGGTTACGACCCAGCTGCTGCATTGGCTCGCGGCGAGATCAACTACGAGCTGCGTACTGAGCAGTGTGAGAAGTGCATGGGGTCCGGTGAGATCCCCAAAATGGTCCGCGAGACCAAAGAAGTGAAGTGCCCGAAAGAGCAGGCCATCCGAGACCTGTTGGAAGAGAACGAAGACCAAGGCCGTCTTGTCGTCTTCGCAGGCTTCCGAGGATCAATCGACCGGATAGTCAACGTGTGCCATGCCCAGCAATGGAACGTGGTGCGGGTCGACGGTCGCGGGTGGAAGGTCATGAGGTACGACGGTGAGCGAGTCAGCACCAAGCTGAAGCCGCTCAACTATTGGCGCAACCTTAACAACGAACGAGTCGTGTTTGTCGCGCACCCAGAGTCAGGCGGTATGGGTTTGACTCTGACTGAGGCCAGGATGGAAGTGTTTTATAGTAACGACTTCAAACCGGAGTCGCGACGGCAGGCCGAAGACCGCATCCATCGTCCAGGCATGGACGAGAACAAGGGTGCCACCATCGTCGACCTGTTCCACCTTGGGACCGACCAGAAGGTGTTGGACGTGTTGCGAGACAATCGTCGTCTCGAAGAAATGACCTTGACAGAAATGAAGGAATCCCTAGTATGAACATTGCAGTCCTGCTGATGCCCAACGATATGTACTACTACCACAGCTGCATTCCCAACTCGAAGACACCTGCGAAGATCACCGAGATATTGTACGGCCTTCGCGGCGAAGACGCCGACGTCTGCGTTGTCTGCGACTCGGAAGGTGCTGTGCTCGACATCAAGCTGAACGACACCTGCCCTGGCTACAACTACATCAAAGCAGTGTGTGCCGCCTTCGACGTGCCGATGGTGGAGTGCCTCTACGAAGGTCCTTACGTTGGCGCGACAGTGGCCAACATCAAGAAGGAACGCGGCGAGGTGTGTGTCAGCCCCATGTACCAGGAAGAACTGAAAGAAACGGAAGCACCATGCTAGTTCACGAACTGCTTGACAGCTTGGACACCTGCTTTCAAGACTCGCTAGTGCAAGTCGAGATCAACGGCGTCCGTCACGACATCCACCGAGCATTGGAGAACTCAGAGAGCCTCGTCCTAGTGGTCGACCTCGATGAGGAAGAAAGGGAAATGCGTTGAAAGTTCAAGATGCCTGCCCGGCTTGTGGCACAGTGGACGTGTACCCCTTGATCGATATGGGTCGGCAGCCGCTTTCATTAGTGGCTCTGACCAAGACCAAGGGCGACTCTGAGTGTCAGCTGCGGCTGCCAATCACGATCTCGATCTGCGAGCAGTGTGGGCACTGCTTCAACACCAGCTTCACACACGAGGTGGAGTATTCCGGCGAAGGCTGTCGCATGTGGAACAATGGCCACAGGTGGCTGCGACATATGGAAGAGCTGGCCGGAAGCGTCAACTACCGATATGGAACCGTACCGACCGTGCTGGAGATTGGGGCTGGCAACTGCGAGTTCCTCGACATGCTGGACCCTGGGTTCATCAAGATCGCAGTGGACCCGGCAGCCAACAAGGGAGGCTGCGAGGATCAGAACATTCATGTCGAGAAGAACTACTTCGACCCGAGCCGCCATCTTCCTAATGGCGCTGGCGACTTGGTCGTGGTTATGCGACATCTCCTGGAACACATGGAGGACCCGAAGAGTTTCATGGAGGGCATCGCCCAAGCCCGTCGACACTTCGGCAAGAACGCCAATGTTGTTGTGGAAGTGCCCAGCATCGAGAACGCCCTGACCGACACACGACTGGCAGACTGGACGTACGAGCACCCGCAGCACTTCACACGGGCCAGCTTGGTCAGTCTGATGCAACGTGCCGGGTTCGAGACGGACGCTTGCTACAGGTCCTACGGCGGCGAGGTGCTGGTTTACATCGGCCATGTCCTACCGTTCGAGGAGGACACCTTCTGCAAGTTGCGCGACAGCTTTAACAAGATGTCGTTCACCTGCTGCAAGATCGGAGCCGAACTCAAAGACATGGACAGCGTGGCCTACTGGGGCGGTGCTGGCAAGTCGGCGATGTTCCTGAACTACCTCGGCGTTCCTGAAGACGCTCTGGTGGTGGACAGCGACGAGAACAAGGTCGGCATGTACGTTCCTGGGACTGGCATCCAGATCACGTCCCCAGAGAAGCTGCTGATCGACCACGTAGACACAATTGTTATAACGACTGCTTGGCGTAAGGCAGACATCGCCGAAGAGATCAAGCGTCGCAACATCCCGTGCAACCGCATCCTGTCTTTCGAGCAGGGCAAATTAGTGGAGGTCGACCGTGGCCAGGAATAAGAAACGACAGAAGCAGCTGGACGCGAAGCGCAAGACCAAGTCGCTGCGACAGAAGGCGGTGTCCGAGCAGCTCATCATCGAGCCCACCAAAGAGACGGGCATCCCCGCACTGAATTACAATGCGTGCTTGAAGGCGGTCACCGCTCGCGACCCCAAGGTCTGGGACTTGATCATCAAGTACCTGCTGTTCTTCGAGTCGCATCACTTCACCAAGTTCTCCACTGCGGCCATCAAGGTGCTGAATGAATTCGTTCAGATCACCAACACGGCTTTGATGGACGAAGAGTTTGTGCCGAACGACAATCACGCACAAGGCCTCGTCCAGGTGGGTCACTTGTACCAGCACATCGTGGCCCTTACCGGCTACGAAACAACGGACGGCCCGCTGCGGAATGTGCTCATCACAAAGGACAACGCAGCCAAGGTTCTGATGTTGCAGAACCCTCGATGCGTGACCCAGATCTCTCAGGACAACTTGTTCGCAGTCAGCCCGATACTGGCTTCGATGTGGTACCAAACCTACTTGCTCGGTATTTCGTCGCCTACCAATGTCATTCAGGCGAACATGTACAATCACATCAAGAACATCGACTCCCGGTGGGAGCCGTACTCGAACCACGTGTCTGGCATGTACTTCTCCAGCACCTATCATTGCCCTGAGCATGTACGCAACCTGAAGGCCATCATGAACACGGCCATGAAGAAGGCCATCAAAGAGAAGCTGAACTGGACGTTCACCAACAACCCAGACCCGAAGTCAATCGCGATCATCACCAACCGGTGGCACCGCAACCACGCAGTGTACAAGTCCGCTGGCCCGCTGGTAGAGCAGTGGAAGGACAAGTACAAGCTGACCCTGATCTGGACCGGAGAGCACAACCCAGACACGATAGTGACCGACTACTTCGACTCGGTGCACAAGTGCTACTTCCGACAGGACGGCGGAATTGAGATGCCTGAGGCGTTGGTCGACAACGACTTCCAGATGGTATACTTCCCTGACATCGGCATGTCGGACGAGAGCATCTGGCTGAGCAACTGTCGCATGGCCCCGATCCAAGCGGTCGGCTACGGTCACCCTGACACGACCGGCGACAACAACGAAATCGACTACCACTTCGGTGGCGACGTCGAGAAGGACTGCGACCCAGAGGCCTACTCTGAGACTCGCGTCATGATCCCTGGTCTCGCACAAGAGCCCGCGTGGCCGACGTACGAGAGGAAGCACAACTACAAGGCTGACGGCATCGTTCGCATCAACTGCGTGTGGGGCCCCGACAAATACAACAACACGTTGTTGCAGATAGTCGGTGCTATCAACCAGCGAGTCATCGCCCTGAAGAAGGAAGCCGAATCGGAGCCAGTGCTCGACCACGAGTTCCACTTCTTCGCCAGCCCTGGGGTCAACCGCTACGCTGCGTTGCCTAGCTTCGTCAACGAGGCCCGCAAGATCGTGCCGAACATGATCATGCACAACGCACAGGAGTATTACGACTACATGGAGAACGCGGAGCAGCACGACCTCTCCCTGAACTCCTTCCCGTTCGGATGCTACAACGTTCTGATAGAGAGCCTCTACATGGGGCTGCCTTTCATCACGATGGTCGGCTCTCGGTTCTACAACCGGGCCGGTATGTGGCTGAACGATCAGGTTGGCATGAGCGAGAACAACGTGACCTCGCCTCGTGACTTTGTCGAGCGAGCAGCCGAGCTGATCGTCGACCCGGAGAAACTTGCCGCGCAGCGGGAGCACTTGGCAAGCCTGAACCTGAAGGAACGACTGTTCACACTCAAGGGAAACTACTTCCTTGAAGCCTTAGAGTACACACTAAAGAATCACCCTTTTACTGAAACGAAACTCATCGGAGAACCAAATGACCAAGCTGAATGAAAAGAGCGTGAAAGAGATCAAGGTGGATCTCTCAGAGAAGCTACTCACTCAGAAGGAAATCGGCACGAAGTACGGCGTCAGCCGGTCTGTCATCAGTGACATCGCCTGTGGCCGAGTACACAAAGACGTCAAAGCGGAGATAGTCATGACCGAGCAAGACGCCCAGATCTTCAAGCTGCAATCCGACAACGAGCATCTCCGAGACGAACGCAACAAGTACAAGCGGCAGCTCAAGTCCGCCGCCAAGACTCAGGGCTTGTTCCAAGCCGTGGTCGAGGAGATGGACGAACGAGTCAAGCCGATGCGTCCGCTGCCCTCGGCACGCCCCAAGTTCAAGAAGGACGGCAAGGGCACCATCCGCGAGCACCTCGTGATGCACATCAGTGATGGTCACCACGACCAGATCGTCACGCCCGACGACACGGGCGGACTGGAGACCTATGACTTCCCCATTTCGATGTGTCGGGCCGAGAGGTATGTTGACACGATCCTCAAGTGGACCCAGCAGACCTTGCAAGGCTTCGCCTTCCCCAGCCTCACCGTGCTGGCCTACGGCGACCACACGTCCGGCGAGATTCATGGACATACATCGCGATCCTATTTCCGCAACGCTTTTAAGAATGCGTTTGCTATCGGTCAACTCCACTCGCTGATGTACCGCGACCTCGCCCCGTACTTTGATCAGGTCAACATCGTCTACGTGCCGGGCAACCACGGTCGCCGGTCCAATAAGAAGGACTACCATGGCGCGCATGACAACTGGGACTACCTGATCGCCAAGACCGCCGAGATGTATCTCCGCGACTTGCCGAACGTTTCCTTCAACATTCCCAACTCGTTCTCGTGCAACCTGGACATTGGCGGCGTCGGCTTCCAAGTCTTCCATGGCGACGACATCCGCTCAAGCTTGGGCATTCCGTGGTACGGCCTGGAGAAGCGCCGTCACCGAATGATGGCCTTGAACGGTGTTCAGAACTGTACCCCGATTCGCTACTACTGTTGCGGTCACTTCCACCGCCCCGGTTCGACGACCGAGGTGAATGGCGAGATGCTCATCAACGGCGCGTGGCCTGCAAGTGACGCCTACGCGTTCAACGCCCTCGGCGGGTTCACTGAACCTTCCCAGTTGATCCACGGCGTCAACAAGGACTATGGTATCACGTGGCGGCTTCCTGTGAAGCTGCGTTGTCCCTACGAAGCGACTGGACCGCGTCGTTACAAGATCGACCAGATGGAAGAGATCGCAGCGGCACTGTAGGAGGCCACATGAAGCGTGACACACTAAGATCGTTGCGGGGAAGGCACCGCAGCGATCCAAGTCCAAACGACGTATTGAACGCGACGCCAATGATCATCCTGATCGCCCTCATCCGGCTACTCTGGATGGTTGTGAGCAGCGTCGCAATCGTGGTGGGCATTGGGCTCATCGGAGCATTGTTCCTACCTTTCACATGGTATCAAATTGCCCTTACAGTTTTCGTCGTGAGAATCCTGTTCGGGTTCGTTGACTAACTCGTCCTTGGCGGACGTTTCCAAACCGACATGGACGTAAACACTTTTAGGAGTTCCTATTCTTATGGCTGGTACTATTGCCACTTTCCTGACCGCTGCATCGACCATCAACACCAACGAAGACTCTGACCAGAAAGGTCAGCAGCGCCACGCGTACAAAGAGCTGCTTGACCTTCAAGCGATCAACGACCCCACCTTGTCGCCGCCGTACTTCGCTGATGACGCTTCGGCGTCCATCGCTGCCAACGGAGGCACGACTGGCAACTTCACTATCACACTCAGCTTCCCGAAGGTGGGCGTCGAAGTCACCACAGGCAACATCGCCTACAACTCGGCGAACGCCGCCGTCCAGACCGCTCTCGACACCGCCCTGTCTGGAGAGGTTCTGAACGAGACGTACACCGCTGACGACCTCAAGGTTGGTGTGACTGCTAACGCGTCGTCGGCAGCCATCAGCATGACGGCGAACGGAGACTCAGTCACCAACTTGAACATGCTCGTCACGACGGCCAACGTCGACATGGACGTAGCAGCACCGGCAGTCACCGCCACTGGCGTTGGCACTGGCAACCGCCAGGGTGAAGCCCTCCTGGCTTACCTCAGCGTTGTGACGCCCTTGGGCACCATTACGCCTCAGGGTGACACGCCTGCCGAAGGCGACTACGTGTTGGGTGACAACCCATTCTCACTGAGCCCCGGCTTGCAGGAGATTATCATCTCCTCGATCCAGCGGGACGAAGACAAGACTATTGGCGACGCCATCCGCGAAGTAGTGGGGTGTGTCCGATAGCATGAAACGAAGATCGTTTCTTAGGGTGATTGGAGCGGCAATACCAGCAATGGTGTTGCCGCTTCCTTTGTTGGGAGGCAGCACCCCCTCTGTAGCGGCGGTCCCCGCCCCCTGTGCGGTGGGAACCACTGGCATAGATTGTTTTGTACCTGAGTCCTGGGCATGCGATGGCCTAAAGGTACTCCAAGAGAACATGGCGATAGCTGACATTGTACACCGAGACTTTGAACCGCACGCCGCGAAGGCGATGGACAGAGTCAGAACAGAAAGAGGAGTGAAATGACCGGACCCCGATTCAAAGTGGTAGAGAACAAGAGCGGCTGCCACTGCTGCGCCCTTTACGACATTATGGACCTTCAGGAAAACGAGGTGGTTTGCAGCAGCGACGACGAAGGTTGGATGGAAGTCATCCTCGATTGCTTGAACAGCACATACACCTGGATTGGTCCGTGCCTGTAATTCCGAAATAAATATTTGACATGCCCACGTCTGTGCGGTATGCTTTAAGTAGGAGAATCACATGAAGAGCAGATCACCCCAGCAGCTTGCCGAGGAAACGTATAACCTCAGCGTGGCGGCACTATACGCCGCAGCAGAGGCAGCGGGCTACGAGCAAGACGAGATCGTCTCGTTCGCGTTCCGAGAGTCCTTCCTCACGGAAGAGCAGATCACCACCAACAACAAGATGATTGTGGAGGGATTCAAGCCTCCGTACAGTGCAGCCGTCTACCACAACGCTGTGCGCCTGAAGTCAGACTCAGGTGACATCCTGGGCCTCGTGGCGCAGATCCCTCTCACCCTCCGTCCTCAACCGCCTGAAGATGCATCAGTATCCATGGAGCGCAAATCATGATCGTAGGCCAACCCACCCGAACCCGTTGGCCCCGCTCCATTGAGGCCATCCTGAAGAAGCAGAAGCACACCACCACCAAGAGTGGCAGTCGGTACTACCCGAACTGGCAGCCCGACCATCGAGGCTCCAACGCCCCGCAGCCGGTCGTCATCCACAACGTGGCCAACATAGGGGACATCAATCTTGACCGATAAACTCACAGCTCCCATCGAACTACTCAAGTACATCGTCGAGGAGACCTTCCGCCGCTATGAGGGCGAGGAAGGCTTCCGTGTCACGCAGGTGGATATGTACACCATGGTTGACGCCGAGTCAATCGAACGAGTCTGGTTCGACTGCGAAGACTTCGGAGATGAAATCGCGAGCGAGATCCGGTACGGCGAAGTAGAGACTGGCCTCGAAGCCCCGTACAATCGTCACTATGAAGCCAGGGAGGTCGGCATCCAGATTACAGATGGTCGGTGGATCGGCTGGACGCACTGGTACGGCGGTGGCAAGCACGGCGATCCCGAGTCAATCGACTGGCAGCCGTACGCCTACTTCCTGGAGTGCACCGAGAAGCTGGTCAAGGTAAAGACCTGGAAGGCGGTGGACTAATGTGGAGCCTCTGGCACCCCGAGAAGACTGAGCATGGCCTTCAGTTCCGGCTCAGCTACAACATCAACTGGCAAGCCGCCGAGCTGCACGTCATAAAGAACGAGTTCGTCTACGGTTCGCCTGCTAAGCGGTTCCTCGCTCAGACCGAGTGGGTCGACCTCGAAGACCTCAAAGGGAGCGACGCAGATCCCAGCTTCCGAGTAAAGGACCGGGAGGGCGGGAACAACCACTTCCAAGCTCTGTTCGACTGCTTGTGGGAGCAGGGCTACCGACCACCATCCGGCGAGGACCGGAACAAGGACGCCATCGTGCAGGCTAAGGACAGCCACCTGGACGACCTCCGAATGATCATCAAAGGACACATGGACATACAATGAACAAGAACTCTCCGTTCTGGCCGGTCAACGACGCGGCCTCCCGCCAAGTCTACGCGTCGCCGCCAACGCTGGCGGTCGTCCGCATCTACTCATCCGTCAACTACTTTGAAGATCGCAGGTTGGAGTTGGAGTGGCGAGGCAGCAAAGCTCTCACCGTGGCCCAGCTGTACGACAACGCCTTGGGCGGTTACTGGATCGAGGACGCTTTCATGCCTCGCGAGCACTTGCGTTTCATCACTGTCGGCAAACCATTTACAAAGGACTAACCATGTGGAAACGAATTCGTATAGCTATCGTGGTCGCTCTTATTACGACCGCGCTATTGATCGGCAGCCAACTGAAGGCCCAGCCGTTCCAGACGTACCCGGAGCAGAGGTGTGTGAAGAACGAAGGCTACGGGATGATCATCAACGACTTGGAGTGTCACGCCAGGGCGGGACACCCGATGCGGAACGAGAAGGACCCAGGGAACTGGGTTCATGAACTCTGCCACCAAGTCAGCAGCGACATCCGTTGCAAGACCAAGGCGAACGACAACGCCATCTACCTGCTGAACAATCACTACGTGATCTTCGTCGAGCCAGACGTCACCTTGAAGCAGGTGGCTGCGATGGTGCACAAGACGCGGCGGACTGAGACCTGGAAGTTGTACCTCGTCGAGCAACAGCGTTACTGGAACCGCGAGCCACTCTACATCCTGGACGAGGGCAACGCGTTTGCCATGAGCGTTCTGTATCACACGATGGCGGGCACCGAGGACCCTTACAGGTACACGAAGGCGAAGGAATTCATCTACTTCTCCGAGGTGCTCCTGAAAGCCGTCAAGTATTACGACCCAGACTACGCCCAGCTGGAAGACCTGGAAGCGTTCATCAAGTACCAGAACAACCGAGTGAACAACATCCTCAAGCTGTACGACTACGAGGGTGGCGGCCCTGTGCCTGATGAGATCATCCCGGATGAGCTACCGGTGCCTGATGAGATCAACCCTGACCTTCCAATCGACTACGTCTTCAGCGGAGCCAGCTATCACAACCGTGGCCGGACGAAGAAGTTCTTTAAGAAAGCGGGGAAATAATGGCAAGTGCACTAGCAAGTTTCATTTTGGTGGCCTGTTTATGTGGCATGCTCTTCTTCGCAATCATCGTGGTCTCCAACGAACGTGACGAGTATGCGAAGAAGTGGCGGGATCAACTGGCCGAAGTCACCCGCTTGCAGTTCCTCTGCAAGGACAACAGCAAGTCTTCGCAGAAGGCAATCGATGAGCTGAGGCTGCGCAACTCGGCCATTATGGCTCGGCTCGTCGAGATCAAAGACATTGTGGAGGACGTATGAAACCGAGCGCAATCAAACTCCTGGCTGCCGTCCGTGACGCCCACTCAGCCCTCGACAGGTTCATCGCCGCCGAGGGGTGGCGTCACGAGGACGAGATAAAGCCAGCGTACTGGGCAGCCGTGCAAGCCCTTGAAGACTTCAAAGCAGAAATGGAAGAGGACCCTGGCCTGTGAGCGAGAAGTGGAAAGACATAGAAGGCTACGAAGGTGCATACCAAGTGTCTGACCTTGGGCGTGTCCGCTCGTTGCCTAGGGAAGCCAAGCATCCGACGCACGGAACCTGCCAGTTGAAGGGCCGGGTGCTGAAACACTTCTTCAACAATTTCGGGTATCACCAAGTTGGGCTATCTGGAAGAACCTTCAACGTTCACAAGCTGGTGGCAGAGGCGTTCCTAGGCCGTCGCCCAGAAGGTCACGAGGTTCGGCACGGGCCAGCAGGTTTAGGCGACAACTCTGTTGACAATCTCAGCTATGGCACCCGACAGCAGAACGCGTTAGATCAACGAAGAGATGGAACCCATGGAGGGTCACCAGTAATCAGGAGTGACGGTGTTCGCTTCATAAACATCAGTGTTGCGGCTGAGGAGAGCGGTACATACCACAGTAACATTTGCAAAGCTTGCACCGGACAACGAAACACAGCAGGAGGGTATAGCTGGACTTATGAGATTCAGACCTAACACATACTATATAGATTCTGAGACGGTTGGCTTTCAAGGTCTCATCACCCTCATCCAGTGGGCTTACGAGGATGGGGATGTTCACCTGCACAACCTCTGGGATGTGCCGGTGCGTGACACCATTGAGCTGCTGGAGAAGTTCGTAGAGAAGGGTAAGACCCTGTGCTTCTTCAACGCCAACTACGACACGTTCCACATGTGCAAGGTGTACACGATGTGGAAGCTGCTGGCTGAGCGTGTAGGTCCTGACGCTGTGCCGAAGAACATCCACGTGGATGTCCTGGCGCAGGCAGAGAAGGACGCCCGAGACGGCGACTGCTACAAGCCTGACAACGTCATCTGCCTGATGCTGCACAGCCGCAAGGGCAAGTTCCAGACGCTCATGTCGCGGCACGACGTGCGTGTGACGAAGGTCCCGAGACAGCTCGGGTCGAAGCTGGCTCAGGAGCTGGAGAAGCGTATTGAGCTGGACGGCATCTTGTTCGCTAAGAGAGCCAACCCCAACGCTCCGAAGTGGGGCGTGTACGACAGGATTAAGAAGGGCAAGGAAGATGAGATCGATCCGGACTTCGTCGATGTTACACTGAAGTTCAAACCTGCGAGAGGGCTGAAGTATCTGGCCGAGCACTGCCTCGGTCTGGACCCTGAGTTCCACTCGTTCAAGGATGTCTACCCAATCCGCCCGCACAAGCTGGCAGAGATCGGGTACGCTCCGTTCGCCTTGGGAATCAGCAAGCCTGAGGTGGATTGGAAAGTATGGGATAAGCAGCGTAAACTGAAGGGCTACGCATGGCCCGCGCTCATTCATATTGACATTAAACACTGGAGAGATAATGAAGAGGCTAGACGCTACGCACGAGACGACGTTGTCTACACACGGTTGCTCGACGAATACTTCGGCTTCCCAGAAGCAGGAGACAATGACTCAGTGCTTGCATGCATGGTCGCCTCTGTTCGTTGGCATGGTTTCACCATCGACGCCACAGAGATCGCCAGACTACTTGCAAAATCCCGCCAAGTGCTTGAGGCATCCCCGGTAAACATCAACAAGCCTTCCAAGGTCAAAGAGTACATCCGCGAAGTGATGGACGAGACCGAGGCAACCTTGATCGACAAGAGCACGAAGAAGGCGAACCTGGAGAAGATACGTGACGAATACATTGTTGATCCTGATGATTGTGACCCTGAGCTGGGCGGTGAGCTGTGCATTAAATGTTTTGGCGACGGCTGCATTCGGTGTTCTGAAGCGGGCTTCCTCCCGGCTGGACCAACCCCAGCGTCCAAGCGGGCCGACGAGATCCTGCACATTAAGGCCGCAGCGAAAGAAGTCGAACTGTACACAAAGCTGCTGCAAGCCGGACGGTTCCACGCCGCGTTCAAAGTTATTGGAACCTTGTCATCCCGTATGGCGGGCGGGGAAGGTCTCAACGCGCAAGGCATTAAAGGGTCTGACGAAGTTCGGTCGAGCTTCCCGCTGAAGTGGGGAGGCATGGTTCTGTGCGGTGGTGACTTCGACGGCTTCGAGGTGACCTTGGCAGACGCTGTGTTCCAGGACGCCAAGCTACGGGCTGACCTGCTGGCTGGCAAGTCTATCCACACCATGATGGCGGTGGAGATCTATCCGAACAAGACTGAGGAAGAGATCAAGGCATCGAAAGGATATAAGGACGGTGGCGATGTCGATATGTACACTCGTGGCAAGCAGGCTGTGTTTGCAACATTGTACGGCGGCGACGCAAACACCATCAATAAAAAGCTGTCGATTCCTAAGAAGGTCGCCGAGACCGCATTCGACAACTTCCAGAACAAGTACCCAGGCATCAAAGCAGCACGTGACAAAGTTGCCGAAGACTTCGCAGCTCTGGAGCAGCACGGCGAGGTTGGTACAGGCAAGATCACGTATAAGGTGCCTGCTGAGTATGTCGAAACGTTCCTCGGATTCCGACGCTACTTCCCTATCGAGAATAAGATTGCTAAGGCCATCTTCGACCTCGCCCACGACGTTCCCAAAGCCTGGAGACGACTTGACTTTAAGGTCGTCCGAAGAGACCGAGAACAAACGCCAGCGGGAGCAGTGTCATCGGCGTTATATGGAGCAGCTTTCCAGATACAGGCAGCGAATATCCGGGCGGCTAACAACCACCTCATCCAGTCACCTGGAGCTATGATCACGAAGGACTTGCAGCGACAGATCTGGGACATCCAGCCCAGCGGTGTGAACCCCTGGCGGGTGGCTCCGATCAACATCCACGATGAGGTGCTCAGCGTGACCGACCCGGACTACGTCGACGAGGTGACCGATGTCACCTTGCGGGTGGTCGAGTCATACCGCGACCGGGTGCCGCTGATCGGCATGGACTGGGTCAAGAGCATGGAGAACTGGGCAGGGAAGAAGGGCGCGAAGGAAGCGGTCATCTCCATCGGCCCGCACGGCATCAAGGAAGTGTTCGACGACGAAGAGTACGTGGCCCCGATGGGGATCGAAGAACTGGAGGCGTTGGACGAAGTGCCTGACCCCTGCCTAGACCTTAGCAGCTTGGAGAACATGATATGAGCCAAAAGGACATGCTGCCAAAGATGCTGCTTGTCAGAGTTCGCATCAACCCAGATGGCGATGGGTGCACTGGGTTGTACGGCCCTTTCGGAATCCTGATAGCTGGAGGCGATGAATACCACGACAGCATCAGTGCGTACATCGACGGGTACGTGGACGCCCTGTCCAACTACCACGAGGTGAAGGTGGAGAACTGGACGCTGCCGAGCGACCACCCGGAGACTTACAACATCAACTGGATGCCTCACGACATCCTTGATCTGCCTATTGAAGGGATGGAGAAGCCATGAAGTTCGACATCGTAGTAGTTGAAGGGGATCGCGGGCGGATGGGCCTGTACGTGAATGGCGGGCTGGAGATGGACGACTTCACCTGTTCTCAGTTTCGGGTGTCTACCTCAATCCAGGCCCGCATCGAGGGGTTCATGGATGGCGTCGACATGGTCTGCGATTACCATCCGGACGGATACTCATACACACTCTCCCAATGGCGTTACGTGGGCCCTGAGAGCCTCTCAGAGGGTTACGTGCACAACGGGCTTCCCATGTACCTGACCGAAATCCAGGAAGTTTTCCTGGAATTGATTTGACACCGGTCTGGGGTGGTGTATGATTTAGGTAGACAAAACATCACAAACAAGGAAACAGACATGCCGAACGAATCAAACATGCGAAACCTAAAGGCCCTGATGGACCTGCTGTCGGACAACCACGCTGACATCACCGCACAAGCGGCTCACGTCAACGCACGAGTCATCTTGGCCGACGAGCGCAACTCGGAGCGGGCTGGTTCTGGCAGTGTAAGCCTCAAGTGGGCCGCTCGCCAGTTGGAGACCCTGGAAGAGCTGCTGGATAATCAACGGCGGCGAACGGCTCGCGTCCTGGCAGAAGTCAAAGCAATCAGAAAGAATCTGAAAACGGTTTGAAAGGTGAGCCATGAAACTTGAACAATGGGCAGTGTCCAACCTCAGCGGCCCTTACACTCCTCCGGAGTGTCAGATCCGGTGCATCTCGGGAGTCGTCAGCGGGAGCCCGCTGTTCGAGGACGGGAAGTTCATCACGACGTCGCGCATCGTCTCTGTAGAGGGCCGAGTAGTGACGACCAACAGCGGCAGCGAATACACCCTGGGCGACCCAGACCCTGACTACGTCGCGTGGTGTGTAGAGAACGGCTTCGACCCGCCGTCCGAAGAAAACCCTATCCGAGTCCTTTGAGGAGGGAAGCTTATGAAGATTTAATTTGACAAGGCAACATTTGTGTGATAAGATTGAGTATACCTTTAACGTAAACAGAAGAACAAGGCCACCGACCGAACGGCTGTGGCAGACAACCAACCAGGAGGACAGACCAATGTTTCAGGGGCTGTAATGGCCCCATCAGAGGACGACGAGCTAGGTGCTCAGTAGTGGTGAAATTGAGATAAATGATTTACCTCATACGATAAACAACACAGCCTAGCAAGTCAACACTGTGGACGCTTAGCTCAGTATGTTGAGAGCGCCCCACTTGGGGAGGTCGCTGGTTCAAATCCGACAGGTCCACAGTATTCCGGGATGGCGCAGTTGGTAGCGCGGCAGATTGTTAATCTGTAGGTCACTGGTTCGAGCCCAGTTCCCGGAGCTTGGTGAATTCTAGACGCGAGCACCTCTCTACCGGGACGTGGTGCGAAGCACACCAATGACATGTTTGTAGCTCAGTTGGTAGAGTGCCGGTGCCACCGGTGGTCGGGGGTTCGAGTCCCTCCAGGCATGCTTGAAAGAGAGTGCGGAGAAAGAGGCGGGCAACAGTCCGGTTTTGACCTCACTAAGGCGAAGCAGTTTTGTGAGGAAGCTGTGGACCTCGACCCTCCGCTATTGAAACAGAAGGAAGCAAAGTGAGGAGGCGGGCAGCGGCCCGGTTTTGGCCCTCACCAGGGCGAATCAGTATTGTGAGGGTGCTGAGGACCTCCAAGATCTTTGCAATTGAAACACCACCCTGGCTGCGGGGACTCTGGGACGTCCAGGTGTGACGTCCTTGCTTGTAACTGAAGGGTTCGATCCCCATTGGGTAGGTTGCAAGCCCCGCAGCTGGGATTTCACAACGGAGAAGACGATGAACTTACTTTTACCACTGTTGATAATCGCCGTGCTGCTGGTGGCGTGGCTAACTGGAGGTGACAACATCTGATGCTTGACGTACTGAGCGAAGAGAAGACGAAGAACGAAGGGAACGACATCGGCCCGTTGGTGTGGGACTGCCTCGCCAGCCATACTAGCCTGCCTCGGGCCGCGTGCAAGTCCCTGATCTACTGCCTGATCTACGGCGGACCTGTGCTCAAGATCTGCCGAGACAACAAGCTGGGTATCACCGAGATCATGTTGATCCGGACCACGTTCGACGACATTATGGAAGGCCATATCGCCCTTTAACCCTTAACCACTTGGAGACTGTCATGCGAAGTAAATGGCACGAGAGACAGGAAGAGAAGAAAGCCCTCATGGAAGAGAACGCAACGGAGCGTGCGAAACGCTCAAACAAAGAGCAGCTTGAGGCTCTTGACTTCCGCCTTGGGAAAGGCGTCGGAGCGAAGAAAGAAAGGAAACGGCTGGCCGAATGATCGATCTGATACTGGGCTGGGCGTTGGCAGCCACCGTCATACTGCTGCTATTGTCATGGGCCCATAGTGACATGAACCGAGAGCTGGAGAGAGCCCTACAAGGGTGGCGCAAGGCAGCGGCCCTCAAGGACGAAGCTAAGAAGGAGCGCATGAGGTCCGACAAAGAGTGCGAACGACTCAAGTTAGAGCTGTCTGTGGCGAACGCTCGCCGCATCCAAGTCCTCGACGATATGCATGAGGCCCTCGAACAGCACGAATATTAAACGCTTGCGGATGGGCTGGTGCTCAGCCGGGCCTCATAAGCCTGGACTCGAAGGTTCAATCCCTTCATCCGCAACTTGATCGGTTCTCCTCGCGGCTTGCAGTACACAAGCTGCCAACCCCTGCCAGGGGTAACTAGCGGGGAAGCGGGCTCGCGCGAGCCCACGGCATGGGGTGCAATTCCTTGGCCGATCACTTACTGAAATGCACCGAGGACTCTAGACCCGTGGTCCTCTGGTTGGTGCAGTCTCGTCTGGGCTTGGGCGGCGAAGTGGTAGACCAATACCCTCACCCCGGCCCAGCGAGGCGAACGGGTATGCCCCGTTAGACTAATGGCCATGTCGCCACCCTTTCAAGGTGGAGGTTGCGAGTTCGAGTCTCGCACGGGGTACTGTGGTCGTAGCTCAATTAGTTAGAGCGTCGGATTGTGATTCCGAAGGTTGTGGATGCGAGTTCCACCGGCCACCCCAAACACCCTTAACCCTGGAGAGAATCGTGGAAGAACAAGTATTTGAACTCATCGAGACCGTGAAGGCTGGCTTGCCAGTCGTGTCCGAACAAGCTGTGCGTGCCTTACTCATCGACAAGTGGGTGGGGTTACTCTTCGGTCTCTTAGGCTTGCTCGTGACCATCCCGGCCAGTGTCTGGGCCATTCGGTGCTGGTACAAAGACTGCAAGCATGACGACGACTACATGATGGACCGCGACATGGAAGGCTTCATGCTGGTCGCCGCCGTCGTCCCTTCCGCTCTCGCGATCATATCCTTGATCATCGTCGGCATCAATCTGTCCAGCATCATCAGCATCTCCAGCTGCCCGGACTACTACGCCGTGCTGCAAGTCATCGAGATGGCGAAGGGCGCGGTCAAATGATCTACATGGAATACGACCCGGACTCGGCAGGTACTCGCATCTCGTTCGTCGTTAAGGACACGTGCGACAACTCGATCCCGCAAGGGGTTGCCCACGCCCTCTTCGAGGGACTGGACGGCCAGTTCTTCACAGAGGGCCCACACCGTGCCCGAGCACCGCAGACCACGTTGAACCTGTTCAAGGTCGACCTGCTTCTGCATGCTGCTAGGTGCGAGCAGAGGGACGCTGACATCCGCCAGCAGAAGCGGGACTTCGAGGCCAAGTATGGCAAAGAGCCGCCGAGGGATTACAAATGAAGAAGTCATTTAAGAAGCTGACACTCGACGAGCGGGTATCCAAACTGCCGGTGTGGGCACAGGACCACATCAACGACTTGGAGCGTGACGTACGGAACACCCGGCGACGGCTCGACCGCTTCCTCGACACCCAGACACCTACCAAGGTGTGGGTGGAGGACTATGTTGCTGGCGTGAAGAGCTACGTGCCTGACGACCGGGTTGTGATCTCCCACCAAGGGGTGACCTTGGAGGTGAACGCCCGTGGTGATGAAGGCATCAGGCTCCAGTGGCGTCCTCAGGGCACTCACGGCCTCGGAGAGCTGAGCTTCGTCCCGGTCAGCTACCAGCAGGCCAGGATCACCAACCTGCTCTATCAGCCAGCAGAGCTGGAACGTCTCGAACGATTTAAGCAGCGAGCCGAGGAGAACCCCGATGCACGGTAGATTCTACCCAGAAGGCACCGACCCACCGAGGTTCATCCACCCCACGTTACCGCCATTTGAAACGGAGACAAGAGAAATGTGCAGCCGCCAATCCAACAACGACCGAGCATTCAACACTCTGTGCCTCATTGTCGGCATCTGTGCTTCGGTGCTGTGCGTGGCTGCCGCCACCGTCGCAGTGTCCGCTCTGATTTATTTGGTCAATTCTATTTGACAACTGAGTTCCGCGCGGTAAGCTTTAAGTAGACAAAACAACTGATTCACTAACCCTTTCTGGAGACCGTCATGTCGGACGCGAAGAAACTGAAGAAGACGCGGAAGCACCTGAGCACGCTTACTCGTGGTCAGCTCGTAGCTCTCGCCACGCAGCGCACAGAGATGGGCTACCAAGCCATCCTGAAGTGTGCCACCGAAGAACTCGTCAACACCCTCGCCCAGGTGGCGAACGTGTTGAAGCCCATCGACGTCAGCGGCGTCGTGGAGGTGAGTGAATGAAATGGCTAAGCATCTTCGTCGCCTGTACCATCGTGCTTGCCGTAGTCTGTGCGGAGACTTCCGCTCAGACTCGCAGGTATACATCGACTCGCTACTCGCAGATCCGTTCTGGGCCGATTGTCAGCTACTATGTGGACTTGACTCCAAGGCCTACAGTAACACGCGGACTTACCGGGTCCAACGTGCCGCCGCACAACCCGATCTTTGATGGACCTAAGAAGTCCTACCGGTCGGGAGCGTACCGTAGCTCCAGCTCCAGCTATGCACCCACTCGGTACTACGGCGGCTACTACCAGCTGATCATCAACCCCTACGTCGACCAGACGAAGTACAAAACCCTGGGAGTCAAATGACGGTACCAACACTAATAGCTGTAGTGGTTTCGGCGTGGGCATTCGTCGCGACGGTGCTTGCCATAGTAAACGCACAGGAACTGCGTGAAACGAAGGAAGCCAAGCACAACGTGGTCAGGGACTGGACAGAGTCTAGTGACCGAAGGAGCGACGCGAAGTCAGAGTTCTTCGAGGAACTCGAACGCATCACGGAGAAGTACAGGAGTAAGTGCTGATGAGCCCATCAAAGAATTGGTTGAGGACGTGCCGGATTGGGACACCTTCAAAGAACGTAACCGATCTGTTCTACCGTCTTGGTGTGAGCACGATCACTCACGACAGCCTTATCGACGAACTGCGAGAGGCGTTGTTCGACAACGACGTCGACCGCGCCCTGCACTGGGCCGACAGGATCATCGACGTCACTGACGAACTGAAACACTTCATCCGGGAGAGCAACTGATGATGATCAAACTGAAGACAATTACTGGGTTCTTCATCGTCAACACTAGCCACGTGACGGCGATGTCGCGGCTCAAAAACGGTGAGGAGTTCAAGTCACGCATCTACGTCAACGGCCCTGCTTGCGACAGCTGGTTCCAATCAGCCAACACGCTCGAAGAGATCTGGGACATGATGGAAGAGGAAGCCCTGCTGCAACAGCGGCTGCGACGTCCGCTCTGGAAAACAATCACCGACAGCCTGGGAATTACAAAGACATGAAACTCGAAGACATCGGCTTCTACACCCTGGAAGACTCTCGAACGGAGAGCCTCAGCATCAAAAGCCCAATGTGGCGTTGCGAGATGATCCTGACCGAGCGTTGCAACTTCAAGTGCCCGTACTGCCGTGGCCTGCGTGACGACTGCCAAGGCGATATGCCGGTCACCCGTGCTATCGAAGTGCTGGACCAGTGGTGCGCACAGGGCCTGAAGAACATCCGCTTCTCTGGCGGCGAGCCGCTGCTCTACCCTCACCTGCACCAGCTCTGCTGTCGTGCGAAGGCTCAGGGTGTGGAGCGGATTGCTATAAGCACCAACGGCTCGTTCCCGTACGACCGCTACCGATCCCTGATCGACGCTGGTGTCAACGACTTTAGCATCTCGTTCGACGCGTGCTGTGCTGAGGACTGCGAGACGATGTCTGGCACTAACGAGTCCCGCATCCGCAAGTACGAACGGATCACCGAGAACATCCGCCAACTGTCCGAGCTGACCTACGTCACCGTGGGTGTCGTCCTGACCGACGACAACAAGGACGACCTCGCAGGTATCGTGGCGACGGCGTCTGAGCTTGGTGTGGCTGACATCCGGATCATCCCGGCAGCACAGGAAGGCAACATGATCGAGGGCGTGGAGGCGATCCCGCAGCACACCCTGGACAAGCACCCGATCCTCGCTTACCGTGTGGCGAACCTGCTGGCGGGTAAGGCGGTTCGTGGCATCAAGCAAACGGACACGTCCACCTGCTCCATCGTTGTCGACGACTCGGTCGTCTGTGGCAAGTACCACTTCCCTTGCGTGATCTACATGCGGGAGCAGGGCGAGCCGATTGGTGAGGTTGGCCCTGACATGCGCAAAGATCGAGTCAGGTGGATGGTCAGGCACAACACACACGCGGACCCGATCTGCCGAAAGAACTGCCTGGACGTATGTGTGCAGCACAACAACAAGTGTGTTGATTGCTTCGCGAGGAAACGCAAGTGAACGATTACTTGACCGCCATTGAGCAGGTGGCCTGTGCCAAGCCGCCGCAAGCCAGCATCATGGTGTACCAGATGACGTCGTTGGGCTTGCTGACTCATGACGATTTCGAGGAGCTGAGGCTTCTGATCGACCTTGAGTGCGGCTGCGAAGTCTGTGGCGGCACCCGTGGTGGCTGCCCTGGGAACGAGAACGTCGTAGACGGCACGATCATCTGCGACTACTGCTGGTGCGACCAGCTAAGGCACAAAGAATGACGACCTTCATACTCCTAGTTTGCCTCGCCGACGTCAACCCAGACGTGGTGGAGGTGCGTGAGTTCGACCTGATTGTACAGAACGATGTGTGGCTCGTCTCCAGCCAGAACGGAGAAGAGTACCAGTCGCTTCGTCAGTTCATCTTCTTCAACTACGAGGAAGGCGAACCGGTGGCCAAGCTGTGCGTGCACACGAGCCTGACAGCCACCTGCTACACCCGTAGCGGTCGCCCGTACCTGAGCTACGTTGCCGAGGATGGGCGGCTGATGTGCCTCTATGGCGCAGCATACCGGAGCGTGCCGACCGGCAAAGACCTGAGGCACGCCCACAAGTACATGATATACAAGATGGCTAAGGATTGGTTCCTGGCCGCCCCACGTTAGAAAGGACCCCTCATGAGCGTAGAGATTTGGGAAATGGAACAGGTTCTGTCCGAGTACAGTGACGCCCGGTCGGTCACCTTGCTCGTCAACGGCGTGCAGGAAGAGTTCACGATCATACCCGGCGACGACGGCCCCGTAATCAAGGTGGACACGATATGACAATGACCTACGAGCAAGCACTGGACGTGTTCGACCACAAGCTGCGGCTTGTCATGCAAGGGCGCATGATCGAGTCGGACCAACTCTACGAGGCCATGCGGGTCGTACTGGTACACGGACGTGAACCTCTTGCAGTCGCTTTGCGTAAGCGTGATCGCCTCACCCGCGACCTGCGACTGCTCAACCAAGTCATCGACGGAGACACTCCGCGTGGAACCTAAGAAGTTCAAGAGCAAGCACGGCCCCGAGCACAAGATCCAGGCCAAGTTCATCAAGTACCTGGAGATGCGCGGCTGGCGTGTGGAGCGGATGATTGGGAACCAGCTACAGATGGGCATCCCGGACATCTATTGCATGCACCCCGTCCACGGCACCCGGTGGGTGGACCTGAAGCACGCAGGGAAATACGAATTCACTAAAGCACAGATCGTCAAGTGGCCTCTGTGGCGAGACCATGGTGTGGGCATCTGGATCATCGTCGGGTGGTCGGACGAAGAGTACAACAAGCTGTTCGCCCCGCCAAACTGGGAAGACTACTGGAAGCCCAAGTACAATGACTACAATGTTGACATTATTATGCAGGAGCTGTTTGACGACTATGCGAATTAAGAAACTCATTCTGGACCTTGACGGCGTTATGGTGGACTTCGTAACAGCAGCCATGCACAAGACCGGAGTCATCGGCTACCAGAACTCTGAATATCCTGTGCGGGCTGGATGGAACATCGTGAAAGCACGCAACATCCTGGCGAAGAAAACAAGTTACCTGCGTCCGATGAGCGACAAACAGTTCTGGCAACACTTCGACTTGATCGACTTCTGGGCCAACCTCGACTATTGGCCAGGAGCCTTGAGCTTCTGGAACAAGTTGAGGTGGGGCTTCGGTGTGGATAACATCTTTGTCTGCACCAGCGGGCTTACACCTGAAGCGGCGGCGGGAAAGTCTATCTGGGTGAAGAACATGCTCCCCGGCTTCAACCCGAAGCACCTGTTCATCGGCACCAGTAAGCACCTTCTGGCCGGGCCCGACCGTATTCTGGTCGACGACCGCGACAAGAATTGTCTGGACTTTTACGAAGCTGGTGGTATGGGAGTGCTCGTCCCCCGCCCGTGGAACTCTGCCACCATGATCGACGACCGAGAGTTCAAGAGCACCATCAACTCTCTGCACATGATGAATGTGAGCATGCCAGAATGAATCCACATGCCCTCGCCGCAACAGCTCGACTGTTCTGTCTGATCATCTTCTGTGGGTTCGTCATCATGGCATTGTACGCGGAGCGCAACAAATGAAACCATTCGACATGCAACTGGTGCTGGGAGAAAGTCAGTTCGACTGCATGCTTTCCAGCATCGCTATGGTTACCGACATTGACAAAGAGTACATAAGGACGACACTATGCCCAGAGCTGACCTACCCATTCACGGGCCACTGGAAGAAACACCCGAAGGTCCCGAGCATGGACGAGGTGTGCGACTGGATCTGGACGACCACTTCCCAGGGCCTTATGCCTTTCAATCGCGACCCTGGATGCACGTGTGCCCCTGGGTGCAACGTGGTACCAGTGTGGAAGGACGGGGAAGCCAAGTTCAAGGAACACTTGTCACTTGGCTGGGGACTACTGGAGGGAGTGATCGACCCGTGGGTGGGTCACGGCCATAAGGCCAGCCCACCCTCCGCTAGCGGCCACATGGTCGCCTGGAACAGCGACGAGGTGTTTGATCCTCGTGGCTACAAATACCCTTTCGACAAGTGCTCCGAAGTAAACTTCGAGCCGGTCAGATTCTGGTTGCTAATCGTATGAGCTTGATAAACCTCAGACACTTCCACACCAACGTGCGGACATTCAAACACCCTCTCCTGGACCACTGTAAGCCCTACAGGGACTCCGAACTGGACCTGCTGTGTGCGGTGGTGATAGGCTGTCCGGACGAGGGAGAGAGGCTTGTGCTCGCTCTCAGGTCATGTCTACGCCACATGATCCGTAGGTATCTCGCCAACTTCCCCCAGACCGAGGCCTACTTGGATGACATGGTCAGTGAAGGGTTTCTGGCAATTTGTGACTTAGTTGAGAATTTAAGCGTTGACTTATTGAATGGGCGGACTATACTTTATGTAGCGTCTCAACGTATTCAATCCAGCATTGAGCTGATGCTGAACAAGGTGCAGAGTCTGTCGGCACCATCCAGGATGACTCAGTTCAGACGGGTGAAAGAAGACAAAGACCCAATCTATCTCAGCCAGACTAGCCTGGACGATGTGGATGTGGATGTGGACGACCAACGCATGATGTTCAACATCCGGGACGTGTACGAAGGTCTGGAGAAGATAGAGGCACGTGACTGGCTGGACGCCATGCTGCTGTGTCCGGAGAACTGGGGCAGGACTGAGGCGGATCTGGCGGATGAGTTTGGTATAGGCAAGACCACCATCCACCGAAGAAAGAAAGAATTGTACGACGAGTTCCTTAAACTTACGAGGTGACGATGAAGAATTTGCTGGCGATACTGAAGTTCACTGTGAAGGCCTCTCTCCTCCTGGCTCTGGGGTGGATCTTCGCAACCACTCTGTTGGTGGCTGGTCGATCAGAGATTGGTTACAACCAATGGCGCAACCGCGTGCTGCAAGTGCAGTACCAGGAAGATCTTGTGCGACAGGTGGCCAAGTCACAGGCCTACTCCCGAGACCTGCTTGGCGCGGTCAAGTCACTTGCCCTGGAGAATGGACTCCTGTGCGAGCGAGAGAAGAAGACCGGCGAATACGTCTCAGCTCTCAGCGAAGAGAACTCGCGTCTGAAGGCCTCGCTCTCAGAAGCGGTCGCCCGACTGGAGACGCAGCAGGAGGAGCTGAACGACGCCTATGACTCCATGTTCCGGTTGCAGTTCAAGGTGGGCGTACTGGAGAAGGCTCTAGAGGCTTTGACTAACCCTCCGACTATTAAGGAAGGCATTCCTGAGCCAGCCTCGGAACCGACCTTCGATGTGTTCGACGCCTTCGATGTGTTCGACGCCGTTACCCGAATCATTCCGATCTTACTCTAAGGAACCACACATGGCCATGAACCCCAGTGAAATCCCTTCGTTGTCCGAATGCCTCGACCGCTACCTCACCGCTGAGGTTGTGCCGGGCAAGGTGGAGAACGGCGACCATCGAGTGTTCTACACCTTCACGTTGCCGAGCGACGAGGTGGCTGGCATGACTGCCCAAGAGCTGTTCATGCTGTACCTGCAACCTGTCATCGAGAACTACATCGCGCCCTGCATCAACAAGCTGGAGCGGGTGTGCACCAAGGCGATGCCTCTCCCAGGAGAGAAAGACAAAGTGATCGGCTTCCGATGCTGGCAGGGCAAGATCCCCGTCAACATCTACATCGCCCGCCGACCCAACCCCGACCGACACCAATACATCGTGGAAGCGATGGTTTACCCGAAACCGGAGACCGCCGATGATGAATGAGTACGATAGCCGGGACCTGTCTGACGCCCGCATGGACATCATCAAAGCGTTGCGTTGCTTGACACGTGTGAAGACCAACTCACCCTCGCGGGAGTTGTCCCTCGCACTAACCAAACTCGAAGAAGCCCAGATGTGGCTGTACAAGGTGAACTGATGGCAAGACGAGAATTCCTACAACTGGCAAAGGTCTTCGAGGAAGGCAAGCACGACCCATCGGGCATGTACGTCTCCGAGAAGCTGGATGGTACACGAGTCCTGTGGGACGGCGGCATCACCCGTGGCATGCGTACAGAGGATGTTCCCTGGGCTGGTATCATGAACCCGAAGGAACCCGGCGAGCGGAAGAAGAAGATCAAAGAGTTCTCGACCGGTCTGTGGACTCGCCTAGGCAACCCAGTGTGCGCACCTGACTGGTGGCTCAACCAACTGCCTGCGATGTTCCTGGACGGCGAGCTGTTCGCTGGTCGTGGTAACTTCCAGACGCTGCGGTCTATCACAGGCAAGCACGACGCCAGCGACGACCGGTGGCGAGATGTGAAGCTGGCGGTGTTCGGGGCCCCGTGTCCGACGCAGGTGTTTGCCCAAGGCGAGATTAAGAACCCCGGCTTCGTGTGTGACATCGACCAGATGACCATTATGAAGTTCGTGCAACGCCGGGCCGACAACGGCTTCCTCGAATCGTTCGTCCATATCCCAAGTCAGACGTTCGAGCAGGAGCTGCAACTGTTGCAGGCCAGCCTCCCCGCCGAGAGCGACGTCGTCTACCTCCACCAGCACGTACTCCTGCCGGGTGACCGATCCAAGGCCGAGGCCAAGATCGACACGATGATGAGTAACGTGCTGGACGTTGGAGGCGAAGGCCTCATGCTGAGACAGCCCGACTCGATCTGGCTGCCCAAGCGAGTCAAGGACCTGCTGAAGGTGAAGAAGTTCGCGGACGACCAGGGAACCGTCACAGGCTTCGTGAGTGGCCGCAAGACCAACAAGGGTTCCAAGCTGCTCGGTTTGATCGGTGCTCTGATACTGGACTACAACGGCAAGCGGCTGGAGCTGAGTGGGTTCACGGATGAGGAGCGCAGGTTCGCCACCCCGTTCGACACGAACATCGCTGCGCTAGCCCCTGGTAAGGACATGCCTTCCGGCACCCAGGGCAAGCATTTCAAGATCGGTGACACAGTTGAATTCAGATACATGGAGCTGAGCGATGATGGAATTCCGAAGATTGCACGCTACTTGCGACAGGTATGAGCCTGTCGCCTACGAGCGGCGAATAGAGCCCCGAGAAGACGGCCAGTTCAACGTCATCCTGAGAAGCGGGGATCAGGAGATGGTGTTGGTGCAGCCTACGCTGGCACGTGCTCGCACCCTGCACGACATGATGCCGCTCGATGTGTACGAGGGCGACATAGCACCTTGGTCTGTCAACTGCCACTTAGACAAGAGAAAGCCAGTCTATGAGAAACTCATCTGATGTGAAGGACAAAAACATCAGGCTTGAGAACCTCAAATTCCGTGCCCGCGTGGAATACTACAACGGCACCGGAGTAGACTGTGGACTGTTCGAGTCTATCAAGGGTGCGCAGAAGGTGCTTGAGAAGTACCCTCGCGACGACTGGTGTGAGGCTGACAAGGACGACTATCGGTACAGGGAAGTGGACGAACGAAACAACTGGAGAAAGAGAAGCAAGTTTTATGTACCTCAAGATCCTATCGATGATCAAGACGGCGATCCCTGTCCGGGAAGCGGCTGCTGCAATGGCAGATCGTTTGGAGAATCTGTTCCAGGACGAGATGGAGACTACTGGCCAGAAGGCGAATGAGCACGCCTACGACGTTGGCTACGAAGACGGTGTGGTGGACGGCAAGGCCGAAGGCCACGAGGAAGGCTACGAGGAAGGATACGCCGTAGGGCTCGAAGAAGGTGATCAGAACCCGTATAATTATATTTGACAGCTCCCATTCCGCATGGTATGATTTAGTGTGGAGATAACGCATGAAGAACATTATTCGCACGCACCTGATCGGGTTCATCTGGCTGGTTACAGCAGCTGACGTCTGGTGCTGCCAATGGCTTACCGCCGACATGGAGCTGAACCCACTGGCGCGCATCGTCATGGTCAACTTCGGCATCTGGGCCATGGTGTCCTTCAAGGTGTTCGGCACCTGGATCGCGACCGAGTGGCTGCGGCACTTACCTCTGTATTTCTCAGTCATCATCGCCCTACTGATGTTGACGTTAGTCCTTGTCCTGTCAGGAGTTATACCGATATGACAACCCAGTATCTCATCACTTACGAGATGTTCACAAACGAATCAAAGAAGAAGAAGCCGGTATCCGACGTCGCCACCGAGCTGACATTTCTCAACCCCGTCGACTTCTATGTGAAGAAGCTGAAGAGTAAGAAGTGGGATGGCTGCGTGATCCTCAACGTGTTCGTCCATGAAGAGGCCGACGTCACGACCCCTGGTTGCGACCAAGGGGCAGCCAGCTACACAGGGAGCGTCGAATGAGCAGCCCTCACATCGAACTGTTTGAGACATTGGCGACCCAGCCAGACAACCCAGAACCGACGACTGGCCTCTTGGTGGTGTCGACGCCTCGGTCTGGCTCCACCCTGTTCTGCGACGTGCTGACGAACGACGGGCAGGTGGGTATCGTAGACGAGTGGTTCAACGAGAAGCACTTTGCCGCGTGGCAAGAGGTGATGAACTATGACACCTTCAGCCTGCCAGAGTACCTGGACTTCGTCACGCGGAAGACAGCTCCCAAAGGCTGCTTCAGCCTACACGTCCACATCGGACAGCTGCTCCACATCTCCAAAGAGTATGAGTTCGCTGTCGGTGACATGGGCTTCGACCACATGGTGTGGATCTACCGCGAGGACAAGGTCCAGCAGGCTGTGTCGCTGGCCAAGGCCGTCTCTACCAATCAGTGGAAGAGCACACACGAGGCCAAGGGAGAGCCTGACCTGTCGTTCGAGAACATCGCCATGCGGCTGGCCACCATCATCGACCAAGACCAATTCTATCGACGTGTGCTGGGCGTCCACACCGACGACGCGTTCGCCTACGAGGACTTCCGGTCGCTGCCTTGCGGCTCTACCAGCCCGTGGAACAAGACGCTGCACGCACTCGGCCTCAACCCGCTGGCGTCACCACCCGTGCCGAGCACCGAGCGACAACGAGACTTCAAGTCTCGCGAGGCCGCACGCGAGTTCCGCAACTACCTTTCTGGAGTATAACATGAGAGAGCTGAAAGCCATATCCCCTACGTCGCTGTTCCAGTGGGAGCGCGACAAGGACGACTTCTACCGCAAGTACCTGTCCGACTACCGGGCTCCGTACGACCCCCAGAGCCGACCGGCCAGCGTGGGCTCGGCGTTCGATGCTTTCGTGAAGTGCGCGCTGCACCATCACATCTTTGGCAACGATGGCGATGGCGTGTACGAGCTGAAGCGGCTGTTCAACGAGCAGGTGGATGAGGCCAACCGAGAGTGGGCGTGGGGCGCAGGCAAGTATTGCTTCGACTGCTATCGCACCTGGGGCATCTACGACGCCCTGTTACAGGAGTTGCTGCGAAGCGAGGAAGATCCCCGCTTCGAGTTCAAACTGACCGGAGACGTGAAGGGGGTGCCTCTGGTGGGCAAGCCTGACCTCTGGTACAAGCTGGACGTCCAGGTGGTGTACGACTGGAAGGTCATGGGCTACTGCTCGAAGAGTCCGCAGTCACCGAAGAAGTTCTACCGGTCGTGCATCGACTGCTGGGAACCGACCAAGACTCGCAAGGCCACTCGCGGCGGCGGGCACTCCAAGCCTCACCCGAAGTTTGAGGAGATGGATCACAAGGGGCACAAGATTGGTGCTCACTGGATGGAAGACGTCGATAAGAAATGGGCCGACCAGATCACGATCTACTCGTGGCTGATGGGCATGGAAGTGGGCGATGAAGACACCATCGTCGGCATCGACCAACTGGCCTGCAAGCCGAACCCTGACAAGATCGCCCAGGACAAGATGCTGGTCGAGAACAAGGATTCGGATGAGGTCATCGAGGTGCAGGACTTCAAGCCGCTCATCCGAGTGGCGCAACACCGCTGCCGAGTGTCCGAGTTCTGGCAGCACAGCCTGATGAACCGCATCACCTCGATGTGGGAGACGGTTCATAGCGGACACATCTTTACCGAGCTGAGTCGCGAGGATAGCGACAAACGTTGTCAGGTGATGGACATCCCGCCACCGAACGATGGCAACGATGATTTCTGGGCTATGTGCAATGAAAGGCCATTCAGAGGATGACACTGATAAATACAGAAGCTGCGATTGGAGTGCGATTCGTTGGAACTATTCGCGACTTGGAAGTCAAGGCGTTTCAATTCCCGCTTGACTTGGAATGCGTCAAGAATAACATGGAAGACAACGATCACTTTGTGTACATCGCCAGGGTCGGCAAGGTGAACGTCGGCCTAGCGTCGTGTAGCGTCGATCACGACGCTCAAACCTTGTGGTTGACACTGGGAGTGCTGCCCAACTTCCGAGGCATCGGAGTGAGCCGTAAGCTGCTCAGTGAGGCGTCGAAGCGGGGCATGGCGGACAAGATGCACGACATGAAGATCATTGTGCCCAGCTACCGCATAGAGGACAAGGAAGACCCCGACTATATCGGCGGCTGGCTGGAGCGATTCGAGTTCAAGATCGCAGGGTGCGAGAGCGATTACTTCTGGCACTATGGCAAGCTGTGGGACGGCTACGTGTTTGGAGTGATGCTATGACAGACGACAGATCGAGATCGGCGGACTACTCGCACCTGGACGACCTGGGCACCACAGGCATGGTGCACGGACCTGCCATCCCGCGTGTGAAAGATGTAGTCACCAAGGATCAGTTCGGCGACGACATGCTGGCCGCTATGACGGCGGTGGCGGCGGACGCCGAGCTGCACCAGTCTGACACCGGTCAGTGCGTGGTGACGTTCATAGACGATGGCGACGAGTTCGTCGAAGGCGAGTGGGTTCCTGAACTGTGGATTGTGATGAGAAAGGTGCTGCCTGATGGCGAAGATCAAATTGGTTAACAAGTCGTACGAAGAGTACCTGAGGACATGCCGACCGTTCCGGATGGTGTTCGCAGATCCACCGGATAACATCGGCCTGAAGTACAACGGCTTCAAGGACAAGATGCCAGAGTATCAGTACGAGCTGATGCTTCAGAACATCTTGTACTGCTCGATGCAAAAGGCGGAAGTCATCTGGCTGTCCCTGAACTCGCGTCACGCGTTCCTGGCTGGCCACGTGATCCACAACATGCTGTCGTGGAGCGACGGCTGGGAAGCCAAGTCGTGCATCCAGACTTTCTCTTTTGGACAACACAACCACAACGACCTGGGGAACAACCACCGGCTGCTCTACCGAGTCATGAAGAGAGGAACGGAGTTATACCCTGATGCAATCCGAGTACCATCCTGGCGACAACTCAACGGAGATAAGCGAGCTGACCCCAGAGGACGTGTTCCTGGGGATGTCTTCGACTTTCCACGAGTTACTGGGAACTCCAAGCAACGGCGGAAGTTCTCTCCGACTCAGCTGCACGAAGGATTATACGAACGATGCATTCGGCTTAGTTGCGCTCCAGGGGACACGGTGGTCGATCTATTTGCCGGATCAGGAACAATGGGTCGAGTTGCCCCGCGATGTGGCGTCAATGGAGTCATGGTTGAACTGTCAACGGAGACGTGTGAACAAATTGCGGCAGACCAGGGAGTGAAGAAGATATGGTGAGCTTTTATAACGACTACAGCGGCACCTACGTCGGCAACGAACCGCAGTTCTATGGTCGTCCGGGACACCTCGTGCTCACCAGTGGAACCCTTGAAGATGGCATCTTCATGGCCCAGTTCAACGAAGGCAAGTTGTGGGAGACACACAGCCGCTTGAACTTCGCCACAGAAGAGTGGTTGCTGGACGGGCACTACTGGCTGGACTGCGGGCCTGTCGACTCCGAGAAGGTCACCGTGCACCTTGGGCTCGTCCGCGACGAAGAAGACAAAGTGATCGGCACTGTCCGCGACATGGAAACTCGACTGACTGAGAGAGGGCCGTTCTAATGATGCACCTCATATGCTGGCTGGTTACCGCGAGGATTGTTTATCGGATCGTCAGGAGAAGCCGTGGCTAAGAGGAAAGCGATAATGCGACACGGGTCTGTTGTGGAGTGCCCCACGCACAAGCGTAAGCGGGCCTTCAAGACCTCTGTCGCACAACCCAAGACCAAGTGCCCAGTGTGCTGGGGCTGCTGGCTTGCTGACAAGCTGGAGACCAGCGTTTATCAGAGCGATCTAGAAGACCTACTGCGATTCTCGAACGCCTTCACCACGGTGGTGAAACCGTCGAGCATCGAGTACATCGAAACGGAGAAAGACGAATGACCTATGTCGATTTCATGGGCGAGATTATCGAGTTGGGAGACACGATAGTGTACCCTACCAGACGACGGTCGGACATGTCCCTGAAGAAGGCAGTTGTGTCATGTGACCCAGCGGCGGACGCCTTCTCTATCTTGCCGGGAGTTCAGTGCACGAGCGAGACAGGACGTCGGGTGACGATCAAGCACCCTGAGCGATGCGTCGTCGTGAAGAAGGCGAAGCAATGAAGCGAACGTACAAAGTGTGGTCAGAAGGCGACGAGGAGCACCCACACGAGGTCGAGGCGTTCTGTATGGGCGACGCTGCCTGCATGGCAGTAGAATACTGGGACGAAGAGCACACGGTGATGGAGAAGCCCGAGACGGTCGTTGTGCTGGATGTCTGGTCAGGGCGAGAGACCACGTGGGTGGTCGAAGCCGAAGCAGAGATAACTTACTACTCTTACGCAAAAAGGATGACGTGATGGCGATCTACGAATACGAATGTGAGTGCGGAGAAGAGATCGAACGAACCAACAGCATGGCCGACATGAAGAAGACGGTCAAGTGCCCCAAGTGTGGCAAGATGGCGAAGCGGGCAATCCGCAACCGAACCGCCATTGTTCGCCACCGCTTGGGTGAGGCCCGCATCGGGCGGGGGAAGGGCTACTAATGAACCGAATGAAGGGTACACGGTGCTACCTGTGTGGAGCAATGGACCGGGTAAAGGACGCTGGCGTGGGCTGGCGCAAACGTATCCGATGCGAGATGGCGGGCATGGATATCCAGTGGCTGGACCCGACCCGCAAGCCCATCGACCTGGGGCTGGAGGACGACGCTAGTCGCCGCCGCCGACGTCGTTGGAAGCAGGAGGGTAAGTATGATCTGGTGCGGGCCGAGATGAAGCCCATCCGCTGCACCGATCTCCGCATGGTGGACATCTGCGACTGGCAGATCACCAACATCGACACCGACATCCATGCGTGTGGGACGTACGAGGAGACTTCCCTGGCCAACCGCCAGAAGAAGCCCAACCTGTTCCACATCGAGCAAGGCAAGTGCAACGCACCTGACTGGCTGTTCGGCAAGGTTCCGCACGAGCACATCTTCTCCACCTGGAACGAGCTGTACGCGTACGTGATCCGAGTGGCCGAAGGCTGGGACGACGGGACGCGACGCTGGTACTTCTTCAACTGGATGGGTGACAATCCTGTTATTCAGAAGGAGGACTGCTGATGACGAAGATTTGGGATCACATCTGCAAGCGATTCGCCCAGGTGACTGTCGTGCTTGTGCTGGCGACCGTGCTAGGATGCCTCTGCCATTTACTGTACACCGTAGGCCCTAAGGTGGCCATCGTCGGGGCCCTAACCGGGCTGGCGATCTACATGTTTTCCAACGGGGTGGCGACCTGGATGATGGAAGGGACAAATGAAGAAACTACTTGACTACCTGTGCCTCGGTGTCCTTGGCCTCTTCGTAGCGGCCCTGGCGATTGGCAGTATTGCTGTCTTCATCTACATGGGTGTGGGCTGCTATCAGATCAACGGGAACTTACCAGCTGCGTTGGTTCTCGGCACCATCCCTTTCTGGGCTGTTGCTGCGTTCCGAGGGGCGTGTATCATGATCGAACGTGACAATGCTGCCAAGGGAGGCGACGCTGATGACCGAGACAATCAACTCCGTACTTAACACAATAATGACAATCATGGTCCTTGGATGGGCTGTGTTCGTTGCCGTTCTACTTTTCTTATACTGGAGAGACTGATGAAGACGATGAGTAAATTCACGAGAGCTTCCGACAACAAAGTCATTGCTATCAAGGCATTCGGCATTGAGCTTGTCGAAGAGAACGAAGGCACTTGCACCATCACCGTGCACGGCGTTCAGGAGGACGGCGAGTGGCGTCCAGTGACGCACGAAGTGATCGGCACCATGGCCCAGGTGTGTGCGGAGATCGACAAGTAATGTACCTCTACATCTTTGAAGGGGGTGAGATGGCTCAGAGCGAGCAGCCCCCGACGGACCTGGACACCGACAGTATCGACGACGGGATCTTGCAGGTGCTCACAGTGGACACCACGAGGCCGTTCATCGAGTTCGTCGCTGGTGCTGGTGCACAACGCGTGCCTGAAGCCGACCGCATGATTGATGACCACGAACACGATTTCACGGTTCCGCCGATGAGCGACGAAACTGTGGAGAAACTTGGATGGAGGAGAGACAAATGAATCGGATAGACGACGTAGTTGAATATGGTATCGATGGGCTGGAGAAGCTCGTCGAGGGCTTAGGGCCTGTTGGCAAGGTCCTCGGAGAGGTGATCGAGTTCGCTGTTTGCGCAACCGTCACCGCTCTGATCGTCGTGTGCCTGTCCCCGTTCATGCTCCTCAACTTCATCTGCAAGAGGTTCAAATGAGAGACTTATACACATTCCCGGTGTTGAAAGAGACATCGACCAAGTCGCTGATGCGGATCAAAGACCCGTCGTACGATGTGCCCAAGTACAAGTGGCTGACGTGGCTGCTCCGGAAGCTGGGCTGGCTGAAGTCATCCTACTACCCCAACTACACGAGCACGTTCACGCGCATAGACATCAGCTCACACCAGATGTTGGACGTACTTACGCGAGGCCTGTCAGAGATCAGGCGAGCGCAGTTTGAACGCCCTAAGCGGGTGTACGTCGGCTTCGACCAGTTCGACGGACTGATGAAGGATGAACGCATGAAAGACATCGGGAACGTGCGACACTCCGCGAGCCTGAACCCGTTCACGTGGCCCGTGAAGGTCTACGGGACCGAGATCATTGCGACCCCTTACCTGGATGGCGTGCTGCCAGTGTGGGAGGGCGAGCAATGAAGCTGTTCAGTAATTGTTCGGGGCCGTGCGAGACCTGCAAGACTCACCACACTGGTGGATGTCTGGCCGGGCACGGTGACGATGAATATGTGCACGCTGACCCTGAGTGGTTAGAGGCCTTCACCCACCAGGGCAAGTGCGCCAGATCGATGGCTCAGCGCGTAGACAAGATCATCCTGGGCCGCGTGCGCAAGTACCTGCAAGATCAGGGCGAGCAATGATAGAGGCCTTCACCATGAAAAGAAGAAGCTACAAGGCAGAGCTGGCAGAGGCCGAGAAGCAGATCGACGATCTAGAGAAGCGGCTGCACGTGGCGTCGTCGTTCTGCGTGATAAGGAAATGCAGAGCGTGCCCCGGCTATTACGCTGACGGGTACGTGTGCTACTGCGGAGAGGACAACTCAGTATGATGCAGTCGGACATACTAGACAGAACCCTCTTAGAACGGATGGTGACGGGGTTCAGGGAGCAGGAGGCTCACGTGGATGGCTACGAGAAGAAGTCGTGCGAGCGTGGTGTAAGCTCCGCTGTGTGGAAGCTGGAGTACACCGCGACGTACAACCAGGATCACCACGTCGGTTACATGGTCTTCGAGGACACCAAGGTGCTGTCGTTCGTGTGGCCTCACCGACTGTATGAAAGCGACATGTTGAAGCTCACGTACACACTCTCCTGGTACTGGGAAGGTGGTGACGGCGAGACGTACTCTGTGCTACCGTCAGGCGGCGGGGCAGGACTTGAACTAGAAATGGTATTCACGCTATCGGCGTGAGGAAGGTGAACAATGAAAGCTTTGACAATACTCCTAGGGATCGCAGCCACGGCGGCGATTGTGATCGGAGGCATTTATCTTTTCGTCTACTTGCTCTTTGAAGGATTGGCACTGTGAAAGAACCCGCAAGCCCCTCTCTTGTAAGTATGGGCTTGCTTTGGTTATCACACCCCACTCTCCGACCTTAATTGCCATTCTGCCAGATCCTTCGCAGGTGGGCTCTGACTCGGTACCTTCCGTCCCTGACGACCAGACTCAGCTCGCTGCGCTGAGACCACCCTTCGGCCAGCTTCTCTTCAAAGACGGCTGGGAACTTGAGGAACGTCTCGTCCAGCGTCAAGTGCTGAAAGGTGGGTGACGGGGTGATGTCACTGTAATCACTCATCGTTATCTCCCCTGCCCCAGCCCTGCCAGGGCCAAGACGGCTAAGGCCTTGTCTTGAGCGTCAGCACTACCAGGGTCGACGCCGAGCACATTGTACAGCTCGATCAGCCGGTTGGTCGCTGAGCGGAGGCTCCCTGGGTTTGGTATCCCTGCACCCCACTCGGCCCAGATAGGTTGTGGATCATCAGGGGCCATCGTGTAGGCGTACCGCGCGGCAACCATCTCGCCGTTGTTGTATCGCCGCTGCCAGCGGCATCCGTCCTCGCCGATCCCTTCCAACGTGATGAACACATCAGGGTGGCGGGCCGTGAACTCCACCATGTCATTGTGGTTGCCATACCACTTAATCTCTTCGCTGAAGTACCCAGAGGTGACATCGTTGAGGTGATAGCCGGTCAGGTCTTCCAGCTCCTGGTCGGTCTCCTGAGAGAACCAGTTGGTTGGCACGGTCTCGATCCGGAATGAGGTGTAGAAACCCATCAGCGGCTCCCTCCGTTCTTTGTCAGTAGTAATGCACATCCGATGACGAACGAGCCGAAGTAGAGCAGGTAGAAGCCCGTCAAGTTGATCGGCGGGCACGGTAGTGAGTCGATGAATTCAAGCATGGCGTTTTCTCTCTGTCAGTTTGATTTGGCCAAGTATCTCTGCTTGGCACTTCTTCAGATCTGCGTACGTGTACACGTCCAAGGCCCTTTCTAAGGCTGCATCGACGGCGTCCAGTTCGACGTACAGGCATTGCAGTTCTAGTTCGAGGTCCTTCATTCCCGGTCCTTCACAAACATGTTCTCTTCCTGGTCCCAGTAGATGTCGCCGAGAGTGCTCGTGTCGCGGGCCTCGCCGTCCTTCTGGTCGATCTCCTCGGTCAGCTCGGCTTCGATGTCGTACCACTGGTTGGAGATCTCCAAGTGGTGGTGTGCCATCCAGGCGGCGTAAGTGCGTTCGAGTTCGATCCTCTCTTCGTGTGCGCCAAGGTTGTGCCGCTTGCCTCCCCGCTCGAAGCGGAGAACGTATTTCTTACGGGCTCGGTCGTACGTGATAGGTGCCTTTCGCATCTTGATTCCTTCCGGTTTGTTAGCGTGTGATTGACCGCCAGAGCCAACGTAACAGTCGGCGGCGGATACTGATTTGACGAAACTCCAGCCAGCCTTTGACTGCTGCGTCGTTAGGGATGATAAACGACCTGTCCAGATCCTTGAGCCGTATGGTGCCTCCGTCTGGGTACTCCTTGAACACCGCGTACCAATCGGCGTAATCCTCCTCAGGGATGATGGGGCCGTGAATGACTTGCTTGTTCTCAAGGGTCAAGCGAACCTCGTAGTGTTTACTCATCACCGACATACTTGCCATCCTTCCATTCGACGTGCATGTTGTGGCCCGCATGCATGTAGTAAATGTAATCGAGGTTGGCGATCTCCGGGCATGCCACACGGTTGCCATCGGACGACCAGAACTCACAGGGGTTGATCGGCTCGCAGATGAACGCGCTGAGGTTCCTGCGTGTGGCGATCAGTGACATCTCTGCCTTGATCTCGTCGAGCAAGGCCTGCTTGGCTTTGTCGAATTCGATTCCGAGTTGTTTGATTGACTGTCTCATGCCAGCGGTCCTATGTGAATGTGGCTCAAGCCGGGGCCCATCGTCCATGCTGCGAACGGCTGCTTGGTCCGGGTGTCGACGTAAATGAACGAGGTGCTTCCGTTCTCCTCCCGAACCTTCACCTCGTAACCTGGGTGCTCGTTGCGGGCTCGGTGTAGATCGCTCGTGTCGTATGTCTTGCTCATTTGATCACCTCGGTCCAAGTGAAGGCCAGTTGAATGTGTCCCGTGTCCCAGTGAGGCACCCGGTTGCTACCCCCATCCAGGAGGAAGGCTATCGAACGGGCGTCTTCCTCTGTGTGCGCCTCCACCCGGTAGATCCGGTACAGGTAGCTGCCGTCCTCGAACACTTTGATGCGGTACTCGTTTCTCATAGGTTCACTCCGCTTTGAAAGTCCAGGTCATTTTGACAGAGTCTTCAGGGTAGATCGTGACGGCTACTGGGAACATGAACGTGATGCACTGGCCGTCCTTGGTGGACTCGTTCAGGACCATGTCATACTCGGTCACGCCTGAAGAGTTCGTCACCTTCGCCTTGCAGGTGATCGGGCGAGCCTCTCGCTCGATGCCTAACAGCTCGGCGTCCTCTTTGGTGTACCATGTGAGGTTGGGCTTCCCCGTGACCTCAGAGACGCGTGCGGGGCCTTGTGAGGCGAGTTCCTGCCGGAGCAGGTCATTCAGTCGCTTCCGGATCTGGCCGTCCTTGAACCCGCCGAGTTCTTCCAGCTCATTGGCCGTCTTGCCAGGGTTGGCTTTCAGCAGCTGCAAAGTCTTCTCGGCCATGGCGGCGCGACTGCCGTCCTGCGTGATTTCGTTCAGCGATTCAGATGAATTGCTCATGGTTCCCTTTCGTAGTGTTGTAGTAAGTGGAGGCGTCCGGTACTGCCCCGGAGTCCTAGCCACCCTCGGCTGTGAGCATGGGCCTTTAGCCTCAGGCGGGCGGTAGTCGAATCTGTTTCGCCCCCTTCTCTACCTAAAGTATACACCCTAGGTGGAGGTTGTCAAATTAGAAATCGGCGTAACCGTACGGGTTGGCGTTGCACTTGTCTCGCGCCTCTTGGGTGGTGAGGATTTGTGTCTCATCCCCTTGGACCCACTTGATGGCACACGTCTTGCAGATCCACATCACTTCGCAGTAGCGGCCTGTAGCACCTTGCTGGACCGCCCCGTGGGTGGCTGTGCCCTTGTCGCAGTTGTCGCACGGGCCGTCTGCTTGTTCGGATTCGATAATCATGGTTTCTCCCTTTTGCACTCGGCGTGCTGCCAAGTGTGTTCGTGCATCTTTCCCTTAATGGTCCAGAGGTCGGCGTACATGGTGCCCGGCTCTATCACCTTGCCGCACTCCGAGCACACATACCGCCACCGGGTCTCGGTCATCAGCTGTATCAACATCTACCACCCCAGGAATTCGTCGGCCTTCAAGTCGGCCTCTTCAAGCCACTCGTACACGTCGCGCGGAATGGGCATCACGAACCCATCCCGACCGCTCTCGATCTCACCCTCGCCCAGGGCGCACCCCAGAGTGGCCGAGCCGCCCCTGTAGTACACCATAGCGGGCGTTCCAGCACCTGGGTCGCCTGGATGTACCTCGTCCTTGTCGAGGACCACACGACAGCCGTCAGGGCCGCACAACGTCTTCTTCCTTACTGGGCTCATTTCATCACCTCATAGTCTTCGTAGTTCTTAAACCCTGCCGCAGTGCAGGCGTCACGCTGAGCGTTCCGAAGCCGGGCCTCTGCCCGCTCCACTGCAAGCTGGTGCCAATCCACGCATGCTTGCACCGCAGTTTCCTTGCTGCTGTGGCCGATCTCCGCGATCTCGTAGCAGTCCTTGGGCCACACCTCTCGGTAGAAGCCTTTACGAAAGGCCCGCCAGACAGCGTCGGAGGCTTGGTACTCTGGCCGGGCGATCCGGTATTGCTTGTCGGTCTCCAGGACGGTGCCACACACGACAATCATCCGGGGCTTCTCACCCTCGAAGCACATTCTCGCCACCCATCGTTTGTGCATCACTCGCTTGGCCATGGTAGCCTCACTCGGTTTACGTTGCCGCAGTGAACACACTTGAATTTGCCGTCCACAACGTTGTTGTTGTTCGTGAAACAGATGTAGCACTTCGCACCTGTGACCATCGTGGTCACGCACGCCACATAGTAGCGAAGCTTTTCCATGTTGGCTGGCCATTTGGTCATTTGGTGTTCCCCATCAGGTACATCAGGTAGAAGGCGAGCTTGAGTGTCAAGAGCATCGTGAACGCCCACGCCCCGAAGAAGGCAAGGACGGATAGGATGCTGACGATGATGCTGACGATGATGCTGATCATAAAAGGCTCCGTGTGCTGAGTTTGATGTTTGCTAGTTGAGCTGCTTCTACCTTAACAATAGCACATGGCTCGCAGCAGTCAAGGAACTTCTGGATTCTTTTGCCCCAGTAGCTCCTGTTATCGGTGCTGTTGGGCTTAAACATGGCATAATGCCCATCACCGTCAGCAGGGTTCCAACCGGCCCTCAGCGATCCACCAGCCAGGGAGCACAGGGTTACCAGGGCACGGTGTGGGTTCCGCTCTTCGCTGTGGACGGCAGTGACCACGAAGTAAGGTATGGTGTAGCCAGCCCGCTCGAAGTGGTCGTTAGAGTCCTTGTCTGGCGGGATGACGAACGCCACCCACGGGTCACTCGGATCATAGCTGTTGTGGTAGGCTCCGGGCACCACGACGATGTCACCGATCTCCATCCCAGCAGTGTCGTACGGCTGGTCCCGGCACTCTCTGGCTTCCGCTGCTGTCGCGTACACCTCTTTGCACACGGGGCACGAGAAGCCGATGGGTTGGTCTTGACTGATCAGGGTGGCTGCCTCGTCGCCCATGGGGAGCTTGGCACTCCAGCCAGCGGCCTTCTTTACTGCCCGCTCCAAGACTTCGGCCACGGGTTCTCTCAGGATGATGTCTTTCATTTGTCCCCTCTTCCAAGTTTCACGCCAGCGAGGCACGCGTTCAACATGTTCGCGCTGCTCTCGTTCATTCTCTCCATCTGCTCGCCGATGGCTTTGCCTTCCTCATCGTGCAGCATGGTGGCTGCCTTAGAGAGTTGCGAGCTGATGTAGTACAACTTCTCTGACAGGATCTCGTTGCCCACCATCTCCAGGGCGTCTGACAGCTCCAGCAGAGTCTGTGCTTGATTGCTGATTGATCGGATGCAGACTTGGGATATGTCGCTCACAGGGCATCTCCCATGGCGGCGTCGCGCTCGCGGCGGGTGCACTCCAGGTCGAAGACGAGGTACTTCGTGTCGAGGCGAAGCTGCTGGAGAGCCTCCTGTACCAGCTCGATGATGCGGGTGCGTCGGTTGTGGTGCTCCCGGCCTCTCTCGGCCAGGGCTCGGACTTTAGGATCTTCGTGTTTGGCGAGTTCGGCTAGGACTTCGTTCATCTGTCTCTCCTGGTTGGTGTTTCGTTTGTCTCTTACACTTAAAGCATACAACGCCCCTAGGCAGAGTCAAGTAAAGCGCATAGAAAAACCCGAAGAAAGTTTCCCTTCTCCGGGTTGAGTCCTACCGGGTGGGATCGAACCACCTCCACCGGGTTGAAACCGGCATGCTTGCGACTTTCTCCTCCCATGGTAGGAGTGCGCCTTCGCTGGGGCCCAGCCCGTCGGCTAAGTCATGCTCACCATTAACACTACGGTAGAATGTTTATTTGCGGTCACGTACCCTTTCGTACTTGCGAACTTGTTCAGTAATGTTGTCCAGGATCAGGGTCAGCTCGTCGGGCCGGACCACAGATGCCTCCAGGCTGCCGTAGTGGTGCTCTAAGCAGTCCAACAGCAGAGTCTTGATGGCGGGCTGGTCTGGGCTGTGACGCAGCGAGCTGGCCTCGTAGGCCTTCTCAAGGGCCTTCTCTTTGCTGCTCGCCCAGGCGATGATGTCGTCCATCGTCTGCTCGCCACGCCGGATGCTCTTCAGGTGCTCCCGATGCCGCCGCAGGTCGATGTCGTGCTCGTTCAGGATCATCTCGGCCTCGTACAGAAGCCGGACGGTGTGGTAGCCGAACTTCACGTCGAACCCGAACTCTTTCCGTAGCTTGTCCCGCTTGCTGCCGGGCTCCGGGTTCTTCCCCTTCATCTTGTGCAGCTGGGCGTAGCTGTAGCCCTTGTACCGGTGCCACGCGCCCTTGTGCAGGAACTTGTGGCGGGCCTCTCGCACCATCTCGCCGACCGAGGTGGTCGACAGAACGCACTCGCGAGGCACGAACAACGTCGTCACCATGTTGGGGTTGTTCTCCATGCACAGGTGCATGTAGTTGACGATGTTGTAGATGTTCAGGTCGTACTCTCGGCCTTTGCCGCCCAAGGCGTCCTTGTCGAACACATGGTGCTTCTGCCAGCCACCGAATCGCTTCTTCTGTCGACCGAAGCCTTCGATCTCTCCCTTCAGGTGAGGGAACACAACGTTCTTCGGCGGGATGCAGAAGCCGTTGGTGTCGTAGTCGCTCAGGTTGGTGGCACAGCCGTATGCCACAGACCCCACCACGCACTCGTACATGGTGTTGGACTTCACGAAGTCTGGCGGGTCGATCAGGCCTTTGTTGGCCAGTGATTCAACGATGCTGCTCATCCTACACTGCCTTTCTTCTCTCGTTTGGTCTTTAGCTTGTCGAGGTTCAGGTAGGCGGCTTCGTTCAGGCTGTAACCTATCAGGTTGCCCTTGCGATCCAGCACCACCTCCCGTTCGTTGGCGAGCCCTTGCAGACATCTCGCCGCACCTCGTAAGGCCCCTACGATCTTGTTCATCCTGGCGGTGGAAAGACGCTTACAGTCGTCGCGCACCATCTTCTTCACTTGCTCTGCCACCGTCCCACAGAAGATGGGGAGGTTGCTAGCTGGGCACGGGTACGGAACAACATCCTTGAGGTCTTTCACGTCGAGGACATAGCTCAGCTTCAGCCCTATGTCGTCGGACATGGCAGAGATATACCACAGGCAATCGCCGATCTCAAGCAGTAACGCGTCATCGTCACCGTGAGAGCATGAGTGGAACTCACTGAGCACCTCAGCCATCTCGCCGCACAGGCCGTAGGGTGGGTACTCAATGGGTCGCCCGCAGCCATAGTCCACAGACTTCAACGCCAGTTTCTGGTACTTGTTGCACTTCATCGTTGCGCTCCAATGATGGCGAGCGCGTCGTCCACCTTCGCACTAAGCGAGCAGGTGACGATGACGTCCCCGTACTTGTCCACTTTGAGACCATTGAGTGCCGCTTTCACTTTCTGGACTTGATCACCGGTCAAGGTGAGTTCCTTGAACTCGCTTGTTTCCCGGAAGACCCCGATGCCGTTTTGCAGAGCCACGAAGTTGTTCACAGCACACAAAGGCTTCTCGCTGTGTCCGGCCTCGCCCCACGAAAACGACTCCTCACATTCAGGGATCTCGCGGATGGTACATGAGTAGCCGGACATGCCAGGGGCCGAGTGCTTCCGGATGCAGAGTTGTTTGCCCGGCTGGATTAGGTCTTCGAGAGATTTCATCGGTTGTAAACCCTTAATGTTTTGAGAAGTTTGTCGGGGCTGTAGCCAGCACCGATTGGAATGTTGATGTCACCCGCCCGTAACACTTGGCAGACATACTGCGAGCAGTAGACGCCGTACGTCTTGTTGTAGAACTTCGGGAAGAAGTATCCCCAGAAGTTGTACAGCTTGCCGAGTTGCGACTCGGCGTACTTGATCATGTCTTGTTGCTGCTGCTCTGTCACGAACAGCTCGAAGTGCTCGACCTTGGTGGCCTTGCCGAGAGCCCTGCCGTCCCAGGGGTTCGTCTTCCGCACCCATGGCCAAGTGGCCTCGTAGATCCAGTCGTTGTCCAGGTAGATCAGAGCGTGCGACCACGTCAGCTCTAGGGCGTCGTTGATGATGTCACCACCCTGGTCGGTCAGGATCACTGTCACTTGTCGGTCGGTGCCGTCGTCAGGTGCTGCTGGGTAGCTATACATTGAGGTCCTCGTAAATCAGTTCGGCCAACTCGTAGAACTCGCGAGCCCCGATGACTCCAGTCTTCACCCACTGGAAGACCATGAGCGCGGCAGGCTTGGGTCGCATGTCGCGAATCTTATTCGCTCGTTCACTCATCACAGTATTCGTGCCCCCTTGTACTTCCAGTCGTAGCTGATCTCCCCGTTGGGGAAGAAGATGATTTGCCGGATGTCGTTCGGGTCTCGCGACTCGGTCAGGCAGTTGGAGATGCAGACGTTCTGATCTCGGTAGTCGAACACCACGCCGCCGTGCGGCAGGTCTGGCAGCCGGTTGCCACCACGGTACGTCAGGTAGTTGAACAGTTCCTTGGCGAAGCCGTCAGGCTTGTGGGCGTCCACCCAGTCGGCCACCTCAGGTGCACCAGCGGGGTTGCCGGGTCGGTCGACCTCACGCAGCGTCAGTTGCTCGACCTCGTTGTCCTTGCAGACGGTGATCAGGTTCTCAACTGCGTGCGTGTTGGCGACGCCACCCTTCACCATGGTGCAGTTCAGCCGCACCATCAGGCCAGCCTCATGTATCATGTCGACTGCGGCCCAGAAGTTGTAGTCTAGCCCTTCCATTCCCATGAGCTTGTTGCTGTTGGTGTGGTCGTAGTCGGCCACCGACAGACACACCCCTGTGAGCCCTAGGGCTGCCCACTTGTTTAGCTGGATCTGTGTCAACAGTGCACCGTTTGTCTGCAACGTCACCAGCGGGAACCGCTTGTTCATGATGTGCAGCATGTCGGTGATGTCGTCCGGAAACAGGGTGGGCTCGCCAGTGCCTGTGAACATGGCGTTCACCAGACCGTCACGTGCTTGCTCTGCGATCCGGCAGGCTATATCGAACCGGTTCCAGTTGATGTCGTGCTTCTTCGCAGACCGGCAGGTCATCTTGCTGACACAGAACGGGCACTTGAAGTTGCAGGCACGGGTGCCGACGACGATGGAGAAAGTGTGAGTTTTCATCCGACGTACCTCTGGATTGGGATCAGGTAAAAGGTGCGGGTGTTGGTGAACTTCCCGTCAGTGTCTTCGGTTTTGATGATCACGGTCAGCTTGTCGAGATCAATCCGGGTGGACGTGATCTCTTCGTCCCAGTAGTTGTCCTTCATGTGCGCGTTGATGAGCGCGAGTATGTCGTGGCTGGTCTCGACGTAGACCGGCTTGCAGGACTCTGGGTGATAGATGACGGCGTCGATGATCTGGTACGAGGCGAGTAGGTATTTCATGACTTGCCTCCGAAGACGAAGTATTTGCTTGCGGGCCACTTGCCCACATATTTGATGCTGTCCAGGTCTCGGACGTCGGCCTCCAGCGGGCGGTCCAACCACAGGCCGTACACCCCAGGGCTGATCATCCCGTCGGTGCTGATGACCGTGTAGGTGACGCCGTTGATGTCCACTTGGTCACCCAGGACGAAGAGTCCTGAGGTGACTTTGATGGCTCCGCAGTGCTGCTTGTTGTAGCTGCCCAGTATCATTACATGCTCCTGACACAGGCCAGCAGGAGGACGTCGGACGTCATGCGGGCGCTGTTGGTTCGGACGTTGTGCTTGGCCAGCTGCTCAATGCACAGGGACTCCAGGTTGTCGAACACGTCGGTTCGGATGTACACGACCGACTCGCGGTAGTAGGCTTCGGTCTCGCTCTTCTCTTCAGTGAATCCGCACACCGTGCACGGGGTGTCGAGCAGGTCTCGGTCAGCCATGAACTGGCTCGCCTTGACGAACGCCGCTTCCGCTTCGAGGGTGGGCGGCTGTGTGACGCGGCCTTCTCGTTCGTCCACATCCAGCACGTCGGTGATGGTCTTGATTCCGTACTGGCTGGCACACTCGACCCAGCTTGAGTTGCTCACCGAGCCCAGGACATAGCCCTTCTGCTTGGCGTACTTCTCCACCACGTTGCTCTGCCCAGAGCAGATGACAGCGTCGTCGGCGTGGCAGGAAGCCCAGGCGTCTTGCCAGCGTGTCTTCTGACTGTCTCTCGCACCGGACCAATCCGGCTTGATGTAGTAAGTGTCGAGCCCTGTCTCAAGGCACGCCACACCGTCCAGCAGGGCTTGGAACACCTTGCTGAGCGTCACGGCGGGTGCATCCTTGTACAGCTTGGCGATGGCGGCACGGGCCGCGTACTCGCCCAGGTTGCGACTCTCGTCGATGGCGATCTGGTCCTTGCGGAAGTTGTAGTCGAACATGCTGTCCGCACTGTCCTTCAGCTCGCAGACGAACGCTCCGCAGAGGTACACTTGCACCTTCTTATTGAGCGGGTTGATCTTGGGCATGATCGGCTGGTTCAGCGGCTGGTTGCTGAATTGCAGGAACTTGCGGGGCAGTGCGTCCACATACTCTTCGCACTTCTCGCACGACTCGATGTACACCCTTGTAAATCCCTTCTGTGCTTTACGAAGGCCGTCCGGAACGATCTCGACACACAGGTCGCGGTTGGCGCGGGCTTCCTTCAGGTCATCCCCACGCTTGACGGTGTGGTCGATGGCGTTGGCCGCAAATTCCCGGATGGCCATGTCCAGGTTGCATTTCCAGTCGATGGCACCCATGTCAACGACCCAGCCCAGGTCTTCCTTGCGGGTGGAGGTGCCGCCGTACTGGACGAAGACGCGCTCCTTCTGCTGCGACTCGATGTCGTCGCTGATTTCGATTGTCCGACATTTGAACTCCATGCGGGTCTTGCCCGAATAAATGATGACTCTCTTGCCCATGCGGAGCAGCGTGCAGATGGCGAGCTTGGCACCACTGCCGAACTGACCGAGCAGGCCGTCGTCCGAGCGACTGAGGCTGGCACCCATTAAAGTGAAAGCTTCCTCTGGGCACTCTCCGCGATTCTGGATAAGAAGTAAGGCCATCGTTGTGTCTCCTGGTTGAGTTGTTTGTTGTTTCGTCTACCTAAAGCATACACCGAGAAACGGACGTGTCAAATAATTATTTCTCGCTCTTTGTGCAGACCTGCAAAGCCAGGAGCCTCCGCCTCTCAAACCGAGCCCTGTCACGGGCCATCACCGCGTTGACGTCAAAATGAGCAATGTCATTCCGCCAGGGCTGCCTACGACGAAAGGACAACCCGAATAGATTGATGAGAAATCTGTACATTATCCACACACCTCTCTCGCGTCCTGGAAGTCTCGGTAGGCAGCCAGGGTTTCCTCGTACTTGCGTTTCGCCACCTTGCGCTTGGCTTTGGCTTCCCGCAGGTTGCTCTTCCACGAGTTGGTGGTGTAGCAGTCCATGCCGAGTTCGATGCACTTGGCTAGAGCGCCTTCGTCCATTCCGACGGTGACCTCTGCCTTGTGGTAAGCCTTGCGGGTCTCTTCGAGTTCGTCGTGCAGGCTGCCGCTGATGTGGACGACCGTGCTGAACCCCAGCTTCAGGGCAACGTACTTCTTAATTGCTTCTCTCATCGAATGTACTCCGAACGGACATAACCTCGAAGCTCCATCGCACTGTCCTTCATGATGCGGATGGAGTATATGGTTTTCACCTCTTCTGGCGTATTGCCACGCCACCTCAACTCGGGTTCTGCCTCGGCGTTCTTCCGCTTGACGAACTCATGCACCTCGATGATGCTGTGCTCTCGCGGGTCCACCTTGGAGGTGATGTAGGGTTGCCGCCCCTCGGACACCATGATGCAGTACCAGTAATCCGGGTTGCAGTAGCCACCACGGTCGCAGTTGTAGGCCAGCTTACGCCGCTCGCCATACATGTATGGGTTGTCGATGTCGCAACGGATGGGGCCTTTCCACGTGGTGCCGCAGTAAGGGCAGAACCGCCAGTGCGGCACGTACACGGGCACAGCGCGCTTGGCGTAGTGGTGAGGCACGCCGCTGCTCGTGGTGGTCCAGCCACCCTCCACTTGCACCTCTGTGTCGACCCACTGGTCGTAGTAGCCGGGAGCCTGCCGAGCTTCCCACCGCTCTTTGCAGGAGAGGCACTCGTACAGGTAACAGCCGTCGTCAGTGTATCGGATGGTGCGCCAGTGGTTCATCAGTATTTCCTCATTGTTCCAGGTCCGCCGTACAACTGAGCGAAGAAAAGGTTCTTCACTTCGTGTCGCGTTGCCCCGGTGTGCTTGGCGACGTACTCATAGGTGTCGTCATAGCCAGCGGCCTTAGCTTCTGCTTGCCAGTCGTGAAGCGACTGTGATGCTAGGATTGTGAGTGGATTCATTTGACCAGTTCCTTGATGCGTTCGGTGCCGAGGCAGGTCATAGCCTCTTGCAAGGCCGTCATGCCTCGGGTGTTCTTCTCGCGGCTCGTCTTGTTCTCGCAGGCCTCACGCCACGCTCCGTACAACTCCTCGGTGAGGATGCCCAGCTTGTAGGCGTCATCGTAGCTGAGTCGCTCGTTGTATTGCAGCCCTTCGTTGTCGTACTCGCAGTCGTCTGCGGTGACGCCCAGCCACGAGCCATCGGTGAACTTGATGATGAACTTGTGGCCGTACCGAAGTATCTCCTCGATTTTGTAACTGTGCGAGTCGCACGGCTCGCGTTGCTTGCCGTCGATTACGGCGTTGCACGCCTTGGAGGCGGACCTGATCGCTTCGTCGTAGGCGTTGGCCTCGGCATAAGCCGCCGAGCGGGCGTTGATGATGTCAAAGAAAGCGTTGCGATTCATTTGTTGTTTTCCCATCGTTTTTCACGGCAGCACTGGGGGCACTCCCGATTGGTTTCTGTTTCGCCACAGGCCATGCACACCCCTTGGCGATTCCGGCCCATGGCACTTAGTTTGTGCTTCTCAACCCACCGGGCCTCCGTCTTGAAGCCTTTGCATCGCACTGCCTTCCGGCCTCGAATCCATCCGTTGTCTACGTGGCAGCCCAGCAGGTTGTTCTTGTCAACGGACACCGTTCTCATACAATACCAGCACACTGTGAACATTACCAAATCCAATTCGGGTAAGAGGTGCACCAGTCTGTGTGCCACTCCAGTCTATCCATACACCATTGGAATCCTTCGGACTTCATCCGGTGTCGAAACTGTGGAAGGGTCTCGGCTGGTCGTTGCCTAGGTCGTAGTCTCATCGGCGTCCTCGTTTCTGGGGTGGGGCCATCATAACAATCTTCGGGATGAACGCCCCTACGATGTCGACTAAGTCGCTCTGGGCTGCCATTACCTTGGTGATGTCCTTGTAGGCACCCGGCACTTCGTCCAGGCCACCCTGCAACAATCGCACGCCGCGCTCGCCCAGGTAATCCTGCCACTCAGGCCAGTTGAAGGCCTTCTTAGCAGCGCTGCGGCTCATCAGCCGTCCCGCACCGTGCGACGCTGAGCAGATACTATCAGCGTTGCCTTTGCCTGAGACGATGTACGCCGGGGTGGCCATGGAACCAGGGATCACTCCCATGTCGCCGATGGCTGCCGGGGTCGCGCCCTTGCGGTGTACGATCAGGTCCTTGCCGTCGTGCTCTTCCATCCATGCGAAGTTGTGGTGATTCTCTACGTGAGCCCCACGCCCAAGACCGGCGATACGGAACACGTTGCGATGGATGACCTCGTGGTTTGCCGCAGCGTAGCGGCCCATCAGGTTCATCGCGTGCCAGTATTCCTGCCCGGCCTCGCTGTTCAGGTCCAGCCACGACAACTCGCCAGCCGGGTTCAGTTCCTTGGCGATCTTGGTGTAGTGTGTGCAGACCTGATGGCCGCAGCCTCGCGACCCACTGTGAGACATGAGAGCGATGTACTCTCGGGTGTTGTATGTGCAGAGGCCCCACTCGACGAAGTGGTTTCCGCCACCGCTGGTGCCGAGTTGGTTCCACGCCTTGTCTTTCAGCTCGCGGAGGAACGGTGTTGTGTCCCACTCTGGGTCGTCCATCACCGGGTGGCTCTGACGCTCGCCGGGCGAGTAGTCGTTGCCCATCCCGAACCGGGTGCCTTCACGGAGCCCCTTGTCCAGGTAGGCGTTCTCTTGCGGGCAGTTGCCCTCCAGGACGTTGAGCATGAGAGGGTGCGCAGCTGCCAGCGTGATCCGCATGCGGCAGGCGATGTCCATGCCGACACCATATGGCAGTATGGTTCCCTCGGTGGCGAGCACGCCGCCGATGGGCAGGCCGTAGCCAAGGTGCGCGTCAGGCATCAGGGCTGCCTTGCGTGCGCTCGGCAGGGCGATAGCGTTGTCCATCTGGGTGCGTGACCCCTGGTCGATTCCGTCGCCGCCGTAGATGTTGTACGAGTCGATCATAGTTCTTTCACTCTCTTGATTCGTGAATCGGTTGTCAAGACTTGCCACGCCCTGTGTAGGACATGAACATAGGCACCATTCTCCAAGGTGCACTCTCGGACGTCGCCGCCGTGCATGATGACGATGTAGCGTTTCATTAGCTCCAGCCTTTCTCTTTCTGCCAGATGCCTTGGAAGCCGCCACTGTGGATGTTGTCACAATACAGGTCGTCCAGCGCGTCCAGTCTCTTGCTCGGGACTTCGTAATGCCCCCTAGTGTACATGTTGCCGTAATGCAGGAACGCGGCTTCATCCAAGTTCATCTGGGTGGCTACCTTCACTATCTCGTCCATGATGTGCTGCTCGAACTCGTCCTTCATTACTTGGAAGGCGGCGGCCTTGGCTGTCATGTTTTTGCTGAGCATTGTAGGTCCTCTACCTAAAGTATGCTGCCTAGTTTCCAGTTGTCAAACGCTTGGCTGCTAGAATCATGAGAATAATGTTCCCAGCTCCATACGTCATCCACAGCCCTGCCTCCCAGTACAGCCCCTGGCGGGCGTACTGGATGGCGGCGGCGGTCTGCATCAGCACTACTGTGATTGCGAAGTAGTTCAACGTCCATTCCTCACGATCTCCAGTGCGCACATCATGTCTTCGACGAACGCCTCGGTCTCGGGGTGCATCTGCCCAGGGGCCCGGTCGTAGTATTCGTTGTCGTCCATGGAGGATACCAGGAGCGGCTCGTCCGAGTCGGTGTACTTGATGATGGTCCGAGCACTGTCTTTCATCTCCAGCTTGTGGAGCAGGGACAGTAGGTTGCGGCGGCTGAGTACGATTCGTGGTTCCGGCATGTTAGCTCCCAGTGCAGAATTGAAGGTAAATGGTGTCCTCGGGATGCATCTCGCACACCGGAGGCAGTTTGTGATACTTGCTTTCCGGGAGGAGGATCAACCCCTCCATGAAATTGTGGTGAGTGTCGCCGGTCATTTGTACGGCCACCTCAAACTGTCGCATGACATCGCCCCAGGTTGGGTTTTCCACGGGTGCACTCACGAACGTGCTACCCTGCCCCCACCCCTCGTGCAGAGCCACCAGCCGGAACTCCACGCCGGGAGTCTCGAAGGCGATCTCGTCAGGGGTGTGGTCGATGGACGGGATGACCACTAGCAGGTCACCAGTCTCCTCTTCCCACTGCTCCCAGGCGTCCCAGATTCGTTCGGACTCGGCTGCCACCAGCACCGCTGCTGCGAGCTGCTCTTCGATCCATATCTGGCAACTCCGGGTCAGGCGTATGTTGTCGCAGTTGACCAGCTCGGTATTGCAGACGTAGTCTTCGTCGACTATGTCGGTCGTCCCGTCGAGCCCGTCGTAGGTCCACAGGATCTTGTCGCCTTTGCGTTCGTTGATGATCAGGTCGTTCATTCGTCGCACTCCCAGAACTTGTTGTAGAAATTGAGGTAGGTTCGGTACATCTTGGCGTAGCTCACGCCCCAGATCATGCAGTGATCCTCCTCACGCTTCACTGTGCGCTCCCAGCAGTCGATGTGTGCCATCTCATGCACAAGGTAGTCGCAACGCGTCCCGAAGTCCACACGGGCCTCCAGGCACATGTAGAACTCGTCCTCCAGGTCGCACACATAGCCGGTGTCGTCCTCGTCGCCGTCGATCTCTTGGATCTCCACGCACAAGGTGCGTCCGGCCTTGTCGGTGTCCCGGCAGGCCTTCCACAAGACGTCGATCAGTTCGATGAAGAACTGTTCTACCGTCGGGGTCGGGCTGTGGTCTATTCGCATTCGTAGGTCTTCGTTCATAGTTCTTTGATCCTGTGCTCTCGACAATACTTGACTACCAGATCGCCGATGGCGATGTTCAGGTCTGCCTGAGTAGTAACTCGCGTGACGTCATCGGAATGACGACCCTCTTTGATCAGCAGCTCCCCAGCCACGTCGAAGTTGTAGGAGACCGAGACGAAAGCTCGGTCGCCTCGGGAGGAGCGGTGTGACAGTTGACACTCTCGTGCGTTGTTCGTCATGATGCACTTGAACGTGTGCCCGGTGTCGGCAATCTCCCGGAGAAGATTGTGAGCGTCTTCCATCAGCTTCTCACCTGCTTCGATCCGGTCGCCCATCCTGCGCACACGATTCTTGATGACATCTAATGCAGTTTGCTTAAATGCAGTTTGCTCACTCATTTGTTCATGATCCTGTCCATAATGTCGTCGACGATGGCGTCGAACTCATCGTCGTCGCGGGTTAACTCTCGTGCGATCTCACAGCACTTCGCTCTGAGCTTTGCTTCCCCTCCATGCTTAAAGCATAACGCACACTGGTCTATTTGTCCAATAGAAAATGAAATCATATCAGCTCGCTCTCGCTGCTTCGATGGCAAGGCGTCGGCCTTTGGCATCTAGTTCTGGGTCTGCATGGCCGATGTGGTCGAACAGGAGGAGGCTCTCCTCACCGTACAGGCGAGAGAACCCGATGTCGAGCCCTATGGACTCCAGGTTGTCGATGCGGTCGTACATCTTGAGGATCTTTACGCTGTCCGGCAAGGTGCCCAGACGCTTGAACTCAGCGGCCTTCCTGTCTGCCCGGTTCATGTCCGGGTAGGCCTCTTTGGTGAATCTGTTGGTCAGCATCCCGACGATGCTGGTGGCTATGCTGCCGATGTGCCAATTCAGCATCTTGTACGCGGCCTCGGGGGTCGGCTCTGGGTGGTCCTCAAGGATGTCGTGGCAGACGGCAGCCATTAGGTGTGCTTCGTTCATGCCTCGCAGCATGGCCTCGGTCATCACCCGCATGGGATGGTAGATGTAAAGCTGCCCGCCCCACTTGCGGCGGTCGTTTCGGTGGACATGCTTGGCGTACGCCACAGCTGATGCTAGGTTCGGCATGACTTGCACTTTCTCCCGGCCTTGCCGGGTGGGATCTTAGCACCACACTTGATGCACACATTCTTATTGATCAGCTTGCGGTACAGTGGCTTCATCCACGGGTAGTGGATGAAGTCGTAGCTACCACCCGCCAAATGGCTGAGGATGATCTCGGTCACCTCAGGGTCGTAGGGTTCCTTGTTCATCCTGCCGCCCCCGCTAACAGTTCGCAGAAGCAGTCGTCGCTGTCCACTTGGTCCATGATGCGTTGCATGGCGTCGTCATCCTCGTGCTTCAGCACAAGTGGGTTCAGGGCCTCACGCTTGATGGAGGCGAGCAGGTCGCCGTGCGGGTTGTAGAACTCGACGTACATCACTCGCACGCTGTTCACGACGATCTGGTCCGGGATGTCGTAGTAAGTGTGGCAGTGGCGGACGCCCAAAGGGAATTCGCGCCCGCCCTTCTCCAACTCGTAGTCGATCTCGACCTCGGTGTAGCGGTCGCCTTCGTTGTTGTCGTAGCCGGTGGTGTAAGTGCTCATCGTTGTCTCACTTCGTAGTGGTAAGTGGTCTCTGGTTGGATGTAAACTGTCAAGCTGTGAAGGACACCAGTCTTGAGGGACTCAACTATGACTTCATCTTTGACTTCGTCGTTGATGTGATAGGTCAGAGCCCAGTCCTTCACAACCTCCAGGGCTGCCTCGTTCGGGTCGTGGGCTTCGATTGCTACTGCCCGGTCAGGGCCGTCGTCGACGTGCCAGACGTGGTACTTGTTCATGAGATGTCCCCCGACTCCAGGCGGGCGTTGAGGGCATCCAGCTCGGCTTGCAGTCGGTCGCGCTTCGCCACGATGTTGTCCTTGTGTGCCTTGTAGCCGCTCTTGATGGCGGTGGGCCGCACCTCTTCGATGACAAGCCCATAGCCCTTCCGGTCGTCGCAGTAGGAAGCGATGTCGTGAGTCTTCCCAGTGAAGAACCCAAGGTTCACGTCCCGGTCAGTTTGCTTGGCGGACACTTGGTAGATCGGAGTGGCTTCTACCAGCTTGTTGGCTTGATCCAGAGCGAAGGCCACTGCTTTGTGGGCCACCGGGGCGTCGCCCCAGGTCAGATCGTTTCGAGAGTCTGCGATCATGCACTCGACGATGTCGGTGATCAGTTTCGTAGTGATGTTCATGTTGTTTCCTTTGTTGTGTTGTTTCCTTTGTTGTGTTGTTTCCCTTGCTACTTAAACAATACAACCAAAAGGTTTTGTTGTCAAACACAAAATGGGAAAACGCCAAAAATAATTGGGGGCACCTCGCGTTTTACAGTGACGCGTCAATCGAGCGAGCCCTCTTGCAGGGCGTCGACAAGATCGCGCCCGGTGTCCTTGTGGTCATCGGTGTACATCGGATGTGTCCTTTCGTGGCTCTCGTGGCACCGATAGGCCTCCACGTCGCTCCACAGCAGATACCAGCCACACTGCCCCTCTGGGCTCGGTGGGGTCTGGCGGAACTTCTCGTAAAAACCTCCGTTATGGCTTGGCATCTCTCACCTCCACTTCGTACTCTGTGCCTTCGTGAACGAGGATCACCTTCGGGCGATTGCGCTCGGCTGCTTCTTCTTTGACCCTCTCTTTGTCGCTCCATTTGATGTAGTCGGTGATTATGAGGGAAAACGCTACCGGGAGAACCAGAAGCAGCAGGACGGCTGCCATGCCACCGCTGAAATTGTGAAAATCCATGTCTCGTTGGAATTCGCTTCGGCTGTCTCTCATGATTTCACCTAGATGTTGATTGTGCGTTGAACGGTGGAAGCCCGCATGCGATCCTGTGCGAGTTGCAGGCCCCTCCAGCACCAGCCGGGGCTGTCTTCACCTACCAGGATGAGAACGTCCACCAGAAGGGCTCTCAGGCTGCTGTGAGCGTGAGTGTACCGCACGTAGACGTTCGGATGTGGCATGTACAGATAGTTGCCGCACTCGCGGTGCCTATTCATAATACTGTGTGCTTGCTTGTAGGGCTCTACCCAGTTGGTGTTGGGCAGGAGGATCATGACGTTGTTGCCAAGGTTGGCCTCTTCCCGTGCCCGGTCGAGCGCTTTAAGTATCGCCGTCTTCACGCTTCACCTTCTTTCTTCGCTTCTTCGGCTTGGGCTTCGGCTGCCCGTGTTGGTTGTGGTACTCCAGGGCCTTCTCAGCCGCCGACAACTTGAAGTGGTTGGAGAGGATGACCCACCCGCACCTCAGTTTGGCCATGGCCCGATACCAGATGGGGTAGCCCAGGTAATCGCCGTTGCGCTTGTACTTGCGACCGTACTTGATGTTGCTCTCTTCGATCTTGTACATGCGGCAGCGGGACTCCAGGACACGACGCTCGGCCATCTGGGTGTCCGCTTTCTTCCAACGCTTCAGCCAGTCGATCTCTGGCTTGGCTGGTTTCTTCTTCTTCTTTTTCATCGTTCGGCTGTGACTCCTATGATGCAGTAGATTTGGCAGAAACCATCGCCTTCGACAGCGTCTGGCGCTCCCGGCATCATGTTCGATACCGCGTCCCGGATCTCGTCCAGGATGGGAGAGAAGCCCTCACCTTGCAGGTGAGCGATGGCACGGGTTGCCGCGACCGACTTGCTCTCGCCGGTGCCGATGGACACGTGCTCGAAGTCGACGGGCGGAATGTACAGGCACTTGAACAGATCACTGCTGTGAGGGCCCATGAATCGGATTGAGATTTTCTCAAGGCGCTTAGCTGGTTCCAGCATTTTTCATCTTTCGTTTTGGGATTTGGAATTCGCGCTTGCGCTTGTGCGCTTGCGTCTTATGTCAAGTTCATTCCGGGATGCGGTCCTCGACCATCTTGTAGCCCTCACGGTAGAGCGAGAGCAGCACACTCATCTGTGCGTGGGATTGGTGCAAGTGGGCTCGCAGTTCCAGCAGCTCGTCGATCTGCGGCTCCAGGTCATCTAGCGGGTCGATCACGAACACCTTGCTTAACTCCATGCGGAAGTCGTCGCACGCCTTGAGGGAGTCATGGCAGTCGGCGGGCATGGCAGCCACCTTGAGTTCCACGGTGAACCGCTGATCGTACTCGCAGTAGTCCAGGGTGTCGGCGATGGGACGCCCGCAATTCTCCAGGAGGACGGCCTTGAGCCCCCAGCGGTAGCGGTCAAACGGATGGTTAGCCAGCGGCAAGGTCATCTTCGCACCCTCCACGTTCAGCTTGGCGATCTCTCTCTTCATTCTCATGTTGGTGTCCTCGGTGTTGTTTGTGTTTCAACGTCACTAAATCTTACCATGCGTTTCCGAGGATGTCAAATTAAAAGTCTCAGATACCATATGCTGGATACCATATGTTTCCGCAAAAGGAAATCCGGCCAGATCCCAAAACCCCAGATACCAGATACCAGACATATGGCCCTTAGGAGTCCTGGCTGTCCGGGTCGCAGCGGTCGTCCGGGTCGTCCGAATCGTGCAAGTCGTGCCGGTCGCAGGGGTTATGCCGATTGTGCCGGTTGTCCGGTGGTGGCCGGAAATGTCCGGATTCTGTCCGGATTTCGCTTGACTCGGCCAGTTTTAGGGGCTACGCGTGCGCGATCATTGTTATAACGGCTGGCAAAATACTTTGGCTTTCTTTCGCGATTTTAGTGGACGGGTGGCGTTTTGCGTTGTAGGTTTAATGTAGTCAAGGGACGCGAACAACGAAACGAGGGAAACTATGAGCTATGCCGAATATTCCGTTTGTGTCCGCGAATTGGGTACCAAGGGATATGAGATTGACAGCCAGCACGCAAAACTGGCACAAGCCGTAGAATCGGCACAGGCCATAAATCCGGGCTATTACCGAATCTGGATCGAAAGATTCCTTCCAAACGGTACAATCCGCAGATATGGTTCAGACGGCAAAAAGGTATACGACAAAGCCCCTCGCTAGAGGGGTGCGAGCTACTGCCGGGGGTGCGTACCGAATACAGACCCTCTGCGTACGATTGGGTTATGACGGGAGTGGGGGTTGTACAGTCTCCGACGCCTGAAATAAACTATGTGTTGCGCATCCCGGCAGTAGCTTGCAAATACTTTGGCTTTCTTTCGCGATTTTAGTGGACGGGTGGCGTTTTGCGTTGTAGGTTTAATGTAGTCAAGGGACGCGAACAACAACGAACAACGGAAGGGGACGTCATGCCGGATGAACAGCAATACTGCCCCATATGTGGGGAGCCGGTTGGTAACGATTATCCCGGTGCTGACGTTTATCACATGGATTGCATGTACAACGATCTTGCGGAAACTAGGGAAAGGCTTGGACTATGACGACTAGAGCGAATGCAATGGGTAACGCGATTGTAGCGGATAAAGAGGTCCGTGAGTGGATCGAGTTCGCGTGCGAATGTAACGGTTGTCCGGCCTTGGCCGAACTGATCGACATTAAATGGTCAAACCGCATGACCCGCGCAATGGGTAAAATCGGTCGCCAGCGAAACCGCACCTTTGGGGGGTACGGTGATTCCGGGCCGCGACGCTGGACCATGACACTTTCTGTCGGTTTGTTCGGTAATGCAGGTTCTGAGGAACGGCAGGAAACTATCGTTCATGAGGCTTGTCATGCCATTGACGATTATATCAATGCTGGCTGGTGTAGGGAAGAGGGCGGGCACGGCGAGCCATGGCGTAAGATTATGCGGAAGTGCGGGATTGAACCGGCTAGGTTCCATCGTGTCAGTCGTGCGGGTTTGGTGATGCGTCACGAATATGCATGTCCCAACAATTGTAGCGTCTTCAAGCT